AAGAAACTAGTAGATAGCGAAAGAGTAGTAAAAGTTAGTCAAAAAGGAAAAACATACTTCTCAGTAAATTAAAATAACAGGGAGTTCTTAGGTAGACAGTTCTCTCCCTTATAAAAAAGAACTTTGTATATATGCGGCAACTGCACGCGTTACCTAATCCTATATGCTACTTAGTAGCGGGAATGGAAATCAAAAGTTGCAGGCGGCTACAGGTCTATACGGGTGTAGTAGAGTGTTTTGAAAGGTTTGTAAGTTTGTCCTGTAGGTCACGGCTTTAGGGGAACCAAAGAAAAACTTACACATTTTATATAAATAATGTTCTTTGAAAAGTAAATAATTTTGAACCATATGAAAGACCTATGGTGGAAGCCATTAGGTATGGACAATCTGTTAACCTCATGGTTTGAGGTGGGAATCTCAAATGGACGGGGATGGCGAAAGGGAAACCGACCGCCGCGATATGTTAATAGCATAAAAAAGATAGATTGGTGGGGATAGGAATTATTTAGAATAATGTATATCTTCCTATTGTTGAAATCTTGACAGCTCCTGTGGAGTGTGTAGAGTAAGGTGCCTGATATCTGTGGTGGGTATAGGGCTATAAAATCCTTATCAAGACCAATAATCAATAGTGCAGTTGAAGAGCGGAAACGTTCTATAAAATGGGAAGATAGTGCGAGTAGCGGAAATCTGCACAGTTTGGATTTTTAGTAAATGGACTGCAAATACCATTAAAAAAGCCTAAATGCCCGTGAAAGTAGTGAGTATTAATCTCATCTAGTTTTAGACCGAAAGGTTGGATTAGAAAGAATATAGGGTAGCTCCCTATATGAGGCTTCTAATTCGCTAGGGACAGGAGTTCACTTAATTTTATCCTTAATGTGAGGAACATCAAATTATTTATTGTTCAAAGCACATTATTATATATTGATTTTTTAATAAAAAAATTATATAATTAATATATAAAGAAAAGGAGTGATAAAAATGAAAGAAAAAAATATAAAGGGTTTAGATAATGACTTCTATTATGAAGAACAATTAGATACAACTTTTGTATTAACAGGTTTCAAAACAGAAGAAACAATGAGTAATGTTGTTTATTATGAATTCACTCCAGTGTATGGACTATATGAAGATAAATATTATTTACCTGTTGCATATTTTGAATCATTTAATGACAAATTATGTGATTACCGCATCTTTAGATTAAATAATATTCATGATATATTCTATAGTTTTGAGCAAGAGTAATAATTATTGATTTTATTTAAAAAATATAATATAATTATTATAGAAAAAGAAAGAAAAATAGTTTATGAAACTTACTAAGGCTGATAGACCAAAGAGTCGTAGTCGTAAGAGAAAAATCCTTAGTGACGAGGCTGTTCTTCTTAAACCGGCGGTTGCCGCAAGGTTTCTTATAAGCGAAAGAGTTTCGCAATTCTCTTAACACTATTTAGTGTTTAAAATAAAAAAATATAAGGAAAGGTTAAATGAGGTGATTGAAAATGACTAAAAAAGAAATGTTTGAGAGAGTTATCGAAATTGTAAAGGAGGCAAATGTTGCAGATGAAGCAGTTTTAGTTGAAAAATTAGAACATGAAATCGAATTAGTATCTAAGAAAAGAACTTCTAAAACTAAAACTCAAAAAGAAAATGAGGAAATCGTAGAAAAAATCTTTGATTTCATCAAAGAATCTGAAGGAGAAGTTACTGCAGCAGAAATTCAAGCACACTTTGAATTAACTTCTAATCAAAAGACTTCAGCATTAGTTAAGAAATTAGTTGATGCAGGAAGAGTTGAAAGATGCAAAGATGGTAAGAAAACAACTTACAAAGTTGCCTAATCTAAATCTTTAATAAAAGGGGGAACTTAGTTCCCCACTTTTGATTATATAAGAAAGGGTGAGGAATATATGAAATATCCAACTAATTATGTTAATGGATTACAAGATTATTTAAAGAAAATAGGAGAGTATGAAGTATTTACTCCAGAAGAAGAACAAGAGGCTTTTAAACAATTAAAAGAGGGTAATGAGGAAGCCCGCACAGAAATTATAAATAGAAATTTAAAGTTAGTTGTTGCTATTGCTAAAAAATATAAAGGTTGGTCAGGATTAAGTTTTACTGATTTAATACAAGAAGGCAGTTTTGGTTTAATGGCGGCAGTTGATAGATTTGATTATACACTTGGTTATAAATTTTCTACATATGCAGTATATTGGATTAAACAAGCAATTACAAAAGCTATGATTAATAAAGGTAGAACAATTAGATTACCAGCTCATATAGTAGATAAAATCAGTAAAGTAAGGAAAGCAGAACGAGATCTAGCTAATGAATTAGGTATTGAACCTACAGAAGAGCAAATAGCAAATAAATTAGGCATTTCCGCACAAGAAGTAAAAGATATTAAGGAAATGAATTTATCTACTTTGTCTTTAGATACCCCTATTGGAGATGATGAAGAAGATACTATTTTAGATTTTGTTGAAGATACACATTTTGAAAGCCCAAATGAGAATGTAGATAAGTTAGACTTAAAAGAACAATTATTAAAAGTTATGGAAAGTCTAGAACCAAGAGAAAAAACAGTGTTAATTAAAAGATATGGTCTTATAGATGGAGAACCTATGACTCTTGAAGAAATTGGACAAGAATTGAATTTATCTAGGGAGCGTATTAGACAAATTGAAGAAAAAGCGTTAAGAAAAATGAGAAATCCTATAAGAAGTGAACAATTAAAAATCTATATGGCTGATGCTGCATAGATTTTTTATCTGCGGCAACCATGCCTACTGGCTGCCATATAGCAAGCATTTCCGCACATTCATATTATTTATCAATTTTTTTGGAAGAACTATTGACAAAATTTTTAAAAAATGTTATAATATTTATATAATAAAAAATTAAGAAAAAAAGGAGTGATAGATATGATGAGATATATGGCAATTATAGACTATATAAGGGGGCAAATATATTATCCTGATAGTGATTTAGATTTAGGATTTAAATTAGATGCTATGATAGAGATGTATAAAGATATATTTAACTTAAAAGTATATTCATATAATTTTGGAAATATTTATGTTATCAAGGAAAGGGTAGGTGAATAATATGTTTGATTATGTATTAGAAAATGGAAAGGTAATAAGAATAAAAGAGGATACTATACAAAACTTAATGACACAATTAAAATTAGATAGAGAGGATGCTATTCAAGTTTATTTAGAAGATGAAGGTTATGAAATAAATGAGGAACAAGAAGAATTAACTCAAAAAGCAAAGGATAATAAAGTTACTGCAAGCATACATAAAGCAGAAGGTAAGAAAAAAGAACGCAAGAAAGTAGAAAGAAAACCTAATCCTGATAAAGAAAGTTTAATAGCAACTTTAGCTGAATTCTTAGGTGAATTAAATGAAGTTGAAGATGTTAATGTAACTAATATAGGTAAATTAATTGAGTTCACTTTTAGAGGTAAAGCTATGAAAATAGATTTAGTTGAAAAGCGTGTTAAGAAAGATTAGGGGTGGCCTTGGTAGAAATACCAAGGTTTTTCTTTGTAAAAGCTGGATTTCCGCACACCTATATAAAAACCTCAAATGTGAATTCACGAAATATTAGTGTGAATTCACGGTCGGATATAACAAAAAACTTACAAAAAGAATTTGCTTTTTTGAAAAATTTTGGTTATAATATAAATAAGATAGGGGGAATATTATGACACAAGAAGAATTAGCAAAAAAATATGGATATAGTGAAACATCCATTTATAAAAATTTCCCTGCAGTTCAAGCTGGTATATTAAAGAAAACTGGAGTTATTATAAAGAAAGTTGGTAAGGGTAAAAAAGCAGAATATATAGAAATTATAGATAAAACTGAAGAAGAACAGATGGAAGAATTGCGAGAGTTTTTAGAAACCCATCCCGCGGTAAGAGAATACTTTGAAGGTATTGAGGGGTAGGTGTCATATATGAGTAAAGAAAATTTAAATGAGAATAGATTTACCTTTTGGCAAAATTATTATGATACTATAAGATACTTACCTAAAGAAGATGTGCGTTTAAGATGTTATGAAGGATTATTAGATTATTTATTTAAGGGGGTAGAATTACCATTGCCGCAAAATGATCCAGAAGTGTTTGCTATTTTAAATGGTATGAAACCAAGTTTTGATAATAATAAGAAATATATAAAAAGACAAATTATGTTAGGACAAGCCGTTGGGGATAGTAATCTTACATTAGAGGCTACTGATGATAATATAGCTAAAGTTATGTTAGATTTTAAAGAGAAAAATGGAAGAGAAATTAAGTCTAAAGAGTTAGGAGAAATTTTTGGATTAAGTGATAGTGCAATTAGAAAAAGGGGTGTATGGATACAAAGAAAGGAATTAGTTTATTCAGGGGCATGGTTTGATAAAAATGAAAAAATTTCTGAAGGGGCTAAGATAAATCCATTAGACTTTTAAGGGGGCATATGAGAGAGTTTTCACAAAAAAATGTGAAAATTTTTGTGAAAATCGTGTGAAAGTTGCAAAAAAATGTGAATGTGAATTCACATAAAAAAAATGTGAAATTCACGTGAAAAGTAATTAAATTCACACAATTCACGTGAAAATGGTGTGAATTCACAAAAAAAGTGTGTGAAAATCACGTGAAATTCACACAAATTCACGTGAATGTGAGAAAACAAATATAGAATAAAGAACGCTTCGCTCACATTTTTCACTTCGTGAAAAAAATGACCTTGTTGCCGCCACTTTTCACAGTTAATAAAAAGGAGTTGTTATAATGATATTTTTAGGTAATCAACGCAGTATGGATAATTTTGTAAAAGGAACTAAGGAAGATATAAAAGATACTTATAAGTTATTAGTTAATGATTACAAAGAAGTAAATGATAATAATATAGATTATATATATGATTATGTAGAACAATTACATATGTTACTATTGCAATATAGAAATGTAAAAGAAAGTTTAGATAATAATGATGTTGCTTGTTGAACTATTGAAGCTTGAGATGAAGAGTTGAATTGAAAACAAAGGGAATGCTTAGAAAAGCTATTAGAAGAATATAGATAGTATTATATAATATTATGTTAAATAGTGTATATAGTGTATATAGTGCTATGTGGGTACGCGACCGCGTTATATCATATACCTTACTTCAAAAAACGAAATACGATTTTCAGAATGAAAGATTTTAAATCTCTTTCATTCTTTTTTCTATTGTCTATCATAGATAATTTTCCTACATTTTGCTAAACTATATCTCTGACGGATATTTTATCGTTCCTTACAATTTTATTATATAAAAAATTGGCTAATTTTGTCAAATTAATATTTTTAATTGACTTTACAAATAAAATATATTATAATTATAATGGGAGAGAATAATAATAAGGTGCGCGGTTCCCGCTTAAAGTAATATAGACCTGGCACCGCCGCCTAATAATAATACTTTCCCATTATAATAATATAATAATATATTAAAAAAGTCAACAAGTCAACTATTCACTTACTATTGTAATTTTTCTGAAAGAGAAACTCATTTTTTGCTAAGCTCAGAAGGCAAAATTTGTTTCTTATTTGTTTGCTATTGTCTTTTATGAGAAAATGTAAGGAAATGATATAAAATGGCTCAGAAGGCAAATTATGCTTGTTTAGAGTATGTGCGCGGTTGCAGCCTTAGGCTGGAGGCTCTCGGAGAATGGCGCCTTAAAAATGGCTTTTTTTTAATCATACTAAAAAATTTTTATTTTTTCAACTCTCCGCTTTTATTATTTTGGGAAATCATATAAAGGATCCCGGTCAGTTCACTTTCATTTGAAATTTCCGCCATATACACGGGATCCGCTTTACGGAGCTTAGACGCCCATATACGAGAATGAACCGGGCCCCGCCCCTTTAAACAGTTTACGTCAATTTACACTAGGTTTACACTTCATTTGACACTTATTTACGGGATAAAAATTTTTTATAAAAAATTTGAAAAAATCACTTGACAAATTTTAAAATGTGTGTTATACTAAAATTTTCGGCTCAAGGCCGCCGAGGCCATGCCGCTAAATTATGGGAAAAATAAAAATTAACCCATCGCCGCATTTTTCGCTTGACAAAATATTAAATATATGTTATAGTAAAAAATGAGGGTGAAGGCGGACGCAAGGGAGCCGAGGGAGTAAACTTTACATGTAAAGACCTTGATCTTTACATGTCAATTGACAGTGTTAAAAAATGTAAATTTATATTAAAAAAATATGTAAACTTGTGTAAATTTACATATTTTATAGTAAAAACACTATAAAAAGAGTAAAATTGTGTTAATTTACACTTTTTTTACTCTTTTTTCAGTTAAATCTAGTTTAAATTCCCTATTATCTAACTTAAAAGTGATTATTTTACCAATATTTTCAATATTTATATCACTAGCATTAAGATTTTCTAAACTTTTTGCTAATTCTTTAATAATATTTTCTTTTACTGGATTAGGTTTGCGTTCTCTAACTACTTTTTTCTTTTCAGTTTTTTCATTAGATTTTACAACAACCTTTACATTATTAGATTTTGCTTGTTTGTTAAGTTTGTCTTGTTCTTCATTAAAAACAATATCTTTATCACTTAACCATAAATCTACACTTTCCCAAAAATTAATATCTAGGTTTTTCATTGTTTTTTCAACCCATTGTTTTACAATTTTTACACTTGTAGATTTACCATTTTCATTTTCAAGCATTATTTCATAGTAGTTTCCTTTGTCAACATAATTTACAGGTATAAACATAATTATCACTCTCACTTTCTATAATTATAATATAACAAGTTAGATAAAAAGTCAACATTTTTTTAAATTAATTTTAGAGTAAGGGGAAATGTATTCCCCTTATTCTATTTTACAAAGAAGTAAGCAACTCTTTTTTCGATTTTTTTAGAAATAGTTTCATTATCAACTAATTTCTTTAATAAAGCACTCATTTTTTGATTAGATAAATCACTTAATCTTTCATTAGCACTTTGTAATTCAGTAATTCTAACAGGTTTTGCTAAATCAGTTAAAGTGTCAACAATAACTTGCATTAGTTCAACATTTTCTTTTTGAACCTTTGTTTCAGTTTTACGATTTGCTTTGTTATCTAACAATTCGATTTCGTGTGTAGCATAATTTACTACCATTGTGTCATTAGAATAAGTTTCTAATATGTGAGTTAATACCTCTCTTTTAGTATATTTCTTTTCAACCATCATAATCACTCTCCTTTTCTTTATGGTTTACTTGTAATAAGTTTTAATAACTCTTTCTTATTACATTATTATAATAACATTTTATTATTTTAAAGTCAACATTTTTTTTTATTTTTTTAATGTAATTTTTTGAGTTATTTCTCCTTTCTTATTACATTATAATAGTATCAAATTATAATTAAAAAGTCAACAAAAAAAAATAAAAAAATAATTTTATTTTTTTATTGTCAATTTACACTTACTTGACATGTAAATTTACATGTCAAGATCAGATCTACTTATTTCGGGATTTACGTCAACTTTACGTCAATTGATATGTAAATTTACAAAATTTTACATGTAAATTTACATGTCAAATTCGGCAGGAAGCGCTTCAACGCGGGCCGCTGTCAATTTACATGTAAAGTAGGTGTCAAATAAAATAAAAAAGTGTCTAGTTGACACTTTTTGTTCCAAAATAATGAAGAAATTTTACACTTTTTGCTAGGTTATTACATTTTTCTTGATTATTTTTATAAAACTCAATAGCCCATTTAGTTGCTTTATATTCATTTGTAAGTTCCCAATACTTATAATTAAGTTCTTCATAAGTTAAAGTTCCTTTATAATATTCATTTGCTAATTGAGGGACTTTATTATTTCTATCTAACCACTCATTAATATCAAAAGTTTCAAAATGACCTATTTCGTGTAGTAAACTAAATACATTTTTATTTATTATTATATCAGTAAAGAAATCTTGTTGAGAAAACCATTTATACCAATATAAATCTTCAATATTAAGTTTTTTCTTTCCTAATCTTAATCTATAAGTAGGTATTTGACACTCCCAAGTTTTACTAGGAGATATTTTTACTACTATCTCACTATTAATTTCTTTTACAAAGTTTCTTATTATTTGTAAATCTTGTTTTGAATAACCACATTTATTTTTCTTACTCATACTATCACTCTCTTTCTTACATTATTATTATAACATTTTCATTTATTTATTGTCAATAGTTTTTAAATATTTATATCATCAAATTGTCTTAATGCATTTGTAATTATTTCCAATGCATACAATAGAGCATAAAAATATTGAGTATCACTTTCTCCATTGATGTTATCAAAAATACAATTCATTATTTGATTGTTTAATTTATTTCTCAATTTTCTTTTTTCTTCATTTTTCATTTCTATCACCTCTTACATTATAATTATATCACATTTAGAAAATAAGTCAATAATTTTTTGCAATTTTAGGAAAAATTTTTACATTATTGCAACTCTTCCTGGCGTATCAAAAATTCCTTTATATGTAAATTTACAGTAAACTCGTGCCGCAGCGTAATAAAGTGAGCGTTTGCGGCCCGCCGCAACGCATCCTGGCGTGTCATTTTAAGGTTTACAAAAACTTGACATTTAGGACTGTCAAGTTCTGTAAAGTGCACTCTCTTTTTTACAGGAAAGAATTAAACCCGCTTGACACTCCTCTGTCAAATGAGGCGAATTATTTTACGTAAAACCCACAAAAGACGTATTCGACTGATTTACAAGTAGACAATAATTACTTGTTAGGGTATCCTAAGTCCCTAATGTAAACTTTACACTTTTGCTTTTGTAGAGTTTACATTAAGGACTTAACAAGTCCTTAATGATTTTAAATACCAAAGTATGCTTTTTTCTTGTTGATTTCTTTTTTGATAGTTTCACTATCTACTAATTGTTTTAGTAAAGCACTTATTTTTTGATTACTTAAAGTAGCAAGTTCTTCATTTGCTTCTTGTAATTCACTAATAGTAACCATTTTTGCTAGGTCAGTTAGTGTATTTACAATTACACCCTTTAAGTTTTCATTTTCAACTTGTGTTTTAGTTTTTGTATTACTTGCTTTTTTATTGTCAAGTAATTCAATTTCGTGTTTTGCATAGTCAACAACCATTTTGTCACTAGCATAGTTTTCAATTATGTGATTTAACACATCTCTTTTTGTAATTCTTGTCTTTTCCATTATTACCACTCCTTTACTTTTTAAGACTTTTAATTACTTGTAAATAAGTTCTTTTCTTATTTACATATTTATTATATCATAACTAATTTATTAAGTCAACATTTTTTTTAATTTTTTTTATTAGTTATGTTATAACCATTTCTTATTTATTACATTATTATAATATCATTTTTAATATTTTTTGTCAACACTTTTTTTAATTATTATATTTTCTTTTTGAATTAAAGCATTTTTTTTATAAGGAAAACTTACATTATAGCATTTTGCTTTTTCTACCCACTCAATTTTCTCTATGTTTGTATAAATTCTATCTTCATACACTACAATACATTTTTCCATACTATCACCTCTTACATTTTAATTATAGCAAATTATAAAAAATAAGTCAATAAAAAAATTAAAAAATTTTTTATTTTTTTAATTTACATTTTGGGAGTGTAAACAAGTGTAAATCGAACAAATGTTCGGTGTAAATTTTTGTAAATAGAACATTTGTTCGAAAATCCGGCGCAGATGCAGCGAAAGCGGGCCGCCGCCAACGCAGCCAGGTGTATCACATTTCCGCCAACAAAAAACTTTACACTTGGAATGTAAAGTTCTCCCCACACTTGACAGTGTTAACTCCTGTCAAGCATACACTCGTTCGTTTCAGGTTTAACCAATGAGTAGTCAAGTAACCACCTCTACCTTACGCTTGGAGGTCTCAAGATTGCAGTTTTTTATTTTTAAAAGTCAAAACTTGATAAACACACTTTATAGGTTTTTCCAAGCCCTACCAAGAGTAAGCAAGAAAGAGGTTTATTTGTTTACTCTTGGTAAGGTTTGCTAGAAACCTTACTTTTTAAGCATATATATCATACTTTTTTGCTTTAAGGTTTGCGTTGCGACCTTTTAACTTTTTATTAGTCTTACCTTTCTTGAATAGATTTAATGCAGTTCTTTCAAATTGTTTTGCGTTTTTGTCAACTACAACTTTCTTTACTTGTGATTTTCTCTTTGCCATATTTATCACTCCTTTTCTTATTTACAATATTATTATATATCTATTATTTTAAAAAGTCAATACTTTTTTGAAATATTTTTATTTTTTTTGTAGTTAAGAAGAAGAATTAATCTTCTTCAATAACTACTGAGTAATCTTTCCAACTTGGTGCAACATTTAACTCAACTATTGTATTTCCTAACATTTCCATTGATTTTTTAAATATTTCAATTTCAATATCAATATCTTCAAGTCCTGTGTGTTCTTCTTGAAAATTAGGGTTATTAGTTAAGTATGAATAAATTGCTTGTGCTGTTGTTCTTACTCTACCACTATTTGTTATAAAACAACTATCTTTTACACTATTTAAAATATCTTTATTTTCTATACAATAGTTAGCATAGTCTTTTGAAAATGTTATTACTTTTGATATTTGCATTGTATCTAATAAATCAAGTTTTTCAAATGAGTTATTAACTCCAAAATCTTCACATAATCTTGCTATTGCTTGTTTATCAAAACTACCATTATGAGCAACCATTATTTTAATATTGTATCTACTTATTACTTTTGATAACTCTTGCATTATGTCATTAACACTACAAGTTTTATATCTTTTATCATTGTTTAATTTTTCAAAATAACTTGGATATTTAGTAGCACTAAAAGTAGATAACATTATGTATTTATTATTGAAAAACTTTCTTACTAAATAACTTTTTTCTCTTACAACTTGTTGCTTTTCTAAATCATAAACCTTTGTTCCAATCTCAAATGGTAAAACACTTTCTTTAACAAATAATGTTCCTATTGTTTCAGTATCTATAAATAATAAATACCTTTGTTTTTGTAAGTCAATTTTTTTCACTTTATCACTCTTTCCTTTCTTCCTTACATTTTAATTATACAATAGAATAGTATAAAAAGTCAACAACTTTTTCATTTTTTTACACTTTTTTAAATGTGCGGCAACGCGTCCTGGTGTGTCATAAACCTTGGTTGACATTATGGGAGTGTCAAATAATGTCAATCGAACCTGTTTTCGATGTCAAAAAATGTAAACCAAACATCTGTTTGAAAAATTCGGCTCCGAAGCATTGAAAGCGAGCCGCGCGATACGCTAGGCTGCGTTGCCGCAATACAAATAAATAAAAAGTGTCAAGTTGACACTTTAATCTTCTAATAATGCTTCAGTTAATAATTCTTTAGCCTCTTGAAGTTTTTTAGACCACATTTCATAAGCCTCTCTATCTTCACGAGTCCAATGGTCTACCATGTTAATGTAGAATAGAGTTTTTTCTAAATCTCTAACTCTTAATTTTAATTCTTCGATTTTTTCATTTTTCATAGATATCACCTTTCCTTTTCAATTATATAGTAGCATTTTTTTAATTAAATGTCAACACTTTTTAAAAAATTGTTAAAACTTTTTCAATAGTATTTACATTATTTTGAGAACCTTGAATTACTTGTAATAAACTTTTTATTTTATTTAATTCTTTAATTAGTTCTTTTCTATTGTTTTGATATTTATTATTTTTTACATCTATTAATAATTTTAAATATTGTTGTTTAATTGGTAAACTTAATTCTTTCATTGTTATCACTCTTTCTTTTTTATTTTGCTTTTTTACTCATTTCTTCTAAAATCATTTCAATAATTTCTTCCATTTTCTTTCCCTCTCTTTCTTACATTATTATAGTAACATAGTATTGAATTAATGTCAACACTTTTTAAATATTTTTTTTATTTTTTTTGTAGGTTGTAAAGTAGATTATTTATCTACTTTACAACTAAAATATTTATCACCCTGATTAGTGTAGTTAGTAATTACATTACTTTCTCCACCACATCTAGCAATAGCATTTTGTCTTTCGTGTTCTTCTTGAATTGCAAGAACTTTAAAACCTCCAATAAATACTAAAATTAAGATAATTGCTAAACCTAATTTTTTCATTTGTATCACCCTTTCTTTATCTTACACTATTATTATAAATGGTCAAGTTAAAAAAGTCAATAGATTTGTTAAAAGTTTTTTGTCAAGTGTCAAGTGATGATTTTGGGAATGCGGCGATGCAACGCTGCGTGGTGTTTCATTTTTCAAAAATCTTATCGAACATTTGTTTGCCAAAATTCGGCTCGGCGCGGGTGAAGGCGAGCCGCCAAACTCAGAGTAGGGTAGGGTAGGGGAGAGTAGGTGAGTGGTCTTACTTCTCTACTTAGAAATGTGCGGAAATGGTTGCTTAGTCTTGCGGAAACCACGGTTTCATGCGGTTTTGGACTGGGTCGCCGCACATTTTAGCATTTTGGGAAAACTCACTTTTATCACTAACCCACTCTCCCCTAAAGCAAAATTTAGCCTCCCCTACCCTACCCTATTCACGGCCCGCTTCGATTGCAACCGTGCCGCCGCACTTTACAATTTACATGTCAAGTGTCAACTAAATAAAAAAGTGTAAACTATTTTACACTTTCTTGATAACTATTGTAGAAATTAGTTACCCCACCAACCCAATATTGATTTAAGTTATTAGGGTCATTTGTTGCACCAATAGGACAATACTTTGCACCAATTTCTTCGATAGTATTTAAACCCATTTCGAAATAGTAAGTTTTTAACACTCTTAGGAAATCTTCAAGTCCTTCTTGATAAGTAGAGTATCTTTTAATTTCAGTAGCGTGATTACACATTATTCCACCAAAATTATTTTTATCATTAAATGCTTTACTAGTCCAATTTCCAGTTTCGTGTCTTGAAATACTAATTGCTAAAATTGCTTGGTCTTTTGTAAAACCTTTTTCAATAGCAGTATTGTAAATGTTAGTTTCATTTTCATTATTGAAAACAAACTCTTTTTCAGTTTCTACTATTGGTTGTTCTTCTACTTTTTCCATAGCAACAACTTTTTCAATTATTTTTTCTTCAACAATAGTTTCAACTTTTGTTGTATTAAAGTTTACTATTCCAATAGCACTTAATACTATCATTGAGTAGATAACACTTACTTTTAATAATCTTGGTAATTTATTGAATAGTTTTATTACTAAATTATTAATTGCTTTTAATAAGTAATAAACTATTGCAATAGCACCAACTATTAAGCAAACAATGTTTCTAATAATTGCTTTAACAATTTTCTTTCTATTTCTTTTTTTTCTTAATTGAGTTCTAGTCATTTTAGTCAACTCCCTTTCTTTATCTTACACTATTATTATAGCACCACAATTATTAAAAGTCAATAGGTTTTTGTAAATTAATGTGTAAAGTTTTGGGAAGTGTAAAAGAGTGTCAAATAGCAAGTTTTTATTGGCGAAAACCCTATCGAACAGTTGTTCTATAAAATTCGGCGCTGGAGGGTTGAAAGCGCGCCGCGCTGTCAAATAGTGTAAAGTAAATAAATAAGTTGACAAGTTTTTTACTTGTCAACTTTACATAGATAGTATCTATCTCCTTGGTTAGTATGTTTTACTACCACATTACTATCACTGCCACATCTAGCAACTGCATTGTTGTATGCTTTAGTATCTTGTAATTCTAATAGTTTGTAAATAGCAATTAAACTAATTATCATTATTGTTATTATCATTACTTTCTTTATTAATTCTTTCATTTGATTTCACTCTCTTTCTTTATCTATCTTACACATTTATTATAGCATGTCTTTGCCTACTTGTCAATAGGTATTAAGAAAATTGCGGAAACAGGTCAACCATTTGACAGGTTGCGAGTCAAGGATACACGAACCCGTGCCGCCGCAATTTTCTTACACCTCTTGGACTAATTTATTGATAATACCTGAAATGGAACTCAAGTCTTTTACACAAATTCCTTTCCATCTTTTACTTTTGTTATTTGCTAAACTTGTTAATCTCTTTATTCCAATTCCATTTGATTTATTCCAATCAATTAAATTGTTTGTGTAATCATCTAATAGTAAACAAGTGTTATCAATGTCAATGTTTAATTGTCTTTTTATTTCATTTGCTTTGTTTGTTCCAATTCTACAAAAACAAATGTTTTGTTCTTTGATGTTATTCAAATGCTTTCTTATCCAAATCATTTTATCATTGTCTGCTTGCTCATTAGGTGTTGCACTGATAATGTAAATCTCAATGTCTTGTCTTAATGCTAATTCATTTATTTTTTCAATGTGTTTAAAAGGTTTTAATGTTGCGAAAAAACCTTTCTCTTTATCAAATCTTTCTAAAGCATTTCTCTTACTATTGAACTTTGCTAATGTTCCATCCATGTCTAAGAATAATTTAATCATTACTATCAACTCTTTTCTTTTGTCTTTCTGTTATATTGTTGTTTATTATTATTTATTAATGTCTATTGTCTTTCTTCTTATGATTAAATATCATAAGAAGAAAAACCAACAACAACAACAAAGTCATTGAAATGATAATTTACATAGAAATCACCACTCTTGCTTACGCAGTTGTTATTAAGAAATGAGATAACCTTATTCACTAATTCTTCATTAGTGTATGGTCTCATTAATTCTTCACCATTACTAGTGAAACCATAGAAGTCATTAAAATCTACTTTAATAACATTATCATTATTAAAGAAGATAACATCTCCAACCTCTTCTAATTCTTTTAACATTACTAGTAGTTCTTGTTTCATAACTAACACCTCTTTCTTATTACATTATTATAGTATCACTTACTAAAATAAAAGTCAATAGTTTTTAATAAAAAAAATAAAAAAATTATCAAACGTTTATTCGATAACTTTACCAAAGTTTTATTTTAGGAAAAGTGTAAAGTTGTGTAAAGTGATAGTTGTAAAGTCGAAAACTTTAAAGTGTAAAGTAAATGTAAAGCTCGGCTCTGGAGCAATGAAAGCGAGCCTACAAATAGCTCGCTAAGGAATCTCTTTTTAGCTGCTACCGAACGTACTTTGAAGTAGAACCTGGGGGTAATATTCTGGGAAAAAATTTTTTTCGATTTGATATTTTGTTATTGCCACCACATAAAAATCTTTAAAAGTTTTTTTAATTTTAAACAACAGTATTTTTGTTATTGCCGGAATTGCTTTAACAAGCATTCTAAAGCCGCATAAAAATCTCCAAATCATTTTTTAATTACAAATAACAGGATTTTTATTTCTTCTTAGCTTTTCGAAACGCTAGTTACAAATATACCTATAATAAATAAAATTCAAAAAAACGATACTAACAACATATAACATAAATAAATTAATAAATTCCCTAACTTTACTTTCCACATAATCACCACTCCAAATATTCTAATAATAATATCAAACAATAAACTAATATAAAAGGCGAAAACAATAGCAAAACAATTATACTACCTATTCTTTCCAATACTGAGATACTAGTACTTTTCCACCATGGTCTCTTTGACATATTAAACCTGCGGAAACCTCCTTACACCATTTTGCAATTCCTTTATTACCTTCCATATCTATATAAAAATAATGCGGACGCGCGTATACATAGGCCCAGATACCAATTCCTAATAAAACCAGTCCAAGGAATATCAACCCGCCGCACATTATCTTCTTTTTATTGTTTCTCCACCATAAATTAATTTTTAACATGAACATCAACACAGTTAATTTCATTTCTATCATCTACCTTTGTTATTTCTTTTGCAATTCCATAAGAAGCTCCTATTATTCCCGCACCTACCGCACAAAAAACAATAGCTCCTAAATACCATGCGGAAATCTTTACTAAAAGATTATCAGCCCCACTATACATACTATCTAATAATACTGCTAAACTAATTCCTGTCCATGTTAATATTATTGCTATTGCTATTGTTAAAATTACTGTTACTATCATATCCTTTTCTCCCTTTCTCTAATATATCTAATAATTTATAAACATCTATATCAAATTCTTCATTATCTTCTTCTAAATCTCCTCATTCATATTTAGTAGACCAAATATAGTTTATTGCGGCGGTCAGTGCTCTCATAGCCTCGAAATAATAATCCTTGATCTCCTTTAATAGTTGATACTCTGAATATGGAACATCTACCGTTTGAGTATATGGGTTATATTCAGGTATATCATATTCATTAATTATTTTACTCATTGCGGGAACGCGCTCCTTCCATCCTTAAACGCGATCTCCGCGTTATTTTCTTTTTTTATTTTTCTTAATTATATTATATAATATATTTTTAAGTAAATCAATTAATAAAGCTTTAAACGAGATTGACAAATGAAAATTTTTGAACTATACTATTGTTAGAAAAGGACAAAACTATTTAAAATTTACATTAGAAAGGAGTTGCGCTAGTGGACACAAGAATTAAACTAGATTACACTTTAAAAACTGCGGAAGAGCGTAAAGCTTTAGTAGAAGAAATTGTAAAACAAACTCCTCCTAATCAATTAACTGAAAAGTATATAGAGATATTATCGAATTATATTATATTTGCAATGGATAAAGAAGAAAAAAAGAAAAAGGAAATAATTACTGACAATAGACTAATAACTATAAATAAAAGAGAAACGTCATATCAAGGCTTAGTAAGCAAATTTGAAAATGGGGAGGATGGTTTATATAACATTACTATTGATAATGATAAAAATGTTTTATTAACACCCAAAATCTCAATTTCACCAAAGGATATTGCGGAAATCCCTGACTTAAGAGACTTAAGCGAGGCTATTGAAAATGTAAAGGGACAAGTAGCAAAAGCAACAGGAAAAAATAAATATAAAATGAAAAAAACTTTAATTGAGATGTATCAAGAACAATACACTATTAAAAATACAGTAAAACAACCTATTTTAGCTACTAATGTAGCCAAAACTTTTGTCCGTTCAGATTTTAAAGAAACTATTACAATAGATGAAAATGGAATGCCTCATAGTAATGGACTATGTTCATTTTTTAATCCAAAACACATTTCCGCCTTATTATGCAACTATAGTGCATTAAAACAAGAAAGCTGAGATAGATTTGATGGCGATTGTTATTATATGATGATGGATTTAGATGAATTAATAGAGGATACATTAAGAGATGAATATCCTTTATATTATGATTTGTTAATATATAAAATAGATGGAAGAAGTAATGCGGAGATCCAGTTTTTACTAGAACTTAACCACGGGGTAAAGCACTCAATCGAGTACATTAGTTCTTTATGGAGAAATAAAATACCTAAATTATTGGCGGAAGGGGAAACAAAGAGATACTTAAATTGATATTACACAACTCAAGAAAAAGGAAAATGAAAAAGATGTTCTCGTTGTGGACAAGTTAAATTAGCTCACAATATTTATTTTTCAAAAAACAAGACTTCTAAAGATGGATATTATAGTATATGTAAAGATTGCCGTAATAAAAAAAATAAATAAGGAGGTTTTAAACAATGCCAGTAAAAGAAAAATATTATTGTCAAAAATGTGGTAAAACAATGGATGAAAATCAGTTTTTTACATATAAAAATGGTAAAAAAACTGAACTATGTAAAAAATGTTTAACTCTACATATTGACAATTTTGATGAATCAACTTATTTATGATTAATTCAAAAAATGGACTTACCTTATATTCCACAAGAGTGAAATAAGATAAGAGATATGCTTTATGAAAAAGATCCAGATAAGGTAACTAGTCAATCTGTTTTTGGTAGATATTTATCAAAAATGAAATTAACTCAATGGCGCGATCCTGAAACTAAAAGATATTATGGTTGAGATGACACAGAAATGCTTCAAGCTAAATATGCGGAAGCCGCTGCTCAACACGAGGAAGAAGTTCGTCAAAGAGAGGAAGAGGCCAGAGAAAAATTTGAAGCTGGAGAAATTTCTGAAGCAGAGTATAAAACTTTAACAAATGTAGAAACAAGATATACTAATCCAGTAGCACCTCCGCCTGGATCAATTAATGCGGAAATAAAAGACCCTTATATGTCAGAAGATGAATTAGTAGATATTGCTGCAGATTTAACAGACCAAGATAAAATTGATTTAGCTATGAAGTGGGGTAGATTATATAAACCTGCGGAATGAGTTGAATTAGAAAAAATTTATACAGAGATGAAAGAGTCTTTTGATATACAAGACGCAGACTCTGAAAATACTTTAATTTTAATATGTAAAACGAATTTAAAAATGAATCAAGCTCTTGATATAGGAGATGTAGATGGATTCCAAAAGTTATCAAAAGTATCTGAGTCTTTAAGAAAATCAGCTAAGTTTACAGCAGCACAAAATAAAGATGATAAAAATGATTTTGTTGATAGTGTTGGAGAATTGGTTAATATGTGTGAAAGAGAAGGTTTTATACCTCGATATGCTACAGATATTCCTCAAGATAAAGTTGATTTAACTTTAAAAGATATGAATGAATATTTACATAAATTAGTTACTCAAGATTTAGGTTTTGGTCAACAAATAGAAGACTCATTAAAGAAAATTCAAATTCAAAAAGAAATGAATGAGGCGGAAGCAGCCGCTCAAGGCGGACATGTCGAGCTTATAGATGAAGATTATGCAGCTTTTATAGAAGAAATGGAAGCTCAAAAAGAAAATGATTTAGATATACAAATTGAAAATAATACTGATTTAGAAGAGGATGATGTATAATGGCTCTTGTAGATTTAGTAGAATCAATAAAAAGCAAAAGTACTATTAAAAAAGTTGGTATATCTGAAGAACGTATTCGCCAAAACTTACCTATTATTAGACAATACATATCTTTTTGAAGAGAGTATCCAGATATGTTTGTTGAATTTTTATGTGGAGAAAATAATCCTGAAAATTTTCATTTATTCTTTTATCAAAGAGTATTTTTAAGGGCGGTAATGCGTCATAGATATGCATATGCTACTTTCCCACGTGCTTATTCAAAATCTTTCCTTTCTGTGCTAATTTTAATGTTAAGATGTGTACTTTTTCCTAATTCTCATCTTTTCGTTACAACTGGAGGAAAAGAACAAGCAGCTGGTATAGCAAGAGAAAAAGCAGAGGAATTATGTAAATTAATTCCTGGTTTAAAAAATGAAATTGACTGAACAAGAGGTCAAACTAAATCTAGTAAAAACATGGTTGAATATAAATTTAAAAACAATAGTAAACTAGATATTATTGCCGCACAACAAAGTTCTCGTGGTAAACGTGCAACTGGTGGTCTTATGGAAGAGTGTATTTTGATTGACCAAACACTATTAAATGAAGTTATTATTCCAACAATGAACGTTGATAGAAGATTGGCAGATGGAAGTTGGGTTGAAGATGAGGTAATTAATAAATCTCAAATATATGTTACTACTGCAGGTTGAAAAAATTCATTTGCATACGAAAAACTTATTCAATTATTAATCCAACAAATTATTGAACCTGAAGAGGCTATTGTATTAGGTGGAACTTGAAGAGTTCCAGTTATGGAGAAGTTATTAAAGAAATCTTTTATTGAAGAATTAAAATTAGATGGAACATATAATGATAGTTCATTTGCACGTGAATATGAATCTGAATGGAGTGGAGATGCAGAAAACGCTTTCTTCTCTGCAGAAAAATTTGATAAACACAGGGTTTTATTACAACCTGAATATGAATTTAGCGGAAGAAGTAGTAAAAGTGCTTATTATGTACTTGGAGTCGATGTTGGTAGATTTAAATGTACAACTGAAGTTTGTGTCTTTAAAGTAACTCCACAAGTACAAGGAGCTGCATTGAAGACTCTTGTTAATTTATACTCGTATGATGCTGAAGATTTTGAAAAACAAGCAATACATATTAAAAAACTATATTATAAGTATAGAGCAAAAACTGTTGCTATCGATGCTAATGGTGTTGGAGCTGGTTTAATAGACTTTATGACAAAAGGTCAAATAGATCCAGAGACTGGAGAAGAATTACTACCTTTTGGAGTTGGTGGCGGTACTTCAGATGAATTTATTGAACAATATAAGAAAATAAAAGGACCTGGAGTAGAAGAAGATGCAATGTATCTTATTAAAGCTAATTTACCTATTAATACAGAAGCTCATGCTTATGTTCAAACTCAACTTTACAGTGGAAAATTAAAATTTTTAATAGATGAAGGACAAGCAAAAGTAAAATTAATGTCTACAAAAGTAGGACAAAATATGGATGCGGATAAACGTGCAGAATACTTAATGCCTTTTACTTTAACTACAATTTTAAGAGAGCAGATTTTAAATTTAGTAGAAGAAAATGAGGGTATTAATATTATTTTAAAACAATCTAATAGAGCAATTCCTAAAGATAAATTTTCTGCTTTTGAATATGGACTTTATTATATAAAACAAGAAGAAGATAGAAAGAAGAAAAGAAAGAAAAGAGATATTAGTCAAATGATATTTTTTACAAATAAATAGAAGTGTATGGGCAAAAGACGGTCATTGATATAAGAAAATTTTTATAAATAAATAGAAAATATGATGAAAATTTTTTATAGTATATTATTTTAAGCCCATTATATAAATCTTATATAAGGAGGTAATTAAAATGAGAGCTAGTCGTGGAGAAATAAAAATTGAAGAAATTTTACAAATGTCAGGATTAAATTTCACAGAAGAATACTCTTTTGCGGATTTGTGTAGTTCTAATGGAAGACCTTTACGATTTGATTTTGCGGTATTTGATGATGATGGAGAATTAATGTTTTTAATTGAATATCAAGGAATACAACACTATATAGCTAAAAGTAAATTTGGCGGCAATAGTGGATTAAAAAAACAACAATATAATGATATGTTAAAAAGAGAGTATTGCCGCAGAAATAATATTATTTTAATTGCAATTCCTTATCAAGATGAAAGTCGTATAAATTATGATTATATCATGAATGCATATTATGCACTCGGAGGAATTTAATATACTAGGTAAAGGAAGGTGTCGACTTTGATAAATAATAGAATAAAAGAAATTAAATCTAAGGGATTTAATATAGTTTCTAATGACACCCTAAATCCTGATGAAAGATATGTTCCTGTAGATTTTGCAAAGATAAAAGTAGGATTACAAACTTTACAAGACGCCACATTAGATAATATTAATCCATTAAAAAAGATTAATCCTAGATTATGTGATAAAAAAGAAATTCAAAAAGCAATAGCTCAAAATGATTTAGACTATATGAGAGATGTTTCTAATTTCTTCTATAGAGTAAGTGGTATTTATCAAAGATTAGTAAAATATTTAGCTTATATGTATAGATATGATTGAATGGTTACTCCTTATATAAATGATGAAAGTTTAAAAGATAATAAAATATTAACTACTTTCCATAAAGTATTAAATTATTTTGATAATTTTGGAGTTAAAAAATACTTTGGCGATGTTGCTTTAAAAGTTCTTAGAAATGGTTGTTATTATGGATATATAATTGATGAGGGCGATAGAGTACAAATTCAAGAGCTACCTGTTAAGTATTGCCGCTCTAGATATAGTGTAAATGGAAGACCTGCTGTTGAATTTAATATGAAATATTTTGATGATGCTTTTAAAGATGCTAATCAAAAAATGAAAGTATTAAATTTATTTCCTAAAGAATTTAAAAAAGGATATATCCTTTATAAAGAAGGAAAATTAGTTCCTGATTTTCAAGGAGATCAATCAGGATGGTATTTATTAGAAATCAAAAATACAATAAAATTTAATATGAATGGTGAAGATTTCCCAGCTCTTATTGCGGTAATACCTGCTATTATAGATTTAGATATGGCACAAGAGCTAGACAGAAAGAAAATGGCTCAAAAATTATTAAAAATAATTATTCAAAAAATGCCATTAGATAAAAATGGGGATTTAGTATTTGATGTTGATGAAGCTGCGCAATTACATAATAATGCAGTTAATATGTTAAGTAAAGCAATAGGAATTGATGTATTAACTACTTTTGCAGATGTAGAAGTTGCGGATATGGCTGATAGAAATACAACTACTACTGTTGATGATTTAGAGAAGGTTGAAAGAACTGTATTTAATGAAGCTGGAGTTTCACAAATGCAATTTAATACTGATGGTAACATTGCCCTTGAGAAATCAATTTTAAATGATGAAGCTTCAATGTATAATTTATTATTGCAATTCCAAGATTTCTTAAATTATTTATTAGGTAAATTCAATACTTCACCTAAAAAGATTTATTATAGAATACAAATATTAACTACAACTATTTATAACTATAAAGAAATGGCAAAAATGTATAAAGAACAAATGCAACTTGGTTATAGTAAACTACTTGCACAAATTGCACTTGGTCAATCTCAAAGTTCAATACTTGCAAATGCATATTTTGAAAATGACGTATTAGATTTAGTTAATGTATTTATCCCACCTATGATGTCTAGTACAATGAATAGTGATGTACTTAATAGAGTTAATCAACAAAATAAGCAAAATAAAGCAAATGGCGGAGATGGCAGCTCTGACAATGAAGGAGCTGGAAGACCTACTAATGAATCTAAGGGAGAAGATGTTACTGAGAAGACTATTCAAAATAAAGAAAGTCAATCTTAGGGCAAGAAAAAATAATGATATTAAATTAAATTTAATATAAATATAGTTAAGGGAGGAATAGTACTATGATGCATCAATCAATAGCGACAATTAGCTCTCCTGAATTTATAAACTTACAACCTTTAGATATTAATCCTTTAATGTCTAAATGTGAAATAAAAGTTTTATATGTAGGAGAAAATAGAAATCATAGTTACATTACTAAAGATGTTGCCGCAGATATGGCAAAAACTCTTAGAGGAGCTCCTATTGTTGGGTATTATAAAGAGGAGAAGGAAGATTTTGCAGACCATGGGGAACAAGTAATTTTTGATGATGAAGGTATCAAATTTAACTGCTTAACTAAACCATATGGTTTTGTTTCTCCTGATGCTCAAGTATGATTCCAAGAATTTGAAGATACAGATGATTTTGGAAACAAAGTCACTAGAGAATATTTAATGACTACTGGATATTTATGGACAGGTCAATATGAAGAAGCACAACGTGTAATTGAAAAAGGAAATAATCAATCTATGGAATTAGATGAAGCAACATTAGATGGTCATTGGTCAACTGATGTTAAAAATGGTATGGACTTTTTCATTATTAATGATGCAATTTTCTCTAAATTATGTATCTTAGGAGAAGATGTTGAACCTTGCTTTGAGGGCGCTAGTGTTACAGCTCCGCAAGTAAGTTCTTCATTTAGTAAAGTAGATAATGATTTCAAACAAACATTATATACTATGATGCAAGATTTAAAATTTGCATTAGAAGAAGGAGGAAAAAACATGGAAGAAAATAAAGAAATTCAAGAAGAAACTGTTGTAGAAGAAGAAGAAAATAAAGAAGAAACAATAGTTGAAGAAGAATCTGAAAATTCTATGGATGAAGAAACTACTTCTGTTGAAGAAAGCGTTGAAGAAGAAACTCCTGTTACTGAATTCAATCAAGAAGATGGAGAAGAAGAAACTCCTTCTGAAGAAGAATCTAGTGAAGAAGAAGATGAAGTTAAAGAAGAAGAAAACGCTGATGAAATAGAAGAAGCAATTGCTGATACTGAAGAAGATGTGGAAGAAACATCTGAAGAAGTTGAAGTTAATGAAGAATTTTCATTAGAAGATTACAACAATTTAAAAGCATCTTATTCTGAATTAGAAGAAAAATATAATGAATTATTAGAATTTAAAAATGCAGTAGAATTAAAAGAAAAAGAAGATTTAATAAATGGTTTCTATATGTTAAATGAAGAAGATAAAAAAGATGTAAGAGAAAACATTAACAAATATACAAAAGATGAAATTGAAGCAAAATTATCTGTAATTTGTGTTAGAAATAAGGTTAATTTTGATTCAGAGGATAAAGCAGAAAATAAAGATAATACAGAAGAAGAAAACTCAGCAGTTACAACTTTCAACATTAAAGAAAATGAAAGCTCTATACCTGCATGGATTTCTGCTTGCATAAATACTCAAAATAGCGAAAAATAATTAAGGAGGAATTAAGACTATGTTAAGAAAAGGTTTTGGACAAGTTGAACCAAATCATTTATCTGCACAAAGAACTGGTCAAATTTACGCTCAATTACCAGCTAATACTGATATTGAAGTGTTAGAAAATGGTGAATTCGTTAAATATGACTATGCTAACAATGAAGTTAACAAATCTGGTAAAGGTGAATGGATGTTAGTATTCAACGAAGTTAAATTATATGATGGATATAGAGAAACTTACAAAGACTTTGCTCAAAAAGTTAGTGATAGCTCAGATGGTAAAATTTACCCAAGAGTATTCAAAACAAATGTAGGTGATATCTTTACAACTAATATGTTAGAAAAAGCTTCTGCAGGAAAAGATGCTGAAACAGAATTAACTGACTTAGAAGTTGGAAATCAATTAGGTATCAATGATAATGGATATTTAGAGAAAGGCGCAAACAGTGACATTCAATTCCAAGTAGCTAAAGTTTATACTATGGCAGATGGACAAGAAGCTGTTAAAATTCAAAGAATTGCGTAGTTAAGGAGGAGAAAGAATTATGGCATTAGATAAAAGTGATTTACTAAAATTAGCAAAAACTGTAGCAAATGCAGATCCTTCTTCAAAAGTAGCATATTCTTACAATGGAGCAGATTTAACTTATTCTGCAATGAATGAAACTTTAAGAAGTGAATTAAATGCATTAGCTGGAACTTACTCTTTATATAGAGAAAATAAAAATACAATTTTCGAATTAATTGAAGAAACAATTAATGACGTTTTACCTAGAAAAGTTTTAGAACAATATGGAATGTTCGCTGAAGTTAAAACATTAGCTCAAGGTGACAAACCAAGATTCGTTCAAAAAATTACTATGGCTTCAAAAAGAAGAGCTAAAAAATTCGTTACTAGAGTTGGATTAGCTGGTGTTTATGAAGTATTTAAATTAGATGGTAAATATATCGATGTTACTACTGAAGCATTCGGAGGAGCTGCTCAAATCGGATTCGAAGAATTCTTAGATGGTAGAGTAGATTTCGCTGACTTAATCGAAATCATTATGGAAGGTTTAGATGAAGCAGTTTATAAAGAAATCGCAAAAGCTTTAATCGCTGCTGTTGAAACATTACAAGGAGCTAATAAAGCTACTGAAACTCAATTCGTAGAAAGTGAAATGGACAGATTAATCGCTGTTGCAGATTCTTATGGAAAAGCTACAATTTATTGTACTTACGAATTTGCTGCAACTATGATTCCTGCTGAAGGATGGAGATCTGACAGAATGAAAGATGAAAGATGGAATAATGGTTACTTAGCTAACTATAAAGGACATAATGTAATCATCTTAGATCAATCTTATGAAGATGAAACTAATATGACTAAAGTTATTGACCCATCTTACGCTTGGATTATCCCTGCTGGAGATAATACTAAACCAGTTAAAATCGCTTTTGAAGGACCTACAGCTGTTAAAGAAGTTGAAAATGAAGATTGGTCTAGAGAAATTAGAGTTTACAAAAAATTCGGTGTTGCTACATTAATCACAAATAACATTTGTGTTTATAGAAATACAAGTTTAACAATTACTGAATCTATTTAATATATAATATAAAACTTTGGGAAGAAAAATATTATAATTAAATTTATAAGATTAATTATAATAATTAATCTTCCCTGTTTTTTATTGGAAGTTTTGAAAAATTTTGAAATTTATCGTATATTATTTATAGAAGAAATATAATAGGAGATAAAAGGAGGCTTATATTTTATGGTAGACAAAAATAAAATCATAAAATTAACAAATAGAGATACAGGGTTTGTTGGATATATTATTCCAGATACTGGTCTTCATAGAAAGTTTACTCCTGGAGAGACTAAGGAAATTACATTTGAAGAACTTGAAAAATTATCTTGGGCACCAGGAGGAAAAGAGATGTTAAGAGACTATCTTATTATTGAAGATGCGGAAGCCGCTCAAGAAATCTTAGGCGAGGTAGAACCTGAATATTTCTATACAAAAGAAACAATTGATAAATTGTTAAGAGAAGGAACTTTAGAACAATTACAAGATACTCTTGATTTTGGTCCTAAAGGTGTCATTGATTTAATTAAACAAGAGGCAGTAGAATTAAAATTAGATAGCGCAGCAAAAAGAGAAGAAATTAAAAAAGCTACTAGTTTTAATGTATCTAATGCTATTGATTTAGGAGTAAATGAAGCTCCTGAAGGAGAAGAAGTGGCAGCTACAAGCAAAAGAAGAGCTAACCCAGTAGCGGCTACAGAGACAAAAACAACTGCTAGCGGCAGAAAATATAAGATAATTAATCAGTAATAATATGGAGGTGTAGTATGGAAGAGACAAATACAACACCTTTTTCTAGTATATATGAAAGCTTTTTATCGAAGATAACTGACGATATGTATATGGAGTTAACAAGAGAAGATACATATAAAATGCTAGAAGACTTATTAATTTCTGCTATCCCTAAGTTTGAGTTTCCTAGGTTTAATCTTTTTGATTATGTTAGAGGAAAAGATGTCTTAGAATCTACACTAGAATCTAACGGGAGTTTTGAAACAGCCAACGAATATCAAGTTGGTTTTTTTAATGCGGAATTAACTGCGGAAGAAATTAATATATTAGCAACTTATATGGTAGTAGAGTGGATTGGTCAACAATTAGCCAGTATAGAAAATACAAGAATGAAATTTAGTGGAACTGATTTCAAATTTACTTCTCAAGCTAACCATATGCAAAAGTTACTTGTTATAAAGAAAGATTATGAAAGAGAAGGGTTTCATTTACAAAGATTATACAAAAGAAGACTTCCTGATGAAAATGGAGTTTTCAAATCTACTTTCGATATGTTGGCAACCCCTTTGAAGAAAAGAGGTCCTAGACATGGTAACTAAGTATGATACAAATATAGATAATGAAATTGTTATTACAAATTTAAAGCGTTTAATCAATCAAACTTATAAATTATTACCTAATCGAGAAGAAGGAATTGACTGGATAATTCCTTTATCTACTATCACAGAAGAAATTGCGGGAATGGCCGTTCTATTCGACAAAGAGCTAGGTCCAGATAGCTTAACCTTAATGTGTAAATTAGAAGGATTAAGAGATTTAGATGAAGAAGATTTCTTTGGTTTTAGAAGAACTATATTTGAATGTTTAAATCTTTTAAATAAGGTGAAAGATTATGTCGAGCTTAGATAATTTAAAAACTCGTATTAATTATGCGGGCGGCGCAAACCAAGAACATAGAATGAATAGTGATAAATTAAGAAGTCTTAAAAAAGCATTATTATATTCTTATCAAGGACAAACTGCAATTTTAAAAGATGGTAGAGAATTTAGATGTTTAATTAATCATGACAAGTTAAAAGAAGATTATGATGATAAAATCATATCAATTCCATATAAAGACATTTGTTTAAATAGCGGTAAGATATATGGAAAAACTACTGAGGGAGAAGAAGAAATAGGAATGAAGGTAGGAGATACTTTCACCTGGAAAGAAACTTCTACTAGATGGATAGTTATCCAAGAGATATTAGAAGAAAATGCTTATTTCCGCGCTACTATAAGAAAAGCTGAAGATGAGGTTATTATTAACGGCAATCCTTATTATGGATACCTTGGTAAGTGGACAAAAGGTGAGTTATGGCATACTAAAAGTCTTAACTCATGGAGCGAAATGGGTTATGAAGTTGTTTTATATATAACTAGAGATGAGACTACTGAAAACTTTTTCCATAGATTTCAAAAGGTTAATATTAGAGATAGAGTATGGGAAGTACAAATGGTAAATGATATTACTTCAGATACTATGTTAATCATATACTTAAAAGAAACATTTACTAATGAATTTGACCCAGTTACTAATAATACTGAAGATGGCGCGGACGCCGGTCAAGGATCTCAAGATGAGAGTGAACAAGGATTAAGCGATGCCGCCGCAATTATAGGTTCGAATGAACTTTATCCTTTTGATAAAGCTAAATATACTATTCAAAATGCAGAAAATGGCGTATGAAGTTTAAGCAATACTAAAGGAAGAATAGATAGTCAAAATGCTAATGAAGCAAATATAACAATTATTACCGCAAAAAGTGGTTCAATTGATTTAATATATACGAGAGAAGATAAGGATGATATTGTAAAAACTATTACAATAAAATCTTTATAGGGATAAAAGGAGCTGGATAGAATGAAAAGAGATGTTATAGAAATTCCATCTATTACTTCATCTTTCCTTTCTATTGAAAAAGATATAGAAAGGATATTAACTAAATTATTTTTTGAAAATCAAGTTCAAAATAGACAATTACTTAGATTATTAGTTATACCGATGAAAGATTGTTTAACTAATACAACTAATGAAGAATATAAAGAAGTGATTTCAAAAACAACATTAAAAACATTAATAGATGATGGCTACATTAAGTTAGCCCCAAAAATACCTATGCCTGAACATGAAAAAGTAAAATCATATGTAATTATTTCATTTGATGATTTTACACCTAATGGAAACAATCCACAATATAGAGATTGTACTATTCATTTTGATATAATATGCCATACTGACTATTGAACTATGGATAATTATCAAATTAGACCATTAAAAATAGCAGGTTATATAGATGGTATATTAAATGATGCAAAATTAACAGGAATAGGAACTTTAAATTTTATGGGTTGTAATGAATTAGTTTTAGATGAGGTATTATCTGGATATACATTATCTTATAGAGCGGTACATGGTAATGATGACCGCATTGAAGATGAGGATTAATGTTGAATGAGCTATTGTTATTATCTGGTAACGATATCCCAATAGAAGAAATTCATTTATTATTACATCAACCTACAATAAAAGAAATAGCGTTAATTGGAGAAGATAAATTCTTTTCTGGTTGCGAATTCTTGCGTCTTACTAAAGAAAAATTTACAAGTGAGGACAGAAATCGTTTAGAGAACATAAGCAATTTTCATATAATAATGTCAATAATGAGAGAAAAAGATCCTAATGTACAAAAACAAGTTACTTGTGCAATGATGGTATTATCTCTATTGTTTCCTACTTATTCGATTCAAGTAAATTATGATAATGTAAGTATTGATTTTAAACAAGAGGATATGGAATTTAGTTTAAATGAAAATAATTATGATATATTTGTGAAAGTATTGAATGAAATACTGTCTTTAGAAGGCGGCGACTCTACTGATTATAATCCTTCTGGAGACTTGGCAAGACAAATTGCGGATAAACTTCGTGATCGCCAGGCTAAGCTTGCGCAAATGAAGGGAAATGATAATCAGAAAATCGCTATTTTGAGTAGATATGTTTCAATTCTTGCAGTAGGAGAAAATAAAGACATGAATTCTTTGCTAAACTATACTGTTTATCAGTTGTTTGATGAATTCAAGAGATACCAATTAAAACTTAATTGAGATATACATTTGAAGGCGCAAATGGCTGGCGCAAAGGATTTAAAGGAAGTCGATGACTGAATGGAAGATATTCACTCGAATGTTGATAAGTAAAACCAGAGTTTATAAAAAGAACTCTAAATAAATGAATTTGAAAATAAAGATAAGAATTAAGTAATTCTTATTAAGTGATAAAAGGAAAAAATGAAAATTTATAAAGGAGGAAAAAACTTATGAAATTTGGTGTTAGAGAGATTTGTAATGTAGTTTTTAAAGCTAAATCAGCTACTAAAATCGGAAAATCTACATTTAAAGCTGGACAACCAGTATTATATATTGATACAGCAAAAACTTCTACACTTGAAGGTGCAGCTACTACTGTATATGCACAAGGTGGTAGAGGAAATACTCGTTTAATCGCATGGGAAGGTGAAAAAACTTTAACTTTCACAGTTGAAGACGCTTTATTATCTCCAATGGGATTCTCAATTTTATCAGGAGCTGGATTATTTAGTAAATCAGGTGACAAAGTTCACGTTCATACTACTTCAGCAGCTAGTGTTGGTGCAGATGGTGTTATTGATTTAACAGATGCATTAGGAGCTAGTGAAAAAATTGATGAAATCGCACCTGTATATGTTACTATTGCAGAAGCTGATGGATCAATTACTGGAGAATTAATCGAAGATTTAACTATTTCAGCTGATGGTAAAAAATTAGAAGGAGCTGACACAGAATTAGCTGGTAAACCAGTTTTCGTTGATTTCTATGTAGTTAAAGATGCTGGAATCGTATCTGAATTACAAATTGATGCTGAAAACTTCGCAGGATATTACTATGTTGAAGCTAGTACATTATTCAGAGATGAAAATACTGGAAAAGATATGCCTGCTGAAATTACATTACCAAATGTTAAAATCCAATCTAACTTTACATTCTCTATGGCAGCTACTGGAGATCCTTCTACATTCACATTTACAATGGATGCATTCCCAGGATATACTTATTTCGACAATACTAAAAAAGTATTATGTGTTATCCAAATCGTAGATGAAAGAAATGAAGAAGATAAAGATATTAAATCTATAATGAAACATACTGCTGAAATCGGAATTGAAGCTAATAGAAACGATTCTAAAGACGGAGATCCTGATGATAAAGAAGTTAGTGAAGTAACTGGAAGTTCAATTTAATTTAATATAAAAAGTTAACAGTACCTTGTCTTTTTAAAAATAAGGGAAACTTTTAGGAAAGGAATTGAGGCGGAGGAGGACTTTATAGTTCTCCTCTTTTTTATTTTAAGAAACAGGTGATGATATGAGCGCAATAGGAGATTATGTTCACTGGAGTTACAGTGGATATGTTGAAAAAAGAGGAGCTCAAAAGAATCCTTATTTTAGTGGATATAAAAGTGCTCTAACTAATAGAGAAAATCATTTTAATCAATGAGTACAAAAACAAGAGAATAAAGCTATTAAAGATTTAGAGAAAGAAACTCAAAAATCTTTAAATTTATTAAAAGGTTTTAAAGAAAATAAAGGTAATCGTTCTCAAGTAGAAGATAATCAAATGGCGATGGCTTTATTAAATGATTTATGAAATGAATTAGATACTAAATATTTAAAAGTAGATAAAGTTGCGGCCGCCGCTTTAGGGTTAATTGATGCAGGTGGTTTTGGTAGTGGAGCTACTAATATAGGGAAAAATACGTTTACACAACAAGCTACTACAGGAAATATAAATAATCAAATAGAAAATTTATTAAATACTACTTTATTAGAAATTAATAATTCAATTAATCAATTATCAACTAAACAACAAGTTAACATGTCTACAATTCAAAAATCTGTAGAAAAAACACAAAAGAATATAACAAATTTTATGAGTAATTTACAACAAAAAGGGAGAATTATGGGTTCTAATGGGCAAAAAGAAACTGCTCAACAGATTGAAAAAATTTTTAAAGATATTAAAAATGTAATTCAAAACAATGAAGGACTAAATGAAGCAATTAATATTGAAGGATTATTGAATTCTTTAGTTTTAGGACTTAGCGCTGGAATGACAGCTAATCAATATAAAGGAGATATATCTGAAGCTTTAATTTCAGTTATGGGAAAAAGAATGGCAGGAGTAGCTTTAAAAAGTGCAAATTCTACAATTAAAAGTGCTGCTGTAACAGGACAGCAACGTTCAGCCAGAGGATTAAATACAAATTATTTTGTTTCAGATGTAGATTGAAATACTGCGTTAAAAGATGAGACATATATAAGACCTTATGGAGAGTTTATAGTTTCTGCGAAAGCTGTACAAGATAAAATGGATGTTCAGATTTCTTTAGAAGATAATAGCACCATGAATATTTCTGTTAAAAACTATAGTTCAAAAATTTTACAAAAAGGAATTACAAATGAAAGTGCAAGTTTTTTAACTTTAATTCAAAATGAAAATAAAAATAATTTTATTAATCATTATTTAAATCTTAATTCAGTAACTGGAAAAGGTAGAAGTAGTTTGGCGGCAAGCGCCACAGAAGTAAATAATTTTTTAAGAAAAATTATAGTTGCAAAATTAATTGCAGGGTATAATACTACTACAGGTTTAGGAAATCAAACTATGACTGAAGTTAATGTTTTTACAGTTTTCAATTCTGACAATTATACCGTTAAATTTTACAATATAAAAGATGTTTTAGATGGTGTGTTTAAAAATGGCCGTTATCAAAAGTTATACATTCCTGAAGCTTTGTATAAAGATAATTATAGGACTCCAGATTATAAAGTTCGTATTTCTAATTTATTAAGACAATTAGATATTAGAGTTGCATATACATTAAAAGAAGAAGAATATGCTAAAAAATAATTAAAATTTGACAAAGTTAAATTTTAATTGTAAAATATATTTAAGAGAAAAAAGGAGGAATAAGAAATATGTCAAAAATAACTTATTCAAGTTTAAAATTAAAAATAAAAGATGAAACTAATAAAATTGAAAATAATACTATTGAAGTATTAAAATATTTACCTATTGAAGATAAAGTTAGTTTACTTCATATTACCTTGCAAAAAGCAAAAGAAGGAACTGTTTTTAATCCTATTTTACTAGATGCTTATTTTCATCTTTATATAGTAATGATGTATACAAATATTAGTTTTACAGATAAACAAAAAGAAGACCCATTAAAATTATATGATGTTTTAAAAAGTAATGGAATTATTGATTTAGTAATTATGAATATGGAAGAAGAAGAATATAATAAATTATTACAAGATTTAAATCAAATGGTTGAAGATAGTTATAGAAATAATAATAGTTTTGCGGGAATTGTTGCAAATACTATAGAACAATTACCTTTAAGAGCAGATGAATTATCTGAAATAATAGATAACTTTGATCCTAGTAAGTATCAAGCTGTTCTTGATTTTGCAAAGGCTGCAAATGGTGATAGACCTATTTAAAAATTTTTGCTGGGTAGATTAAGATAATATATCATTCCTTTTTATCATAATAAGATAAGAAGGAATTTTTTATTTTGGAAGAAAAATAAAATATGAAAATAAAAAAGGAGGAAAAAGGAATGGCAAGTCATAAATATGGGGATCTTACTGTTGGTATTAATTTTGATGTCAATCAAGAAGGTTTAAATAATTTAAGTAAAAGCTTAGATCAAATTATTCAAAAAGCAAGAGAATCTGAACAAGCTCTACCCGATTATGCAGAACCTTTACTAGAAGCGTCTAGCGCAGCTCAAGATTTAAAGAATTTATTAAATTCTTCTTGAAATATGCAACTTGGACAATTAGACATTTCAAAATTAAGAAAAGGAATTGTTGATTCGTATGGATCGGTAAAAGATTTTAAAAAAGTTTTAGAACAAATTGGTCCTGAAGGAAGTCAAGCTTTCAATCAATTAACGAATGCAATTACACGTACTCAAGTGCCAATTAAAGAAACTAATAAAGTTTTAGATAAGTTAGCCGTATCATTTAAAAATACTATTAGATATGGTATTTCTTCAAGTGTTTGAAATAATCTTACAAATTCAGTATCTAGAGCTTATAGTTATGTTAAACAATTAGATAAATCTTTAAATGATATTAGAATTGTTAGTGGACAAACTGCAGATCAAATGGAAAGATTTGCAGTTTCTGCAAATAAAGCAGCTCAAGCATTAGGTTCTTCAACTTTAGATTATACTAAGGCGGCTTTGATTTATTATCAACAAGGTTTACCAGATGAAGAAGTTACTGAAAGAACTAACATTACAATAAAAGCTGCTAATGTATTAGGTACATCTGCACAAGAAGTATCTGATTATATGACAGCTATTTGAAATAACTTTTATGATGGCTCTAAATCGTTAGAGTATTATGCTGATGTTTTAACTAATTTAGGAGCAAAAACAGCTTCTAGTGCAGAAGAAATTTCTGAAGGTTTAGAAAAATTCGCTGCAGTTAGTGATACGGTTGGTTTAAGTTATGAATATGCAACTGCCGCACTTACTACAGTTACTGATAGAACTCGTCAAAGTGCAGATGTAGTAGGTACTGCTTTTAAAACATTATTTGCTCGTATTCAAGGATTAAGTTTAGGAGAAACTCTTGAAGATGGAACTACATTAAATAAATATTCAAAAGCCCTAGAAGCTGTTGGTATCTCAATTAAAGAACAAAATGGCGAATTAAAAGATATGGATAAAATTCTTGATGAAATGGGAAATAAATGAGGTACTTTAAAAAAGGATGAACAAGTAGCTCTTGCTCAAACAGTTGCTGGAGTTAGACAATATAACCAATTAATGGCTTTAATGGATAATTGAGATTTCTTTGAACAAAATTTAGCATGGGCTAAAGAGTCTGAAGGAACATTAACTGAACAACAAGCTATTTATATGGATAGTTTAGAAGCTCATTTAACAAGGATGTCTACTGCTTGAGAAGGGTTATATAATAACTTATTTGATGAGGAGACTGTAAAATTTTTTGTTGATGGATTTACTAATTTAATAAACTTATCAAATACTTTTATCACTGGGTTAGGCGGTGGATTAAATAGTATTATATATCTTGCAATGCAATTAGGAACTGCATTTAGTTCACAAATTACAGATAATTTAGTAAGAATGAAGAAAAATGCTGATAATGCTATGCAATCATTGTCAAATATTGCAGCTGCAGAGGAATTTTATAAAGAAAGTTTTTCTACTGGAAGTCTTTATGATGTTTCAAAAGTAGGTTATGAGCAATATAAAGAAGAATTTGATTTAAATTATAAAATATTATTACTTAAACAGGATATGAAAGCTTCTGAGCAACAAATTATAGATGAAAACGTAATAAGATTACAACAATTAAAAGATGAATTAGCTGTAATGGAACGTATTAAAGGTCATACTGAGCCTGATCTAGGGGGAAAAGGAAAATTATCACAATCTGAAAAAGAAGAATTAAGAGCTCAATTATTAGAGAAATATAATCAACAAGGTAAAAGTACAACAAATTGAACTCGTGAAGATTTTTTAGCAGAGGCTAATACAAATAAAAAGAAATATGAAAATAATAAAAGACTATTAGAAAAAATAGATAAAGGAAAATCTCTTGATCGTACTTATGTTAATCAAAGTGGAGAAGAAGTTTATGCAGACCTTAAACAATTACAAGGAATAAGTAGTCGTTTAGGAAGTATAATACAACAAAATCATGATAAAATAGCAAAATTACAAAAAGAAGATATTGAAGGTAATGAAGAATTAATAGAAGAATATCAAAAACAAAATAGAGAATTACAAGCTCAACAATCAGAAATTGATAAAGCAAGAAAAAGTGCTGACGCTTATAAGAAAATTTCAGATCCTTCTAGATTACGAGCTGGAATAGAAGCAGTAAATACTCAATTAAAATATAATGAAGAAATAGATAAAAAAGCTGCTGACTTTCTAATGAAAAAAAATAATATATTAGATATAGATCAAGAAGAATTAGATAAATTAATAGAAATAAATAAACAACAACAAGAAAATATTGTTCAAAATGAAAAAGATTTGGTTTTAGATAAAGAACGAAGAGATAACTTACAAGATATAGTGTCAGTTACTTTTTTATTAGGTTCTACTATTACTTCTGTTACAGGGGCTATTAAAACTATTACAAATCCAGATTTATCTGCATGAGAAAAAATCTCTAGTATTTTTAGTGTATTAGCTACTCAAACTTTAATTTTAACTTCAAATTGAGATAAGATTGTTGCGGCAGGTCCTAAAATAGTAAAATTTACAGGCGAAATAGCAGCAGCAACGACAGCTCAAGTTGTAGCTCAAAAAGCAAAAAATGAAGCTAATAAAGAAGAAATTGCTCAAGATGTTGCTAAATTAGGTTTAGAAGAAGGTATAACAGCAGAAAAGTTAAAACAAGTTATTGCAGGAATAAAGCAAATCGCTCAAAATATTTTAACAATTATACAAAAGACTATTCAACTTGGTATTGAAGCATTAATTGCTTTATTACAAGGAAATATTACTGCTATGGGAATTGCTGCAGTTGCCGCATTAGTAGCAGGAACAGTTGCTTTAGGAGCATGGGTTGCTCATTTAGTTAAAATTAATGGTGAAGAATATAAATTAAATGAAAAAATTCAACAAGCAACTGAAAATGCAAATAAAGCAAAAGAAGCTTTTGATGAAATAAGTAAAACAGTTTCTTCATATACAGATGCAAAAAAAGGTTTAGATGATTTAACTGAAGGCACTGTTGAATTTTATGAAGCCATCTTAAAAGCTAATGAATCTGCTGAAGAATTAATTGAAAAGCTTGGTTTGATAGCTGGAGTTGACTATGGAATAGACTCTAATGGATTAATTAATATCGATGAAGACGCTTTAGAAGAAAAAATGTTCCAAGAACAACAAAAAGTATTTAGAGCGCAAGCTAGTAAATATAAAGCTCAATTAGAATTAGAACAATTTAATCAAGAAAAAACAGTTGAAGCGTTTAGAAATAAGATTTCAGTAAGACAAGGAATGTATTCAATGTCTAGGGAAGACGCTAGACAATTACTAAAAGATCCAACTTATGATATTAGTCAAGGCTCTAATGAGATGGAGCTTACTACTTTAGGTAAAATTGCTAATACTTTTGGTTGATTACGTCCACAACTTTTACTACAAAACAAAATATTTACTCAAGCAGTGTCTGTATTTGACAAAGGGACTAAAGAAATTACTGATGAAGTAGGTGCTTTTAGTGCAGAATATAAAAGAAATGCGGCTAAACAAGAATCTTTAAATAATTTATTAAGTTCTCAATATATTTTAGGTTATGGTTCAAAAACAGATGTGGATAAATATAATAAATTATCTGATAGATTAAAAACTGTTGTAAATCAAAACGTAACTGAAGAAAGATTAAATAATCAAAAAACAGGTACTGATAGAACTGAAGCTAGGGATAGAAAATGGTGAGAATATTATTTAAAATCTGTTTATGCAGGAGTTAATCCATCTGCTATACCTCAAATGATTGCTGGAGAGTATGGTAATTTTTCAAATACTAATAAAATTAAAGAAGCTTACATGGAAAATGTTTATGGATACCAAAAAACAAAAGCTGGATGGATTGATCCTAGAACAGGTGAAACAATTGATTATAATAAAGTAATAAAAGAAATTGATACTGAAGAGGCAGAAGAAAGATTTAATTCAGGAGAGTATACAACAAGAAAAGCTTTAGAAGAAACAATGCGAAAAGTACGTCAATATGAAAATAAAGCTAGTGCAGCAGGTTTTGATAAAGCATCTCAATCTTATATTACAGAAGCTTTAATGGGGGCAGAAGGTTCTTCTACTTTATTAAACAAAGATGAATTTGGTTATTATTTAAAAGAAAAATATGGATTAAAAGATTTAGAACAAGCTATAAATGGTGAAATACAAGTAAGTAATGCTGTTAAAGAAGAAATTAATAAATGATTAAATGAAGGTGCAGGAGATAATCAAAAAAGATTAATAGAAGATGCTAAAGCATATAATGCAACTTTAGAAGAAGAAGCTGAGGCTTTAGATACTACTGCAGAGGCTTTAGATTTTTATGCTATTGCTATGGATAATGCAGCTGGAGTTACACATAAACAAACAAGAGAAAATGCAGAAGCTGCCGCAAATCAATATAAATTTAATAAAGCATATAATGAAGGTAGAAAAGTATATGAAGATAATAAAGAATTGATTGAAAAATATGGCAAAGCAATAGAAAATAATGAAAAAATTTCTTACGATTTAGCTGATGCAATGGGTGAATTAAGTCAAAGTTTAAAAGCAATGGGACTTTCTCTTTCGGGAGAAACTATTACTAAAAATTTAAATTTAATTAAAAAATTATTAGCAGGAACAACAGAAGAAGCTGAAGAGGCATATAAGGAATTATATAATTTATCAAGATTAGATACTTTAAAAAGTTTTTTTGGTAATCCAGATGATTTAAAAAATGGAGATGAAATACTTCAAAAATATAAAGATATTATTAATGCTATTGATAATACAGATCCTGGTAAAATGATGTCTCAACATTTTGCTAATAATTTAATAGACATGATTAACAATGCTCAATTAACAGCAGAAGAAATTAATAAATTAGCAAGTCAATTAGGTATTGAAATTCCTGTTGAAATAGAAGATAAAGATATTACTTTAGAAGATACTAAATTTACTACTGCTGCACAGTCAGTTCAACATAGATATGATGGAGAGATGCCAAACCCAGCATATGATGGTAAAAAGAATAAAAAGAAAACTATTCAAATTCATTATGCATGAGTAGAAACTACAGAAGCAAAAGAAGATCATTTTGTAGTCCCTAAAGGTAGTAATTTAAAAGTTAATACGAATACTAAAAATTTATCTAATGGAACTAATTTTTCAATAGCTCCATCTAATAGTAAAAGTTCTGGCGGGAATGATGAACCAGATAAGATGGATCCTATTAAAACTGAAATTGATAGATACCATCAAGTAAATACTCAAATTACAAAAGTAGATAATAATCTTAAAAAACTTCAGTCTCAACAAGATAAGTTTGTTGGTGGACAATTATTAAGAAATTTAAATGAACAATGAAATTTATTAAATACTCAAGTAGATAATTATAATGAAAAATTAAGAATAGCAAATGCAGAACAATCTGAATTAGCTAATAAATTAGCTGGTAAAGGAGTTCAATTTAATGCAGATGGAACTATTTCTAACTATGCTCAAGTTATAAGAGCTCAAGAAAGTTATGTTAATAGTTTAATTAATAATTATAATAATATGAGTAAAGAGGCTCAAGAAAGTTATAAAGATACAGTTGAAAATGCTAAAAAAGACTTTGATCAATTTAAAGAAGACTTAGATAGATATGATGAATTAGTTTCAGATTTTATTCCTGATTTATATCAAAGTATTCAAGATTCATGAGATAAACAAATTGAATTGAATATAAAGCGTTTCAATATGGAAATTGAAGTTGTTCTTAATTTAGACCAGGCAAAAAGAGATTGGAATGCATGAGCTAAAAGAGCAATTCAAGGCTTTGATGCTGAAGATATATTTGGTAGTGCACAGGCTAGATTAAAAGATTTTTATACTTATTTTAATGAAGATGGCGTAGCAGATGTTCAAATTGGAACTAAACAAATTAATAGTTTATTAGAAGAGTTTAATAAAATGAATGCTGGTGAAGACAGTATATATGGAACTCAACAATCAGGATACAATAGAGCTCAAGCTATTGATGATTTAAAAACTCATTATGAACAATTAATGCAATCAATTACTGATGTTATTGAATTACAAGATGAATTACATCAAGATTGATTAGATAAAATGGATGAAGTCCAAGAAAGATTTGCAATGCAAATTGATAATTATGGTTTCTTAAGAGAAATAATAAATCATGATTTAAAAATTGTTAATTTAACTTTAGGTGAAGATGCATATGGAGAGATGGCTAAGTTCTATGAAAAACAACAAGATAATTATAAACAACAATTAGATTTTCAAAGACAACAAAAAGATTTCTGGTATGCTCAAATGCAAGCTGCAGAAGAGGGAACTAAAGAATGGGAATCTGCAAGAGATAAATGGAAAGACGCAGTTAAAGAATTTAATAGTATATTAGAAGAAGGTTTAGAAAATGCTAAAACTAAATTTGAAAATGCTATTAATGATATATTTAAACGATTAAATGAAAAATTAACTGGCGGCATGGGATTAGATTTTGTTAAAGAACAATGAGATTTAATTAATGAAAATGCAGATAGGTATTTAGATACAATCAATGCAACTTATGCTATTAGAGAATTAGAGAAAAAATATACTGATAGTATCAATGATAGTGATAATGTAGCTGTTCAACAAAGATTAAAACAGGTAATGGAAGAACAAATATCTAGCTTAAAAGAGAGAGATAGAATAACTCAATATGATGTTGATAGAGCTAATAAACTATATGAATTAGAATTAGCTAGAATTAATTTACAAGAGGCTCAAAGAAATAAATCTCAAATGAGATTAAGAAGAGATAGTCAAGGTAATTATACTTACCAATATGTTGCAGATGATAATGCTATTAGAGAAGCTGAAGATGAGGTTAATAAATTATATAATGAACTTTATAATTTTGATAAAGATAGATATAATTCAGTGTTAAATGATATATATGATATATGAAATAATTATCAAGAAAAAATGGCGGAGGCTGCACTAATTAATGATCCAGAATTAAGAGCTGAAAAAGAGCGATTAATTCAAGAACAATATAATGAAATGATGATGCAAGCTGAAGAAGATTATCAAATATCTAAATTTAATTTACAAGAATCATTCTTCTGGGATTGAGTAGATTTAAATAATATGACTCTTGATAATTTTAAATTATTAAATGATAATGAAAAAGATATTATTATGACTGAATTCGTTCCAACTTGAAAAAATGGTGTATCTGAAATGGCAGATATATTTTCAGGCCCAGGAGGTTTTGCTGAGGTTACTCAAGATTCCTGGTATGAAATTAAAGATGCTGAAAATGAATATGCAAAAGATATGCAAGATCTTGAAATTATTGCAGGTCAAACTTTTGAAACTATTATTGAAGGACAAGATGATAGTTTGGAAAAAGGTAATGAATTAATTAAACAAAATGAAGAATTAATAAATTTATATGGAAATGAATTAGCTGCTGTTCAAGCTGTATATGATGAAGTTCGTAATTTAAGAGATATGTATTATGAAAAAGAACAAGCTGCTATTCAAGCTGCAGCAACAGCTCAAAAATTATGAGAAGAAGAAATGCGTAGACAGCAACAAGAAATTGCTAATTATCAAAGAATTACTAGTGAAGCACGTGCTGCCGCACAAGCTGCATTAGATTATAATTATTACTCTAGTGGAGCGTTTAGTAGTCAAAGTATTGGTTCTGGAGGAGGATCTGGATCTGGTGGCGGAGGTTCTAGTATTGGAGGTCAATTAGCAACCTCAACTTCTGGAGGATCTAGTTCAAGCTCAGGTTCTGTTCAATACTTTTCAGTATATTTCTTTAGCGACGGTAAAAAGGTTGGTGGCGTAAGTGCAAAAGTAGGACAAAGTGTTAAACTTAGTTGTGGAGTATCTAAGACTGGTTATTCTTTACAAGGATGAACTATTGGTGGTAAACAATATAGTAATGGACAATCATTTACAGGTACAGCACCTGCTTCTTATCAAGCTAATGCAGTATGAAAATTAGGTATTTTAAAAGCACTTGGTTTTGCTACTGGTGGATATACAGGTGAATGAAGCAATAGTAATAATACTGATAATGGTAGAATTGCTTTATTACATCAAAAAGAATTAGTATTAAATGAAGCTGATACTAAAAATGTTTTAAATACGGTAAAAATTATGAGAACTTTAGAAAATTCATTAGGAAGTAGTCTACTTTCTAAAATGGCGGGAGTAAGCGCCAATGGAGCAAATGGAGGAGCTTCAGAAGGCACAATACTAGAACAAAATGTTCATATTGATGCTAGCTTCCCTAATGCTAGAAATGCAGCTGAAATTGAAGAAGCTTTAAACAATTTAGTAAATGCTGCCGCACAAAGAGCTCATGAAAATAAATAAGGTAGAAAATTAATTTCTACCTTTTTTTATTTGGACTAATATAATCAATTTAGTCATTAAATTTTTAATATTATTTAGAGTATAAAAAGAAGAGAAAAAAGGAGAGATTTCAATGAGTAGCTTTAATTATGAAAATCAAATTTTAGACGCTATTGAAACTATGGTGGATAAGGCCATAGAAAATGCGGGTTATGACAAAACTATTCAAGGAATTATTGTATCTATTGAGGATGCTGCTCAAGGAAAATATAAAGTTAAATATCAAAATGGAGAAATTGAAGCATTTTCAAATAATATAGATTTAATTTATCCTGCGGGAACTATGGTTAATGTATTAGTCCCAAATGGAGATTTTACTCAAAACAAAACTATATTAGATGCAATAGAAAAAGATAAAATAAAATATGGAACTGTATTTGAAGAGTCTGAAATGTATGATAATAAAAGCGGAAATTGCATTGCCGCACCTCAAGTTTTAGGTTTAAATTCATATAAGACAAAAGATACAGTTATGTTATATGATAGAGATAATGATGTTAATATTATAGGATTAGATGTCATTACTTTTGAAGAAAATATAAAAGATAATAATAGTATATTATGTGGTGCTAGTTTTAAAACTGAGCTAGTTAAAGATCAACAAAGACAAGGTAATTATGGAATTGCTTTTGATTTAGATTTTACAGATAACTTAAGCGGAGATACTTTAACTAAAAGTTACATAATAGATGTAAATCAAATGACAGGTAATCCATATGATTTTAATGAATTTAATAGACAATATAAAGTTTTTAATATAAACAGTGAGAATTTTATTAGTATAAAACAAATTTATTTATTCTCTGAAGGTTTCCCTAATATAGATGATGAAAAAGTTGGTAATGATATATTTGTTAATAATTATGAATTGTCTATTGTTAGAAAATTAACTGAAGAGGAACTAAATGGTTATTTACTTAATCTAGTTAGAGAAGGTAAAGGGTATTTTGATAAAGAGGATAGTGAAGATGCTAAGATATTTTTAAATGCTATTTTAAAACAAAGAAATATAGAAATTACTAATGGACTTGAATATTATTGGTTTAAAGAAAATATTGATATTACTATTGATAGTGCGGATTTCGTGACTTATGGCGGCAATGGTTGACAATGTCTAAATGATTATAATGTAATTGATGAAGAAACTAATGAAAGAATGTATTTAACTAATATAGGTAGTTTTGAGATTACAAAAGCAGATGTTGTTAGTAAAAGTGTAAAAATAAAATGTGTAATTGTTAAAGATAATGAAGTATTGGCGGAAATGGTTGCTGAAATATTTAATTATGATAGTGATTATGATTTAAGTATTGTAAGTGATAGTGGAGACCAATTTTATTATGATAATGGTAGACCTAGTTTAACTTGTTTAGTTAATGGTGAGGAAAATAGTTTATTTAATTATCAATGGAGCTATGCTGATAATAATGGAGTTATTTATAATTTAGAAGAAACTCCTGAAGAAAATGAAGAATACAATGCGGCGGTAGCCGATTATGAGCTCCTAGTAGCTGAGTTAGAGTCTGAAATAGCGATGCCTGCCGCAAGTCAAGAAAGACTAGATGAATTGAAAGCTACTATTGATAAATATGATGATATTCAAAGAGTAGAAGGTAATAAAGTATTTAAAATAGATTTAACTAAAATAGATGAATACGCTACTTTTAAATGTTTAGTTAAGTTTGAAAATATAGAAATCGGGACAGCAGAGTTTACAATTAAAAATTCATTATTTGTTGAAGGAACATATACTTTAACATTATACAATGGAATTCAAACTTATAGTTATGATACTATGGGTATATCACCTGCTAGTTCAAGTTTAGAAAAACCAATTGAAATATTGCCGCTAACATTTGACATTAAAGATAATTTAGGTAATACTTTAAGTGGAAGAGCTTTAGACTCTTGTGAAATTACATGAGATATTCCTACTGAAAATACAATGTTAGTAGTAAATAATTATGATAAAGAAAAATTAGAATATTCAATTTTAGATAAATATAATAAAGCATATATTAATAATACAATTAGATTAAATGCTAAATATAAAGAAATTAGTTTAGATGCGGCGACCGCGTTCACATTCGTAAAAGATGGAGAACCAGGAACTAATGGAACTGGAGTATCTTGTAAAATTGTTCCTAATATAGAAGGAGATTTTATAGGTTATCCAATGTTAGTTAATGGTAATCTTAATTATACACCTTTAAGTACTAATAAGTGGTTTAAAGTTCAACTATGAGAAAATGGTGAAAAAATATTTGAAGGTACTGACAGTGATGAAGAACACAATATTACTTGGTCAGTATTAAAGAATAGCTATGCTAGACAAGATGGCACTAAGGTGTCTGATCCATCTAATATTGCGGTTAACAATGGAGAATTCGCATATACAGGTTACAATGCCGATGCCGCAAGTATAGTTAAGGTTCAAGTTGATTATGATGGTACTACTTACTATTGTACATTACCTGTATTAGTAAGTGAAGTATCAGATGATTATCAAATTGAATTAAAAGCAGATAGTGGATTTACTTATGTAATGTATGCTAATGATGGTAAAAGACCTCAATATGATAATACTAATCCATTTACTATTGTAGTTAAGAAAACAATAAATGGATTTGTTGAAGATATTAGTTTAGTTAATAATCAATATAAAGTTAGTTATAATTGAGCAGTTAAAGGAAAAATATTTAGTCCTGAAGCTGATGATTTTATTATTGATTTACACTTAACTATTGATGAAAATGCGGAATTGGCAGGAAATCAAAAAATTTTAATTCCTAATGAAGATTATAATGGAGAGAATATAACTAATGCATTAGAAGTCAAAATTTTAGATGCTAATTTAGCAGAAAAAGGAAAACTTCTTATACCAATTCATTTCTACTTAGATAGATATGGACTTGCTGATTTAAATGGTTGGGATGGTAATAGAATTGCATTAAATGATGATACAGGTTCAATATTAGCTCCACAAGTTGGTGCTGGTAAGAAAGAATCAGATAATACTTTTAGTGGAGTATTAATGGGTTCTGTAAAAGAGCGTGGTCAAGATAAAACAGAACAAGGTTTATTTGGATATAACCATGGCCGCCGCAGCATATTTTTAGATTCTGATACTGGTAAAGCTGAATTTGGTTTTGATGGCAGAGGTCAGATTACTATTGATCCAACTGAAGATACTGCTAGAATTTATGGTGGTAATTATAAAAATAATCATCAAACAGGTATGTTAATAGATTTAACTACACCTGAAATTAAATGAGGTAATAATAATTTCTCTGTTGATAGAGATGGACACTTAATTGCTAAAGGTGGAGGTACTATCGGTGGTTGGAATATATGAGATGATAAATTAACTGCTGGTAATATTTTCTTAAATGCAAATGGTTCATTATCAGGTGGAGAGACTAATAGTCAATGGAGTATTTCAACCGCAGGTAAGGCTACATTTAATAATGCTGAAATTAAAGGTACTATATATGCTACAGCTGGTAAAATTGCTGGATATGATATTTATGGTAACACATTAAAAGGATATAATGTAGGTATGTGTGGTATGTCAGGTGAAGAATGAGCATTTTGAGCTGGTTCTGGAGCTGGATCTTCTGCACCATTTAGAGTTGGACATACTGGAGAATTATATGCTACTAATGCAGATATAACAGGTAGTATAACAACAAGTAATTTATCTTGTACTGGTGGATATATACATTTATCTACTGGGGGTGGATATCTTAATATAGGTGGAGGATATACACATCCTGAAGTATCTGGTTTAAATGTGTCTGGATATAATACTGGTATAAATATTTGGCATGCAGGAATTTCTATGGATGGAGATTGTATGGCATATGGAGGCTTTAAAATTCATAATGGAGAGATGGGAAGAGGAATTGGAACAGATGCAAACCCTATTAAAATACAATGTACAAACTATAAAATTATTATAAAGGGTGGAATTATTGTTGGATATGAATAGTAATTAAGAAGTTAGAAAGAAGGTAAATAAAAATGTTACAATTATGAGAACTTAAAGAACAATTAATTAAAGATTTAAATGAAGCTAATCTTCCAATAGATGCAGTTTATTATGTATTAAAAGATATAGTGGAAGAAGTTTCTTCAGTATACAATCAACAAATACAACAATTACAAATGGAAAAAAATGCGGCAGCGAGCGCTAAAGAAGATGAGAGTCGAGATGATTCGCAGGACGAACCGGCTACTGCCGCATTGGAAATAGAAGAGAAGGAGGAAAAATAAAATGACATACTTTGAATTTAGAGACAAATATAATGGTCAATACATCGATTGGGATGGGGCTTATGGACCACAATGCTGGGACTTAGCTCAAAAATATTTCACTGAATGTTTAGGTGTACCTAGTTGGGTATTATCTGGATGTGGTTTAGTATCTAATATGCTTTATCCACCAAAAAGAAATGACTTAGATGTTTATTTTGACGAAGTAGATACTCATGCAATGATGGCTGGAGACGTATGTATCTGGACTGTTGGACATATAGCTATCTTTGATAATTGGGATGGATATAATTGTTATTACTTCAGTCAAAACCCAAATCCAAGTCAAGTTATGCAATGTAACTTAGGTGGAGAAATGCATGCATTTAGATTAAAAGGTTCTACACCACCAACCCCACCTACACCACCAACTCCAAGTAGTTTTAATATTGGAGATAAGGTTATAGTTAATGGTCAATTATATGGAACTGCTGATGGAGAAAATCCAGGAGCTATAGTATCAGGAGTAGTTACTGAAATTACTAGAAAGGCAGATGGACATCCATATCCATATAATACAACAGGAGATTTAGGATGGGTGGCTGAAAGTTCATTAACTCATACTAATAACCCACAACCAACACCACCTGCACCTCAACCAACTGGATTACAAGTAGGAGATAGAGTTAAAATAATTGGAACAGGTAATGGTTCTAGTTTTGGAGATTCTAATACTGCCTATGGTATAGGATGGGAAAGACAAATTCTAAGAGTTTGGGAAGGTAGACCATTCCCATACCAAGTTGGAAATAACACAGGTACAACTGGATTCTATAAAGCAGATGCTTTAGAAAAAATTTAATATAATGGATAGGAGGAAGAAATATGTATGAAGCAATTAAATCAACTTTACAAATAGTAGGTTGGTTAGGAGTTATTTTATTAATGTTAGTATTAATTAATACAGTTTGTGGAATTATATTTAATGTTAATAAAAATGGAGATACTTTTAGTTTTAAAACTTTATTTAAAGGATTATTTAAAGCTTTTGTATTTTATGGGTGTGCTGCATTACTAGCAATAGCATTTACAATGTTACCATTTATTAATGAAATGATAACTAATGTTTATGGAGTTCAATTAATAGCTAATGATGTATTAAATACTTTAAGTACAGTAGCAGTTTTAACAGTTGTTGTTTCTGCTATTATTACTCAAGGTAAAAAAGCACTTGAAGGGGTTAGTCAATTACTAACTGTAAAAGTAAATAATGAAATTATTACTTGGGAAGTTGAAGACCCTGAAACAAGAGAAGAGAAATAGTTGATAGGAAATGCGGAGGAGCGATGACCGGCTGCCGCATTTCTTTTTTTGTGTTTTAAGGGCAAGTTAAAAAAATACATCCAAACTGATTTTTAAATAGTGATAGAAGGAGGAATATAATATGCAATTAGTTAAACAAGGTAATCAAAATGATTACAACTACAAAGAATTTTTCCTAGATGATATAAGTGAATTAGATGAAATTTTAAACACACCTAAGGGCAGAGATGCATGTCCAGGAAGTATTGCATTTATTATATCAACAGGAGCTGTTTATATTCTAAATTCTCAAAAAGAATGGATTGCTCAATAGATTTTTTGAGGAAGAAAGGAAGATAGTATGGATATAGTTACATATGCACTTTGTAAAAAGATTGCAAGTAGTGCGGTTTCAGGTATTAAAGACTTACGTGTTGAAGGTACTACATTGTATATCGAAACAAATGATGGAAATACTATAGAAATGGATTTCCCAGAACCAGAAGATGGTGTGTCTGTTGTTGATGTTGACATTATTAATAAACATTTAATATGTACTATGTCAAATGGAGATACTATTGACTGTGGAGAAGTTCCTGTTTATATTCCTCAAGTCGGAGTTGACTATTTCACTGATGAGGATAAAGAAGAAATGGTCCAAGAAGTAAAAGAAGAAGTTAGTGATTCTTTCGTATTAGATATTATATAAGGAGGGACAAGTTATGGCAACAAAACCAAGTATGAAGTTTATTGCGACTACATCAGATAAACTTGGTACTATTGATATAGTAGCAGGTCAAGTTATTTTTTGTAGAGATACTAGAGTAATATACTTAGATACAAATGTAAGAACTAGTTTCCAAGCTGTTATAAATGTTGTTGATGATGAAACTCGTCAAGCTATTGAAAACCCTCTTGAAGGATATTATTATGTTAGAAAAGAAAATACTTTATGGAGTTACTTCGGACAATGGGTTCAAATAACAGGAAAAGATTCTAGTTTAATCTTCGTTGATGGCGATTTGCCTGAAGAAGGAGAAGTAAACAAAATTTATGTAGACGATGATACAATGTATCGTTGGAATGCTACAACTTTACAATACTACTCTATTGCCGGAGGTAGTACTTGAGAAAATTATACGGCTTAATTTTTTAAAAAAGAAAGGAAGAAAAATAATATGATTAAATTTATTAAAATCTTAGCTTCTGAATATGCTGCACTTAAAACAGCTGGAACAGTTAATGCAGATTATTTTTATTTATTAACTGATACTAATGAATTTTATTTAGGTGAAAGACACTTAACTGATCAAGATTTATCTAGCTTTTTAACAAGCGTTCAAGCAAAAGATAATTCAATTGTTGTTTCTAATAATAATCAAGTTGGAGTTAAAATTTCTAGTAAAACTGGAAACAATATCTCATTAGTAAGCGAAAGTGGAAAAGAAGGTTTATACGTTAATGTACCTGCCGCAACAGATTATACAGTAGGAATTACTGAAACTAGTGGTAGTGGATCAGACAATTATTCTAAGAGATATAATGTAGTTCAATCTGCTACAGGATTAAATGTTAATATCGATATTCCTAAAGATATGGTTGTTTCAAGTGGTTCTGTTGTAGACATCACTTATAGTGAAGGACACTTATATGATGGAGCTACTGATGTAACTGAAAAAATTAAAGGACAAGGTGGAACTGCTACAGCCGCAGATGCTGGTAAATATATCAAATTAAATATTGCAAATGGAACAAATGATGTATTATATATTGCTGCTAAAGACTTAGTAGATATCTATACAGCTGAACAAAGCGCTAGTCAAGTTCAATTAGCTATTTCTAATAGTAATGTAATTAGTGCTTCAATCGTTGCTGGATCAATCGATACTACTGAATTAGCTGATGACGCAGTTACAACTGACAAATTAGCTGATAGTATCGTAACTAGTTTAGGAAAAGCTGACTCAGCTGTTCAATCTGTAACTGAAGGTTCTACTAATGGTACAATCGACGTAGATGGAACAGATGTTTCTGTTAAAGGTTTAAAATCAGCTGCATTTACTGAAAGTTCTGCTTATGCAACTGCTGCACAAGGAACATTAGCTACTAATGCAGTTAGAAGTGTAGCTGAAGGTAGTACAAACGGTACTGTTTCAGTAACTACAGGAACTGGTTCTGCTACTGATGTTGCAGTTAAAGGATTAAAATCTGCAGCTTACACTGAATCAAGTGCATATGCTACAGCTGCTCAAGGTGGAAAAGCTGATACAGCTATTCAAGGAATTGCTGAAAGTAGTACAAATGGTAAAATTAAATATACTGTTGATGGTACTAACTATACTGATGTTGCAGTTCATGGATTAGGAACAGCTGCTTATGCTGCTACAACTGATTTCGATGCTGCTGGAAGTGCAAGTGCTGTTGTAGGTACTAGCGGAGATGCTTCTACTGCAAATACAGTTTATGGTGCTAAAGCTTATGCAGATAGTTTAGCAAGTAATTATGATGCTGCAGGAGCTGCTTCAACTGCTGAAAGTAATGCAAAAACATATGCTGAAGGATTAATTTCTTGGGAAACTTATTCAGCAGAATAATTTAATTTAGAAAATATGAAATAAATGCGGGGACCCCGGTCTATGGAAGAATGAGGCGCGGTCGCCGCATATTTTAAAAGGAGGAAATAAATAATGGCATTAGTAAAATTTATTAAAACAACTAATTCTAATTTATCTTCTTTAACTAAAAAAGAAGGACAATTAATTTTTACTACTGATACTAAAAAATTATATTTAGATAATAATTCCTCTACTCGTTTAGAAATAAATTCTTATAATTTAACTCAAGATGGAACAGATGGACACAAATTAACTTTTACAGATGCAAGTGGAACAACTCATCTTATTACAATACCTGATAATAATACTACTTATACAGGTAGTAATGGTATTACTTTAACTGGTACTAATTTCACTAACTCTGGTGTTAGATCTGTTGCAACAGGTTCTGCTAACGGAACTATTTCAGTTAATACTAATGGAACTGCTGCAGATGTTGCAGTTAAAGGTTTAGCAGCATTAGCATATAAAGCTAGTTTAAGTGCTTCAGATGTTGGAGCTATTGATGCATCACTAAAAGGTGCTAATAGCGGAGTTGCTGAATTAGATGCAAATGGTAAAGTTCCTAGTTCACAATTACCAAGTTATGTAGATGATATTATAGAAGGTTATTATTATAACAATAAATTTTATAAAGAATCTACTCATACAACTGAAATTACAGGTGAAACTGGTAAAATATATGTAGATTTATCAACAGATAAAACATATAGATGGAGCGGAAGTGCTTATGTAGTAATAAGTGAAACTTTAGCTTTAGGTGAAACTAGTGCTACTGCTTATCGCGGAGATCGTGGTAAAATAGCATATGATCACAGTCAATCAACACATGCTAGAACTGATGCAACTAAAACTGAGTCAAGTACTACTAATGGTAACATTAAAATAAATGGTACTGAAACTACAGTTTATACTCACCCAGCTTATACTGAAACAGCGGCTGCCGCAAAGAAAGTTGGTTTAGATGCAACTGGACATGTGGTATTAGGTGATTCATTAGGTAAATCAGATGTTGGTTTAGGTAATGTTGGAAACTTTAAAGCTGTTAGTACTGTTGCTAGTCAAGGTTTATCAGATACTGAAAAATCTAACGCTAGAGCAAATATTGGTGCTGGTACAAGTAGTTTAACATTAGGAACTGGAAGTTCAAATGCTTATAGAGGGGATTATGGAAATACCGCTTATACACATGCTACTGATAGTAGTAGATTAACTACTGCTACATCTAGTGGTTTATATAAAGTTGCTTCTACAGCTCAAGGACATATAGCTAGTTTAACTAGTGTTGAAAAAGCAGATATCACAGCTTTAGGAATTCCTGGTTCAGATACTACTTATAGTGCTGGAACGGGTATGGCTTTAAGTGGAACTACATTTAAAGCAAAATTAGCTTCAGATACTGCTTCTAGTTTAGCAAGTACTGCAATGGGTTCTACTTCTAGCAGACAATATGCTGTTGGAGTTGACAAAGATGGATATTTAAGTGTTAATATACCATGGACAGATACTAAAAATAGTGCAGGTTCTACTGATACATCATCTAAAATATATTTAGTTGGTGCAACAAGTCAAGCTGCTAATCCACAAACATATTCAGATAATGAAGTATTTGCAACAAGTGGTGTTTTACAAGCTAAACAATTCTCTGTTAATGGAGGAGCTAACATAGTTTATAATTCAACTGATAAATGTATAGAATTCAATTTTGCATAGGAGGTAATTAAATATGGCTTTACGTGTTTGGTTGCCTCTTGATGGCAATTTAAATAATAAAGGAGTTAGTGGAGCTACTGCTTCTTTAATGGGATCTGGAGTTTCTTATGCAGCAGGAAAATTAAAACAATGTGCTCAATTACCAAATAATGCAAACAGTTGTATTTATATGACAGGTTTAAAACAACAAGTATTGAGTTGGAGTTGTTGGTTTAAATGTTTAGGAAATGGTTCTGGAAATAGTCAAAGAATTTTAAGTGAAGGTAGAGATACTGGTAGCAGAGGAACTGAAATTTGATTAAGTAAAGATGGAGCTACATTATATGCCGCAACAAGAGGAAAAGATTTAAATACTTCAGTTACTACTAACAAATGACATCATGTATGTCTTACTGCTAGTGCAACTAAAGTTTCTTTATATCTAGATGGTGTATTAAAAGTTAGTCAAGACTCAACAACTACTACAGATTATGCTCAATCACAAGATGCTTTTGTTATAGGCAAAATGTCTTATAATTATACAACTACTACTAATTACTTTCCTTTTAATGGATTAGTTAATGATGTTCGTATATATGATGAATGCTTAAGTCCTAAACAAGTTAAAGAATTATCTAAAGGTCTAGTTGCTCATTATAAGTTTGATAAAATTACTGAATATACAACTAATAAAATAGCTGGTTTACAAGATGTAAGTGGTTATGGTTATAATGGAACTAAAAATGGAAGTTTTACAAATCCTAATATAGATAGTGCTAGATATGATAAATGTATGACTTTTAGTTCTGGCTATTTACATTATTTATCTAGTCCACTACATACTACAACAGATGAGTTTAGTATATCTTGTTGGTTCTATCCTACTACTAATTCAACAATGTGTTTATATAATGATAGAACTGGTGTTGGAGTTGGAATAGCAATATTTTATATAGAAGGTAAATTAAGATTTGATGATGGTACACTTCAAACCACAGGCGGAAGTGTTACTTTAAATGCCTGAAATCATGTTGTATGTACTTATAAACGTGGCGGAGATAAAAAAATATATATTAATAATGTATTAACAACAACTGCTACAGCAAGTGATTTAAGTAGTACAGGTGCTAATGCAAGTATTGGTAATAGTTCTACAAATGGTGCGGCCGGTGCTGGTAACCAAATAACTGGACATTTAAGCGATTTCCGCATTTATTGTACTGAATTATCTGCAGATGATGTAAAAGAATTATATCAAACTTCTGCTATTGTAGATAATAATAGTAATGTATTTGCTTATGAGTTTATAGAAGAGGAGTAATATTATGAGTATTTTTAAAATGGGACTATGGTCACAAGATAGTTTACAAGAAAGATTACTTCCTGAAGGATATACTCAATTAGAATATATTGAAAGTACTGGAACTCAATATATTGATACTGGAATAAATAGTGATAGTACTTTAAAATTAGCTATGGATTTACAGTTTACATCTGGAGGACCTTCATCTTATCAGAATCCTATTGGATCAATTATAAATGGAGGAGGTACAAGATTTCATATTAATCCTAATAGCACAAGTGTAGAAATTCAAGCTGGAAGTAATGGATATGCATACATTTTTAGTGGCTATCCTTATACAACTCGTTTTCAAAGTATTGTAGATACACCTAATAAAAAAATTGAAACAAGAGTATCTAATACAACTCAATCTGCTAATATGCCATATACTAATCCATTTGATTTAAATATTAATTTTTGATTATTTAGGAGAAATGGAGACGCAGATGGTTTAAAATATTATAGTTACCTTAAATTATATTATTTTAAAATGTATCAAAATGATACATTAGTTAGAGATTTTGTGCCAGCACAAAAATCTAGTGATAGTTCTATTGGTCTATATGATAGAATAAATGATGTATTTTATACTAACGCAGGCACTGGAACATTTACTGCAGGTCCTAAAGTAAGTAATCAAAATATTACTGTTAAGATATATAAAGATGATAATAGAATTGAAGCAGCAAACTTTATAGAGATTTAAAGGAGGATGAATAATATGGCTATTACTAAAAATGGTATTGTAAGTTCAAATGAATTACAAGAATATTGTTTACCTTCCGCATATAAACAAGTTGAATATATAGAAAGTACAGGTACTCAATATATTAGTACCGGTGCTGAAATATTTGGTTCTACTAATCATGGTATTTATATAGATTTTATTCCTACATCATTTTATAATTATAATACAATTTATGGAAGTACTCTTGATGCAGATACTAATGAAGGTTGGATATATTCAAATGGAGGTTTAGCTTCAAGATATAAAAGCATTAGATACGGAACGGATAATAATATTACTGTCAATTCAAGAATTAAGTATGAATTGACAAAAGAAGATAGTACATTAACTAAAATTGTTAATGGAACTACAATAGGAACTGGAACTGTAAGTGGAACATCTAATGGCGTAGTATTATTATTCTTATCTGGTAGTGACTATGGAAAATACAAATTGTTCAGTTGTAAATTATCAAAAAATGGAGAAATAGTTAGAGATTTTATTCCATGTATAAGAAAATCTGATAATGAAGTTGGATTATATGATTTAATAGAAGGAACTTTTTATACAAATCAAGGAACAGGTTCATTTAGTTATAATAGTGAATCTGATAACACAACAAATTTAAAAATTTATGAAAACAAAATCATGACAAATGATTTTAATGAAATATAAGAGGAGGGAATGACTAAATGGCACAATTAAAAGACTTATTAGTTAGCGGAGATGCGCGAGTTGTAGGAACAATATATGGGACTGTAACTAACGCAGAGAAAGCTACAAAAGATGCTAGTGGAAATACAATTACTAGTACATATGCCAAATTAGCAAGTCCAGCATTAACTGGAACTCCTACAGCACCTACTGCAACAGCAGGAACTAATACAACACAAATTGCAACTACAGCTTTTGTAACTACTGCAGTTAGTGGAGTAACTGGTGCAATGGTATTTAAGGGAACAGTCGGTACAGGTGGTACTGCAGGAACTGCATTACCAACAACTGGAGTTAAAGTTGGAGATACTTATAAAATAGTTACAGCTGGAACATATGCTAGTCAAGCAGCTAAAGTTGGAGATTTATTTATTGCTACTGCAACAACACCAACTTGGGCTTATGTACCTTCTGGAGATGATGCAGCAGTAACTCAAGTAACTGCTGGAGCTGGGTTAAATACTACAAGTGCTGATAGTTCTAGTGATGGTGGTAATATTACTACAACAGGAACTTTATACTTAACAAAAACAGCTGTTACACCTGGAACTTATCAAGGTATTACAGTTGATAAATATGGTAGAATAACTGGAGCAGAAAATAAAAATTATACAAGTAATACAGGTACTATTACAAAAGTTCAAGCTAATGGAACTGATGTAGCAAGCAGTGGAACTGCTAATATACCTGCTGCAACTACAGGAGCTTATGGTGTTACTAAATTATCTAGTTCAACATCAAGTACAAGTGAAGCTTTAGCGGCAACACCTAAAGCAGTTAAAACAGCTTATGATTTAGCTAATGGAAAAATAGCTGCATCAGATATTACAATTACTCCAGTACAAGCAACTGGTGCAACAGTTGGTACTATTAAAGTAGGTAGTGGAAATACTATTACATTATATGCTCCACAACCTGGTAATGTATCTACTGAATTAGCAACAGTTAATCAAACTTATTATTTAACCGGGGTAAAAGAAACTGCGGCTACCGCAGGTTCACAAATATATAATACTAGGTTGTCAAATACATTTACGGGTCTTAAGTATCAAACTTCTACATCAGCCGCAGGAGGTTCTTTATTCGTAGATGATAGAGAGGTTACTCTTGGATTAAATTATGAAATTTCATAGGAGGTAGAAGGTATGTATAGAATAGAAAATAAAAATATCTATGTTAATAGAGGAGATAAAATAACAATCTTTATAGTTAATAACAGAGATACTTTTAGAATAGGTGATAAAATAACTTTCTATATTTGTGAAGAAGGCGATTATAGTACAGTTATTTTACAAAAAGATTTCAACATAGATGAATATTCTGATACTGTTGGAATTAATTTAACCTCTGAAGAAACTAGAATTGGTGAACCTTTAAAAACAGGTTCTAGAACATATTGATATGAGATCGAGCTTAATGAAGATACTACTTTAGTAGGCTATGATAAAAAAGGTCCTAAGTTGTTTATTCTATACCCTGAAGCTAAAAGAATAGAGGAAGGAGGAGGAGAATAATATGGCTACATCAAGTGTAATGGGAACTCTAGTCACAGGTAATGAAATAGATGTTGACATCTACGCCAGAGGTGAAGATGGTAGAGGAGTTTACTCAACTACTATCGAATATCAAGCTTCTAATAGTGGAACAGTTATTCCAATAGGAACTTGGTCAACTGATTTTCCTACTGTTGCTCAAGGTCAATATTTATGGACTAGAATAACATATTTATATAATGATGATACAACAATGACAAGTTATACAATTTCTTATTTTTCACAAGATGGACAAGATGGTGAAAATGGAGCTATCTTTACTCCTTCTGTTGACTCTAATGGTAATATATCTTGGACTAATGATAAAGGATTACCTAATCCTGAGACAGTAAATATCAAAGGTCCAAAAGGAGATATGGGGTCAGTAAAATTTGAATATGTAACAACTTTACCGACAACTGATATTCATGAAGATACATTTTATGTAATGAACACACTTAATCCAACATCTATTAAAAAATATGATGAATATTTTTATATAAATAGTGGTTGGGAAAAATTAGGTGATGATTTAACTGCTTTCTATAATAAAACTGAAATAGATGCTATGTTTAATGACTTTGTTGTTAGTTCTATTGAAGTTGCTATTAGTGAAGCAGACAAAACTTATTATTTAACAGGAGTAGAAAACACTGGAAACGTGGGTTTAAAACGTTCAGGAATTACATATAGTAGAGCACAGTCAGCTGCAAAAGGAACTGGTTCTATTGATGGTGATGAAATTACAACTGGTTTATTCTACTCTATTTCGTAAAAAATATGAAAGGAGATAAAAAGAGATATGGCAGAAATAAAATTTTATCAAGATAAAGAACATGAAATTCAAATTTATCCTGAGATTAATCCACAAGGTAACTACCCTGGTGTATCAGTAGGTCTTGCTGACAACTTAAGTTCATCAGGAGGTATTACTGACACAGACACTTGGCAATATCGTTCTTCAGGTGGAGAATTAGATATTTCAGATGGATATGCTAGTTTAAAGAAAATAACAGGTAATCTAGAATCTACAACAATTACTGAAAAATGTGTATGTAATGTTAGAGCTACTGGCGTAACTGCCGCAACTGTTACTGCTTCAACTTTTAAAACTAAAGTTTCTGAGTCTGGAACGTATAATTTTATATATACTCCAGTTATTAGTTGGAATTCATCTTTAGTATATACATTAAATAAATCTACTTTTGCTAACTATGTTAATAAAACAACAGGAACTTATACATTTACTTATGCTAATGATGTTACAAGAGAAGATATAACTAATATTATTAATACATTTAATGAATCTACTTTTATTAGTAAAGTAGGTACTCCTGGTAGTTATATGTTTACCTATAATGGAAGTAATTGGCAATTAGATAATGTAAATGTTACTTTAAGTCAATATGGTATTTCAACTAAAGGTACTGAAACTAGCGGAAGTTCATTTACAATTATCTATGCTAAAACATGGAAATTAAATAATAGTGCAGTTACTATGGCTAACTATGGTATTACTACTACAGGAACTGAATCTGTTGGAGATACTATTGCTATTAATTATACTGGTAATAATTGGTATTTAGGAGATGGAGCAGTTACTTTAAGTCAATATGGTATTACTATTACAGCAGGAACTGCCGCAATAGATGATATTATTCAAATAGTATATGTTGCTGAACAAGTAGGTGCTATTGTAGTTGCTAATCCAACTGAATTATTCTCAGTAGGTATGAACCAATTTAATATAGACGGAGAAAATATATTAAATGGATATATTATTAATCAAAATGGTACTATTAGTACAAGCTCTGGTAATTATATTATTTGGTTTAAAGCTTTAGAAGGAGAAGTATATACTATTTACAATGCTACTGCAAGTACTGTTGGTAGAATTGGTTATAGTGCTGATCCACTTACTACATCTAGTACAGTTACTGTCTTAAGTAATGAAACTTCATCTGAATGGGCTGATGAATTAATTAATGATAGTCATAAGAAACACGTTAAAATAACTAACCCAGGTTATATTTGTGTATCAACAAGTAATATTGAAGATTTATGTTGTCACTTAACTTGGGAAGCTGTTAATGATGATGTATATGAAAGTTACTATGAAGCTTCATTAGAAATTCCTTATAAAGATGCAAATGGTAATACAATTAGTGAATATGGTATTGCTTATTTAGAAAACGCAAATATGATTTGTAAAGATGAAATAGATTTAGAAAATCATAAATTTAACAAAGGAACTGCAAGAATGGCTTATAGTGCTGCTAATTTAGCAACAGTACAAGCTATGAAAATTAATAATCAATCTGTTCCTTATAGTTATGATACTAACTGGATTTATTATGGAGTTGAAACAGTTACTCATGATTTAGCTGAAACTTCTAATTCTTATTTAGTATCTAACTATGGTACTGAAGAATTCTTAGATAGTGATATTGATTTACAAGATGTTACTATTTTCTATCAAGATAACTTAAAAGATAAATTAAGATTCTCTGTTGAGGTTATCGATAATAAAGTTGAAGAAATTAGTAGAGATGAAGTTAATACTGATTATTATAAAAATATGTATCCTTCAGTAGGAGCAGTATTAGATTTTGATATGGCATTAAGAAGAATTTTAGGTATTGATGTAGATACTTATAGCGATACTGATACTTATGCTGTTGGAGATTACGTTATCTATGATTTAAAATTATGGAAATGCGTTACTGCTGTTAGTTCTGCAGATTTATGGGAAAATAACATGAATTGGATTACTGAAGTTTCAAAAGTTAATGTAAAAGATTATGAAACAAGTACTGTAATTGATTATGTTAATGGTAAATGTGAAGGTATAAGAACAGCAAGAAGAGATTTAAATATTGATAGAGATGGAACTAATTCTTATTTAGTAACAGTAGTTTGCTATGAAGAAGATGGTGAAACTTATCATCAAGCATCTCAAGAAACTTTATCAACTAGTGAAGTTGAAAGTTTAATTGGTGTAGAATTTAATAGCGATGCTAGTGGTAATAAGTTCTTAATTAAAGTAACTGACCACTGGATAGAAAGTTATTTATTCTCTGCGGAATAGATATGAAATGCGCGGCGGCCGGTTAATCCTGGCTAGGAGTCGATAAATTAGCATTGACCGGCTCCCGCCGCTTCTTTTATAGAGAGAAAGGAGTAAATTATGACAACAATCAATCAATCAATCAATCAATCAATCAATGCGCTTACGCGCGTTCAGAAAGGAGGGCAACTACATTATTTAAGTTGTTCTCCTATAGCCGAAATGGAGGTGAAGACTGTTTAAGTCTTACATCTCTTGGAGGTGTTGCATAGTGAAGATTAATAGTGATTTAATTATTGAAGGTACAAGTAAATCATTAAAAGAGTTACAAGAACAAGTTGATAAATTAACACCTGTTAATTTATATTATAATTATGATGGTACTACTGGGAATGTAACCCTTAATGATGATGTAAATAATTATAATTATATAGAGATATTTTTTAGAAATAATGATAATTATTATAATTCAACAAGAATATATATGGATAAGCCTACTGACCAAAGAGTTTATTTAGGTGCGCATCATGCATGAGGTAGTGGTTCAGTATTTACTAAAATGAAAATAATACAAATAAGTGGAAATAAGATGAATGTGTTTAATAGTTATTATTCACAATTAGAGTTACGTAATAATACAGTAATATTAACACAATCAAATAATATTTATATTACAAGAGTAGATGGATATAAAAAATAAAATATGCAACATTAAAAAATAAGGCTTAAAAGTCAATGTTATGAAAATTAATAGTGACTTATATATAAGTGATACAAATTATAAATTAAAGGATATTGTTACAAATATAAATCAATCAAAAGGAGATTTATTATGAACTAATAAGTCATCAGGTTCTTTTGCAGAGCAAGATGTATCTGTTTCTACTTTGCCTAATTATGGAGTAGTAGAAGTATGGTTTTATAGAAACACAAACTATGATAGTTTAAGTTGTGTAAGAGTAGTTAATTATCCAAATGCTTATACAAGCGGATCTTTCTCATGATGAGAAGGTGGAAATATGTATAATAACAATAGACAATTTAGAATTAATCCAGCAGGAAATTCTATTCATTTTTTTCAAGGGTATTTAAATGGTAATCCAGATAATACTAGAGGAATTCCTATGTATATAGTTGGTTATCCTTTAACTTTTGTATAATTTATATCACAAACAACTTAAAAAATTAATGTAGTTAATTTAATTATGAATATTAAATTAATGAACAATGGGGGGGGGTTCTTGCTTCAAGAATCTTCAATCTCAATTATACAGAGAGGAGGGTCAAGTTATTTACTAGACTCTTCTCACAAGGATTGCGAGGTGACTGGCAACAAATAATTGTACCAGCACCTGGTGATATTTATGTTTAAAATTAATAGTGACTTAGCTATTGGTAATACAGGTAAAAGTTTAAATACTTTAAACACTGAAGTTGAAACTTTAAAACCAGTTTTATTATATAGCAGTAATGGAACAAATACTACTGCTGATTTATCAGATTCAGCTGCTAATTATACTTATCTTGAAATATTTTATAGAGATTATGATAAACATTATGGCAGTGTAAAAGTTTATGAACCAAATAATAAAATGGTATGAGCTGTTGCAGGTTATATAAATGATAATCTTAATGGTGGAAATTTAAAATTTGGAAAGTTTACTATTACAGATAGCCAAATTAAAAGGACTAGAACTTGTCAAATGGATTCTGGTAGTACTGCTTATATGAATTGTAGTTATTTATATATAGTTAGAGTATTAGGTTATAAATAATTTAAACATAAATATTAACAATTATTTAAGCTAAATATTATGAAAATAAATAGCGATTTAATTATTGATGGAATAAACAAAACATTAAAAGATATTCCATTTGAAGACAGATATTCAATAAATGAAATAAAAACTAATAAATTTTGACTTGATGGTAAACCAATATATAGAAAGGTGTTAGACACAGGAAGTATCACTGCTAATCAAGAAAAAGGTATTAGTACAGGGTTAGCAAAAGGGACAATAGATAATATTATAAGAATAGATGGTTTTATAAAAGTTGGTTTTGGAACAATTCCAACAGGCTTTACTAATAGTGGTTTTCAAACTTGCGTTTATTACAACAGCACAAGTAATATTGCATCTATTATTTCCCAAACAAATGCAAATAGTGGATATATTATATTGGAATATACAAAAACAACTGATTAAATAATTCGCAATCAAATAAAAATAGTAAATAACTAATATAGTTATGAAAATAAATTCAGATTTAATAATAGAAGGAACTGGAAAAACATTAGGCGATGTTCAATTTAATGATTGGACTTCACCTTATCCATTAAATACTGAAGTAAAAACAAAAGAAACTTGAGAAAATGGACAACCTATCTATAGAAAAACATTTTATTCTTTAGTAGGTCAAGGAACATTTTATACAATAGATCATAATTTAAATTTAGCAGCTAATAAAATGTGAATAGATCAAGCTCATAGTTGATGGACTAATGGAACTTATACTCAACCATTAGGACATTATCAAGACAGTAACGATTTTTCAAGATGTTATTTAGGGGCTACAACAGCTGGAATTGCTTTTGGAAATACATATAATACACATTCTAAAGCAATATATTTAACAATTTGTTATGTAAAATCTTAAAATATGGTTTAAAGTCAATATTATGAAAAAATTTAAAAATTTTTACAAAATTTTGGTACAAAGTTTATAATTGTTCCAAGCTAAAAATTAAATATATATGAGAGGAAAATAATATATATTTTCTACTCATGAATTATAAAAGGAAATGGATTGAAGAATAAATAATACTATTACAAATAACTTTACAAGCCGTGTAATAGGGAATAATTCATTTCTCTATTACACGGCTTTTTTGTTGTTTATAAGGAAAGGAGATTGTTTATGCCATTTGGATATAATACTAATAATAATTATATTAATCAACTTTATAGACAAAAAGATAATATTGAAAATATGATAGCACAATATACTCAAACACCACCTGTTCAAAATATTATCAACACAACTAATGATACAGAAGTAAGATTTTTAAAACAAGATGAAGATATAAATAATATTATTGTAACTAAAAAAACATTATTTATAGATGAGAATAATTTAAAAATCACTATAAAAGATATAGATGGAACAATAGTAAAAAACTATGATATAATAATACCAAAAGATGAAAAGGACTTAAAAATAGAAGAACTTGAGAATAAGATTAAAGAATTGGAGGGAAAAGCAAATGATGAACATACAAAACCTGCTATCACAAGCAATGATGTCAAATCAACCACAACAAGCGTTGTTAAGCCTGCTAAATCCGCAACAATTACAACTTTTTAATCAAATAAATTCTCAACCTAATCAAAAACAAGCAGAAACCATTGCGCAAATGTGTAATCAAAAAGGTATTACTAAAGACCAATTTGCTCAAATGGTTGGTTTAATTAGAGGTAATAAATTTTAGTTTATTCTAAAATTTTATTATATATAGAAAAATATTTTAGGAAAGGGAGGAAAATATTATGAATGAAACTACTGGAATGTCAGCTGCTGATGTATTAGCATTAACAAATGGTAATGGAGGTATGTTTGGAGGAGCAACAGGAATTTTCTCATTAATCATTATCTTCATATTATTATTTGGCGGAAATGGTGGACTATGGGGAAATAATACTGCGACTGCTTTAGGTCAAAGCGATTTACAAAATAGTTTATATTTCCAATCACAAGATAATGCAATCAGAGGATTAGCTCAAGGTCAATGCGGAATTACTGATACTATTTTAACATCTAGTTATAATAATTTAGTTAGTATGAAAGATATGTCTCAACAAATTAGTAATAGCATCGCCGCAATTGGAAACTTAGTTACTCAAGAAAACTCAGCTACTAGAGCAATGATCCAAGACAACTATATTAGAGAATTAAGCGATAAATTACAAACAACTAGAGATGCTTTATCTAATGCAAATCAAACTGCAGCAATCACTGCCGCAATCCAAAACTCTACTGACTCAATTTTAAATTTACAAGGTAGATATGTATTAAATCCACCTTGTTATTATCCATGCCCAAATATGTCTGTATAAGAGGTAAATAATGGAAATTAAAAAATATGTAAATAAAATTTTAACTTCAGATGATGATAGCAAAAAAGAAAAATTAATTAACTTTGTATCCCATATCATCGAAGATTCTAAGGCTCTTGATAAAGAAGAAATTGAGAGAGAGTTTTATGAAATTGCTGAAGGGAGAGTTTTAAATGAAGAAAAAGCAGGTAAACTAATTGACGCTATGAAACCACACGGTCGTAAGTGAAGCTTAGAAGAAACTGAAGCTGTAAGAACTCAATATGCATATGAAGATATTAGACCTGTTGATTTTTGGATAGTAATGAATAGTGCCTTTAATGATTATAATGATATATTTAAAGACAATGTAGAATACTATGCAAAATTTAGTAGAGATTTTATTTGTGATGAAGATGCAAAAGAAGATAAAGTATATTATTATTTTTCTATGATACCAAGATAAGTATTATTTTAATACTTATCTTTTTTTTATTTGGTCTAAAATAATTCATTTATTATAATTATTTTTTAAAGATAGATAGAGGAAGAATAAAAATACAAAAAGAGGAGGTAATGAGAATATGAATAATAATGAAACTAAAACTGTATGAAATGATATTTCTAAAGTTTGGGGTAGAATAGCTGCAGTTATTGCGGCTGTTGGAATACTAGCCACTTTCGTAGTGCAAATATTTCATACCTCTTCAGAATTAACTTATACTATATTTGCAGGTTTAGGATTAGTTTTATTAATAATTTCTTTTTATGTTGATAAACAAGCTGAATATACTCATCAAGAAGTTGTTGAATATGAACGTAAAGCTAGAGCAGATTTTATTGAAGTTATGCAAAAAGCTAGACAGCAAACTATCGATATGAAAGATGATACTAATAAGAAAATAAACACTTTAACTGAGTCTATTGATAAGGTATTAGAAGTATCGCAAGAGACTAGAAAAGACACTTTAAGAATTCAATTATTAATATTTTTAGAACACCAACCTGATAATGTAGATACAATATTAAAATTAGCTGAATTATATTTTATTGGGTTAAAAGGTGATTGATATATGACTAATGAATTTACAAAATGGGCTAAGGCTCATGATGTTGAAGTACCTAATAATATATATCAAGCAATGGATGAAAGTCACAAAAATTAATATGCGCGGGTCCCGGTCCTTGGAGTTAGAGACCGCGGTCGCCGCAATGATATAAAAGGAGAGATTAATATGGCTGTAACAAATAATTTATACCCACCAGTGGTTGATTCTTACATGCCAGCTTTTTTAATTTCTGACAATATTCATACTGAAACAGTAACAAAAGAATATACAACTTTGTCATATGTAAATCAAGAAGCATATGATGCTGCTGTTGACCAATATATTCACAATTCAGATGTAGATGGGGTTGAGGAATTATGGGAACAATATGAAATAGAATTAGCAGAAATTAGAGCTGAATATCCAGATGAAGATGATCCAGTTCGTATTGAATTACAACGTCAATTAAAAATAAGATATGATAGATTATTAAAAGAACTTATATCTGGTAGCGCAAATGAAGATAAAACAGAGGATATATTTTTTCAGGATAGACCTGATGTAGCTGAGGTTACAAAAACTGCGACTTTTGAAACTGCTTATACTACAAAAGCAAATTATATATGTAGAGTATACTTTTCATTATCTATTTTTAATAGTTTAAGTGAAATAACTAATGCTCAAGTAACAGTTAGAAGTCAATTAACAAATTTATCAGTTTTACATAAAGAAAAATATCCTTGTGAAATAATGTTAAAACAAGTTAAAACAGATACTAGTAGAACAACTAATGATAAATATTACATAGAAATTAAGCCTGAAGATTTAGAAAATTGTAATTTTATAGTAGACCAATATTATAAAGTTCAAATTAGATTTACTTCTATTGATGCGGAGGACCCAGGTATAGATTTAGAAGACCCAGATGCAGTACAAGCAATTGATGCATGGTTAACTAGAAATTTATCTAAATTTAGTGAATGATCTACTGTATGTTTAATACGTGGAATTTCTGAACCTACTGTGGTTCTTAAAGATTTTGACGAGAGCTCCGCAATTGATATTTATGATACTATTGCAAATACACAAATAATTGGTGAGTTAAGATTTGCAGATGAAAATGAAACTGAAACTTTAAGAAGTTATAGAATAAAAGCATATAATAGTGAAGATAAATTATTACTAGATAGTGGAGATATATTTGCTAGTAAATTTACTGATATTAATAATTTTAATTATAGTATAAAATACTTATTTCCTGCTGTAAATGATTATTATTTTACATTAACATTTACAACTCAAAATTTATATACTGAAACTCATAGATATGATTTTACTGTAATACAAGCAGAAGTGCCTGATTTAAACATTCAAATTCAAGCATATTTAGATGAAGATAATGGTCGTATTGGATTACATGTAGCTAGATCTAGAGGTAGAGGTAGATACACTGGGCAAGTAGTTATTAGACGCGCTAGTAATAAAGATAACTTTTCAATATGGGAAGATGTGTACACTGTTAGTTATGACCATGTTCCATATATTGATTTAACTTGATATGATTATACTGTTGAAAATGGAGTATTATATTCATATGGAGTTCAAGGTATTGATGTTAATGGAGCAAGAACTCCGATGATAATGTTTAAAAAGCCAGTTATGGTAGAATTTGACCATATATTCTTAACAGGTAATAATAAACAATTAAAAATAAGATTTAATCCTAGTGTTACTTCATTTAAAAGAACTATTAATGAAGTAAAGACCGAAACAATAGGAAGTAAATATCCTTTTATAAAAAGAAATGGATATGTTGATTATGTTCAATTTCCTCTTGGAGGACTTATTTCAACTGCTATGGATGAAGAGGGTTTATTTACTACAAAAGAAGAAGTGTATGGAGATTATACAGAAACATATGCTGATTATAATGAAGATAGAGAAATAAAAATTTATAATGATTTTATATGGGAAAAGTTTTTTAGAGATAAAGTATCTAATTTCTTATATGATGATGAAGTTAAATTATTCCGTAGTCCAACTGAAGGAAACTTCTTAGTTAAGTTAATGGATATTAATTTCCAACCTAATCAAACATTAGGCCGTAGGTTATGAAGCTTTACAGCTAATGCTAATGAAGTAGACGAGTGTACTATGGAAAATTATGCAAAATATAATATTGTTACTATGTATGATGCGGGAACCCAGGTATCTGGAGGAGATGAACCAAGTACATTAACTCCTATTAAGAGGGTTGTGTTTATACATTATGCAGATGAATTCCCAACTGAAGGTAAAGAAGGAGTTATTTATATATTTAATAATGATATTTATATTTGAGATACTGAAACTTCACAATATAAATTAATATCTGTTACTATCTGGAATGATGAAGATGATGTTGATTTATCTGGATTAACAGGTATGTCAAATAGATTATATACTGATAATCATAACTTATTTATGTGAGATGACCAAACTGAAGAATATAATCCAATCTCTGCTGATGTGATAACGGAGGGATAATATGAGAAAGAATTATCCTTATTTAAAAGATGAAGATTTTTTATATCTTATAGATACTCAAAAATTACAAAAACAATTTATTAAATTAACTTTATTAGATTGAAATGAAGACCCACTAGAAGAAATTCAAGGAATAGCGACTGGCGGAAGTATCTCGATTAATGGGGACTCCGCCATCCGCAGAACTTGTAGTTTAACTATGGTTGTCAAAGATGTTTCAACAGGAAGAATTACAGATGTTAAAAATTTAATTTCAATTAATAAAAAAATATATATTGAGATTGGTGTTAAAAATACAACAAATAAATATAAAGATTATGATATTATATGGTTTCCACAAGGAACTATGGTAATTACTCAATGTAATATAAATACAGCATTAGGTCAAGGAACTACTCTTTCCGCACAATTTCAAGATAAAATGTGTTTATTAAGTGGAGAGTGTGGAGGTACTATTCCAGCTGCTGTTGTTTTAGACCATTATGATACATTAGAGGCTTCAACAGGTAAAATAATTACAACTAAACCTACTATTGCTCAAATTATTAGAGAATTAGTTAATCATTTTGGAGGAGAACAATTAGGTAAAATAATCATTAACGATATAGATGAAAAAGTTAAAATGGTTATGCGCTGAACTGGGTCTAATCCGTTATATCTTGCGACTAAAGATAGTTCACACTTGTTCACTACATCTTTTAGCGAAGCTGCCGCTTTTGGTGGAGCTATTCAAGAATTTAAATATGGACAAGATGTTGGTTTTATATATACAGATTTTACATGAGCAGATGGAGAATTAACTGCTAATGCAGGAGATAGTATTACTTCTATATTAGATAAAATAAAAAACTTTCTAGGAAATTATGAATACTTTTATGATATAGATGGAAATTTTGTTTTTCAAGAAATAAAAAATTATTTAAATACTACTCAACCTACTGTAGATTTAAAAAATATGTCTAATCAAGATTATGTTATTGATATTGCAAAAGGTAAATCAGTTTATAGTTTTGATGACAATAAATTGGTTGTTAGTTTATCTAATAATCCACAATATAATAGAATTAAAAATGATTATGTAGTTTGAGGAATTAGAGAAGATGTTAAAGATAATAAACTTTCTGTTCGTTATCATTTGGCTATTGATACTAAACCTCAAACAGGAAATATATACGAGGTCTTTTTTTATGATGATCCAACTGATGGGTTACGTAAAGCTAAATGTCCTATTAAATATGAGAATAAGGCTCACTTCCCCGAAACAGGAGTTGAAGGACTATTTTATTTAGATGAAAATACAGGTCGTATTTATAAATGAGACCCAGATGAAAAAGATTATGTATCATTAGAAGGATCTAATATTGAGGAATATAATTCAATGAGTGATTTTCCTGAAACAGGACAAGAAGGGGTAGTTTATGTAAGTACCTCAGATAACAAAGCATATAGTTGAGCATTAGTGCCTGATAGTTTACATTATCAAACTATTGCCGCACAACTTACTGCTTTAAAAGCAGAATATGAAACTGAATTAAGACCTTATCAACAAGAGATTGAAAATTTAGAAAATGAAAAAGCTGAATTAGATAGTGAGTTAGAAACTTGTTATAATGAAAATAGAAGATGGTTAATTCAAGAGAAAAATTTAAATAAGCAACTAAGTGATAAACAAACTGAAAAAGATGAATTAGATAATGAAATTGCTGTAAAAACAGAACAAAAAGAAGAGTATGAAGCTATTGTAGCTGAGAAAAATATAGAAATAGCTGAGCTACAAGATGAATTAGACCATACTACAAATCCTATTAGAAGACAAGAGCTAGAGCAAATGATTCAAAATGCAACTACTGAAAAAAATAGTGCGCAAATGAGTGCTAATAATATTGCGGAAGATATAGCTAAATTGAATAGTAGACTTGCTCTTATTGAAGCAGATATAGCTGATTTAGAATTTCAATTAGTTCCAATAGAAGAAGAACTTGAAGATTATTATGAAACTAAAGATAGAATAGAACAAGAGAAAGAAGTACTAGATGAAGAGATTGCGGCGGTTGAGCAAGAAATGGACGCAATTACTGAAACATATACTGAGAATAGAACTGAGTTATTAGCTCAACAAGGAGAGTATGTTCCCTATACTGGAGAATCACTAGTCCATGTTCAAGCTACAGATTGGCGTTCTGAGTTGTATTTAGCAGGTGCTGCCGCAGAACCATTAGGATTAGAAAGTAATTATTACTATGCAGAACTTGCAGCTGAATGACCTAAGTTATACAATTTACAAGCAAGTAGTTATATAGATAGTGAAACTGGACATACCGTATATACAGGAGCATTCTATGATGAAATACTTGAAAATCCATGGGATGTTGACTATTGACTAGACTTCATAGACAGTGATGCTGCAGTTAGTATGTATAATGTATCTAATATTGGTCGTAGAAGTATAGTTAAATCTGGTGATGAATACAATTGTGTATTTGAATCAGAAGTTCCAGATATAGTAATTATAGAAACTGGTGAAGATGCTGAAGAACAACGTAAAGAATGTGAAGCTCGTAATCAGGACTATTGTCAAGTAGGTTCTAATATTTATGATGCTTTATCTATTGGAGGCTATCATAATAGTTGTTTTAATGAAATAAAAAATTTATTATGGTTTAATACTAATTATGGTTCTAGTATTTCTATTTCAACAATACCTATTTATCATTTAGAACCTAATACAAGAATAACAATTACTTCAGATGATGCTGATATACATGGAGATTTCTTAATGACAACATTATCAATACCACTTACTATAAGCGGAAACACTTCTATATCAGCCACTCAAGTACAAACAAAATTATAAAATAAAAAAGCACAGATTTTTATATCTGTGCTATTTTTTTGTGCTTAAATTTTGGCAGGAAAATTAAAAAAAGTAATTTTATGATATTTTCATCATTCTTTTTAAAAATTTTTAATTTTAGTCCCAATTTATTTCAGTTTCTACATCATGACTATAAGCATATCCAATACATATTGCATCTGCTTCATCATCATTAACATCAAGATTATAGTTTTCTTTTACAAACTGTATTCCTTTAGCTTTTAAAGTAGTTCTTTTAACCCCACGTCCAGTTTTTATTCCTATACTAGCACGCCAACTACTTGGATAAACTAAATCCATTTCTAATTTTTTATTATAATCATATAGCATTAAAGCAACTCCACCTTGAAGCCACATTAAAGCTCTATGAGTTTTTATATTTTGTAAACCATTTTCAGGTCTTACTTCTTCAGCAACCACTTTATTAGGTTGATATTTTTCTATTATTTCTTTTAAACCATCTATCATTATATTAATTCTTTTAAGTAAATCAAGTGATGATGATGTAATGCATCCAGAATCTCTTAGCATCCCGTCTTCAAAGATTGCTCATCCCGAACTTTTTGTACTTAAATCTAAGGATAATATTGTCATTCTCGTCATCTCCTTTGTTACCTACATTATACTAAAAATTTTAAAGGAACGCAATTTTTACATAAAAAAAGAAGTAGTTAGATTGTATTTTTATAATACTTTCCAACTACTTTTACAAATTTTATATTTCTTTCATTTTCTCCAGTTAATACTCTCATACGTTCTGGAGTAACTTCCCATCTTTCTCCTTTAGCTGGAGTACGATGTAGTTCACCATCATTAATATGATTTTCTTGATATGCATCAGTTGCCTCTACTAAATATACTGTGTCTTTTTCTTCTAATCATGTATTAGGTTTATCTATTAAAAATTTACTTCAAGAATCTTGCGGCGGCCTGTAATTAAATTTAGTAGGTTTGTCCAAAATCTTTTTTACATTTACATCTTTCATATCGAAAGGTATATAATAGCAATTTTTCCCTTCGACTAGACCAATCTCCTCAAAAACTGGACATGGTGTGACAATGACCGGGGTTCCCGCACATAATGCTTCTACAACAGAATAACAGAAACTTTCATTATCACTTAATTGAACTAAATAGTCTGCATCCGCAACATAGTCTAAAACATCAAGTCTAGGAGTCATATAAGCTATATTAGGATTATCTATTTCATTTTTATCATTAGTAAATATAGTCCATATATATTTGATACCAGCTTTATCAAGCATTTCCGCAAACTTAACCATTCTATTTTTACCTTTTTCTTTTGATAATCTGGTAGCACTAACTAAATGTAATATTTCTTTATTTTTTTCAGGAGTATAAGGATTGTAACATACTTCACATTTTTTACCTGTTATTTTAGTAAATGCTTTTGCGGCATGACTACTTACTGCAATATAGTGATTTATTTTTGGATGATCTGGTATTTTGTATAACTGACCTCTTTTCATCTGGTCTTCATAATCAGCATGAATTACAAAATAGTAATCTTTAGCATGAACCTTCTCAATTATATCCATACCATAATTAAAAAAGGCTCTTTCACATTCTATCTCTTGTTCTCTAAATTGAACACATCTTACATATTTTTGCAGTCTTTTAATTTGATTTTCATTTGCATATCTATATACAATAGTTAAATCTAATTTATGATATTTTTTAGATAATTCATATAAGAAGGTTTCTGTTCCACCAATATCGGATAAATAATAAAAATAATAGATATTAGTATATTTTTGTGCCATATTTAAACCTCCTTTTTATCTAATTTTGTTTTATTCATTCTCCATTTATAAAATGGAAAATTTCACCATTATCTTTTGTATAAATTAATTCTTCAACTTTTGTATTTGGGAATCTTCTACAGAATTCAATTAAATCTTCCATTCCATCATTATCTATTGATTTTCCAGGTAGCATATATAGTAATCCTTCTTCTGCATATTTAAAAGGTTCATGGATAGAAGTAATTCCTGTTTGTTTTGCTATTTCTTTTTCAGCTGCTTTTAATTCATGGCCCCCTATATATCTTAGTAATCCTCAAGTTCCTGTATTTCCATAATCTAATTCTGTGTGAGTTGTAATATAATTTGCTCCTTCATCTATTAAATGATAGTAAGGTTTTTTAATTTTAAAACCAAATATTTCAAATTCAGTTCCAAAAAATTTAAAAGTATCAATATTTGTTTTTACTATTGTTTTTATATCTTCATCTTCAAAATAAGTATCTCCTCAAATAAAAAGAGTTTCATCATATTTACTATAATATTTTTTATTAGCATTAAATTTTTTAATTTCATGAGTATTATTTTCAGGAATAATTCTTGCTATATCTAGATAATTAAAATCATCAAAATGAGTAGCTATAACAGGTTCAATTCCTAAAGTTCTTAATTGACGAATTGTTCTATCTATTATTTTTTCTCCATCTACTTCAATTAATTGTTTCTTTTTATTGAGTCCTGACATTCTTTTAGCTTTTCCATCCGCCATTATAATACATATTTTATTGTACATTGGACTCTCCTCCTTTTCTTTAATATACTTCATTTTTTCTTTTTTGTCAAAAATAAAAAGTGATTATCTCACTTTTTCTACTAATTTCTTAACTTTTACATTTTGTTGTTTATAATCTTCTAATGTTTTATCTGATTTTAATATATTATAAATAATATCTGCTATTTCAATAAAGTCCTCTTCTTTAAAATGTCTAGTTGTCATAGCAGGACTTCCTATGCGGATTCCGCTGGCTTGAAGAGGAGATAATGTTTCATTAGGGATTGTGTTTTTATTTACTGTAATATTTATTTTATCTAATATTTCTTCAGCTTCTTTTCCTGTAATTCCTAAAGAGTTATAAACATCTAATAAAATTAAATGATTATCAGTTCCACCACTTACAATAGACATTCCTAATTTTTTAAATTCATTAGCCATAGCATTAATATTTTTTAAAACTTGTTGTTGGTATTCTTTAAATTCAGGTTGTAATGCTTCATAAAAACATTGTGCTTTTGCGGCGATTACATGTTCTAAAGGTCCACCTTGTATGCCTGGAAAAACTGCTTTATTTATTTTTTTAATTATTTCTTCACTATTTGTTAATATAAGCCCTCCACGAGGCCCACGCAATGTTTTATGCGTAGTAGATGTTACTACATCTGCATATGGAATAGGAGATGGATGTAATCTAGTAGCTACTAATCCAGCTATATGAGCCATATCTACCATTAAATAAGCATCGACTTCATCAGCTATTTTTCTAAACATTTTAAAATCAATAACTCTAGAATATGCGGAAGCACCTGCTATAATCATCTTAGGTCTCGTTTTTAGAGCTAATCTACGCACTTCTGCATAATCTATATATCCATTAGAATCTACGTTATAACTAACTATATTATAATCTTGCCCGCTAAAACTTAAACTATGCCCATGAGTTAAATGACCTCCTGAGCTTAAACTCATTCCTAAAACCGTGTCTCCAGGTTGAAGTAAAGCTCGATACACAGCCATATTAGCCGCGCTTCCGCAATGAGGTTGAACATTAGCATATTTACAATCAAATAATTTACAAGCATAGTCAATAGCAAGTTGTTCCATTTCATCTATGTATTGACAACCACCATAATATCTTTTACCCGGGTATCCTTCTGCATATTTATTAGTAAAATGGCTTCCTTGAAGAAACATTATATCTTCACTTACATAATTTTCACTTGCTATTAACTCTATATTATAATATTGTCTTTCTAATTCTTTTTGACATATTTCACATATTTTTTTATCCATTATGTTTTTCTCTTTTCTTATAATATTTTAATATATTTTTTATAAGCAAGAGCTGCTTCATATTCAATTAAACAACCTCTTGCATGTATTCAATCACCTATAAAAACTACTGCATCTGCATCTGCCATTATAGAAATACTTTTCCCTAAATAATATAATGGGTCTTTATCCATATCTATATCAATAACAGTATTAAGAACTTCATGACCTTCTGCTTCTAATTGTTCGACAATTTTTTCTCTATCTCGGATTATATCTTCTTTTGTTTTGCCACCCATTGGCTGACTAATCATAACCTTCATTTTTATTTACCAGTACTTCCAAATCCGCCGTCACCACGATTGGTATCGCTTAATTCTTCTGCTTCTACTTTATGTAATGTTATTGGTATATATGGCATTACTATTAATTGAGCAATTCTTTCTCCTGCGGAAATAATTTTATGTTCATCTGTATCATTATGTAGAGCTACTTTTACCTCTCCGCGGTAATCACTATCTACTACTCCAACACAATTAGCTGGACGTAAACCTTGTTTAGTAGCTAATCCAGATCTAGCGAATATAGCACCAAAAGTTCCTTTAGGTAATTCAATAGCAATACCTGTTCCCACTAGTTTAGTTGAATGCGCGGGAATCGCTATATCCTCTGCATCGCTAGGTACATACAAGTCATGACCGGCTGCTTCCGCACTTCCCATACTTGGTTCTATTGCATTTGGGTTTAATTTAGTATATCAAACCATTTCAGCTACCGGATAATAACCATTTGCTATAATATCTTTAGAATAAGACTCTCCTCTTTCAATAAATTCCATTTTAAAAAGCACTTCCTTCTTTATACTCTACTTCAAATGCTACTTCAGGCTCTTTTTCATCATTAAAATCTTTTACTAAAGTAACTTTATACCAAGTATCAATTATTTCTCCTTTTTGCTTTCTTTCTTTATATTGAGAAATATATTTTTTTAATGTATAGTTATTACCTTTTTTAGCTTGCTCGATTAATTCTTTTGCTTCAGCTTCATCGGCAACTCTATAAGTTTCAGTTGTTTCTAATAAGTATTTCATTTTTCTTACCTTCTTTCTATATATATTATACTATTTAATTTTATTTTTTTCAAAAAAAAGAATAGACTTATTTACTATAGTCTATTGTAAAAGGGCAATCTTTATTAAATTTTGCTTTAAAAAGATTTTCCATTTTATGCTTTATATTAGCATTATATTTTAAACTTCCTGATAAAATAATTTTAGTAGGATTATTTTTATGAGCTAATTCACATAATAACTCAGGCATATCTTTAACAGATGTTTGTAATACATTTACAATACTATCATTTTCTACTAAATACACTTTATGAGAAAGAGTAAAATTTTTTAAATCTGCTATAATTATCATACTCCGCCTCCTAGCATTCAATAATAGCTGCATCATATGGAAAGAAAAAGTAGCAATAGCTTTCTCCTTCTATTGAAAGCCATATTTCAACAGCATCTTTGTTTTCAGTTAATTCAATTGATTTAGTTTTTCCACGATTAAGTAAACATTCATCAATAAGAATATTAGTTACATCAGTGCGGCAATCATCATATTCTTTATTTTCTAAATCAGTTAATCTAAATACTGTATAATCTTTTCTTTCATTACATAATAACATATAATATTCATTATTAGTATTTAATAACCAATCTAATATAAGTTCTTTTTTATTTTCTAATTCTTCTTTAGTGAGTGCGGTAACTCCATTTTCAACTATTTGTTTATTTATATCATATAAAGTACCCATTTCTACTTTATGAGTTTTTTTTGTTTTCTTTTTTGGAATCATCTTCATCTTTGTCATCCTCCTCATCATCTATAGTTTCAATCTCAATATTAAAAATTATAAAACTAGTAAAAAATCCTATTAGAAAAAATCATAAATTAAAATTATAGTGCATTATTTATTTTTAGATAAAATATAATTTTTATCTATTCCTTCATATATAATCTTATCTATAAAAGATTTTTGTTTTTTTGATATATGAATATCTTTTTTACAGTTATCATAATAATCACTAATATGGTCATTATTATCATAACATAAAGCCATTCAATCTAGGATATTTTCTAAACAAGCTAATTCAGTATTAATATTAAAATCTTCATCTTTTCAATGTTGTCTATTTTGCCAATGATGGTCATTGTTTTTTATATGTTTTTCCCAGGCTGATAAAAAAAGGTCTTCATTTTGGCTTCATTCTTCTGCATCAATAGGAAAGTAATGTATTCTATAAGGTTCAAAAGTTTCTTTATGAAATTTATCATTATCATGTGTTAATACTCTATCTCATAAAGAACCTATTATATACTCATCAAAAATTAATCATTGTAAGTCTTTACATTGAGCTAATTGATAAAAGGCTTTAATAACATTTCTTTTATGATTTTCTAGGTATTTAATATATTTTCTTTTCATTTTTCTTTTTAAATACCATTTTTTTAAAATAAACATTATTGACTCTCCTGTATTTCATCATAAGCCTTAAATAAATTACATTCGCCTTTAAAATGGTCTAGCTCATGTTGAGCAATATAACTGCCATTGCCGCCCTCAGAATATTCAATTTCTTCCCCATTTTCATTTAATGCTTTAATCCATACTTTTTGAGCTCTTGTAGTTTCTACATATAACCCAGGTACAGATAAACAGCCTTCTTTCATTTTATGAATACCTCTTACTCTTGTTATTACAGGATTAACTAAAACATGAATACCATCCCAATTAATAACACATATACGATATGGTTTGCCTATTTGAATTGCGGAAATACCCGCCCCATAGTTTGCCTTAACAGTATCTATTAAATCTTCTATTGTTTGTTTTATTTCATCTGTAAATTCAGTTACTTCATAACTTTCTTTTGTTAATATATCTTTATCTTGTGGATATTTAAAAATTGGTCTAATCATATTTTATTCCTTCTTTCTATAAATATATTATAAGGAATATTTTTTATTTTTTCAAAATAAATTGTTTAGGTTTTTCTTTTTTAGTTAATTGACAACCTACATATATTTCTTGATATTTTTCTATTATATCCCCTAGTTCTGTAATATCATTTATTTCAGTTGTTATAGGACCTTCAGTTGTTCAAATTATTAAGTTGTACATATACCCTCCTATAATTCAATTCTTTTTATTTTAAACTCTCTTTTAATTAACTTTTTACCTTTATTAGTACATTCATCTTTATATTGAGATTCAAAATATAAAAGCATTTCTCTTATTCTTTTTAAATTCTCAATAGTAATTTCACCTCTTAAATTTTCTTCTATCATTTCTTTTGTTATTTCAAGAAATAGTTTTCTATCTACTCTTTCAATAGTATGTAAATAGGGATGTGATGTATCTTGATGTAGGATAGCTCCATTTCAAACTATATATCCTTCACCAAGACCTTTTTCTTTACAATCTCTATGAGGAACTATTAAATGATGAAAACTTAATTCATCTTGTCTATTAAAAGTGTACCCCATAAAATCATAACCTAGTTTTTTTATGTTATACAATTTTATCATTTCTCTTGTAATATCTCTCATAAGATTACATCCTTTCCTTATTTTTTTCTAGTAAAAACTTTCTTATCACCAAAAGTTTCTAATTCAGGAGTAATACTATAAATATGTCCTTTATTATCAAAATCTACATCTACTCATCAACAAGATTTATCATTTGCTAATCCTTTGCTTCTACAATAAGGTGTTTGGTCTTCTAAACAGCTAGTTTGAAAACAATGTGTTTTATCTTGTTTCATATAGAAGCTTTGATGAATATGTCCTGTCTGTAATATATCGGGTCTTTCATCAAGAGGAATAGTATCTAAATATTTTTGTAATTTATATGATTTTGCATAAGCGCTGCCGCCACTACCATGAAATAATCTTATTTTTAATTTACCTATTTTTAAATCTGCAACATCAGGGCCTAAATAAACAATGTCATCTCTTTGTTGTGCTATTGATTTAACTATTTCACTTCCCGCAGCCTTATACCATCAATCATCATGATTACCTTGTATTGCGTATGTTTTACCACTAAATCTAGGATATTTATCTACACAATACTCTACTTGTCCTTCATATGAAGGTTCACGAAGTTCATACACTTGTTCAGCTCTATTTGAGCGGCCATCAGTAAAATCTCCAGAATGAAGTATGTGTTTAACTCCTTTATCTTCTGCTTTTGCATATAAGTATTTTAATATATCAAGTCTATCATATTTAGAACCTAAATGTGTATCACTAATTAACAATAACTTTAAATGTTCTAAATTATAAGGTAATTCATATATATCATTTGTTTTAGGTGGATTTTTTCTTACTATAATTTCTCCATTAAGGTAATCAATATTATATCCTGCTTGGCTCATTAAAGTAATTAATCCCGCTACTTCATAATCTTTTAATTCTAATTCTTCGCATATCTTGTTGAATGATTTTCTTTTCTTTGCCATAAAAAATATTTTATCACAAAGTTCTTTTCTTTCTTTATCCATATTTATATTTCCTCCTTATATACAAAACAAAAAGAGGCTAAGTTATTGTTTTTAATTTTATAACTCAGCCTCCTTTTTTATTTTATATTTCTTATTAACAATCCTGTATAAAGGAAAGTTGCACCGAACCATTGTATTAATATGGCTATATTCCCTTTAATTATTATATTTGTAATAAGACTTCCAAAAGCACCTGTTATCATTAGTGCTGGAAAGAATATTTGACAAAAATTAACCATTTATAATTTCTCCTGTTCTTGTATTTATAATTCGTTGATTGCGGGAACCACGCCATTTCAATGTAATATCGCGTTCTGCATCTATATATTGACCATCAATAAGATAGTCTATATTTTTAAATATAAACTTTAATTCATTTTTATCTTTTAAATCTTCATAATTATATCCTGTTCATAATATAATTTTTATATCAGGATATTTATCTTTAACTTTATATATAAGTTGTTTAACAAATTCTTTTTTATCATCTGTATCTAATGGTTCTCCACCTAATATACTCAAGTTACGTTGAATCCCATTAGACTGGATTAAAGATATTATAGTCTCAATTAATTCATCCTCATGTCAAGCATTGCCGCCATCACTATTTCAAGTTTCTGGATTATGACAATTCTTACATCTAAAAGGGCATCCTTGAAGGAATAAGCTAACGCTTACGCCTTCACCATTTATAAAATCATTTTCATTTATTCCAGCTATTCTAATCATTATCTTTTCCAGCCTTCCATAAATTGAGAATGTTTAATTCTTTGTTCTGTCTCTTGTTGTTTACCTAAATTAAATGCTGTTTTATAGTCTCCTGTTAAATAACCTGTAACACGTCTAAGTTGTTGTATATGCTCGCTTCCGCACATTGGACATTTATCATTAAATTCATCTGTATATCCGCAATCTAGACAAGTATCATTAGGAACATTTAATGCAAAGTAAGGAATATCTTTATCCATAGCATAATTAACTATTTCTTCAAGAGCTTCTAAATTATTTTTAACTCCACCTTCTAATTCTACATATGTAATACATCCAGCATTACTATATCCAGTTAATTCTGCTTCTATATCAATTTTATCAAAAGGACTCATTTGTTTCCATACAGGAACATGAATACTATTTGTAAAATAATCTCTATCACTTACATTAGGAATAATTCCATATTGTTTTCTAAATTTTTTCATAGATGTATAGCACATATTTTCAGCAGGTGTATAATATACACCAATATTAAGATGTAAATCTTTTTTGAATTGTGCACATCTATCTTTGAATAGTTGTTCAATTCTTTTAGCTAATTCCATACCTTCTGGTGTTGTATGGTCTTTACCAATTAATAATTGTAATGTTTCAGCTAATCCAATTTGACCTATAACAAGAGTTCCATGTTTCATAGCACTTTCAACTGTTTCTCCATCATAGCCAAGCATAATATTATTTTCATACATAAACTTAGCAGATTCAGGTGATTGACTAATTATCCATTGATATCTTTCTAATAGCATATCTTTTGCTTCATGAATTTTAGTATCTAATAATGTTAAGAAAATAGAATCTAAATTTTCAATAAGGTCTCCAGTTTGTTTGTTATATATTTCTTTAGCTTTCATTGCAAGTGTAGGCATAACAATAGTAACTGGACAAATATTTCCGCGACCGTCCTTAGTTTGAGGATTTGTTCCAGGTTCTGCATTAATATCTGCACCATTATATGTTCTACATCCCATTGTACTAACATAGGTTTTAGGATCATTTATATCGAATCCCGCATTTACAGACCAATCTACATTAACATAGTTAGGATACAATCTTTGAGCTGTTGATTTAAGGGCTAATTTAAATAAATCATAGTTAGGATCTCCAGGTTTGCGGTTAACACCTTTCATACATTGGAATATACCACATGGGAATATTGGAGTTTTTCTAACTTTACCAACACCTTCAATAGAACCTTCTAATAATGCTTTTGTAACCATTCTACCTTCAGGTAAAGTACAAGTACCATAGTTAATTGAAGTGAATGGTAATTGATTTCCACTTCTACTTTGTAACGTATTTAAATTATGATACATTCCTTGAACAGCTTGCATTAATTCTTTTTCTGTCATATCCATTGCATATTTATATGCTCTTGGATATTCTTTATAACATTCTTTGTCTATTGGAGTGTCTTGCGGATTGATAAATACTTCTGCATCTTGTATATTTTCAATATATCGTAATCCATCTCTATAATGCTTTGCGAAACTCATACGAACATATGGAACCATAGTTCAATCTAAATGACTTGCACTAACTCCACCAAATTGTTGTAAAGATTGTAATTGAAATAACACTGCTACTAATTGAAATGCAGTATTAATTGAACGAGCTGGTCTTACATCTGTTTGTCTTGTATTAAAACCTTCTGCTAATAATTTATCAAAAGGAACAGTTAAACAGTTATGCATACCAACTGCATATGCATCTAAATCATGAATATATATTTCATTATTTAAATGATTTTCTCTTGCCATTGGGGATACAATATAATTAAGAGCATAATCTTTCATTAATTCACTTCTTGCTTCACCCATGCGGCCGCCAAATGAATATTCATCAACATTAGCATTTTGGTTTTGAACATCACTTGCTTCAATTTTTTCTTTAATGTTTTGCATTAATTTAGAATTTTTATTTCTTATTTTTGTTCTTTCTTCTCTGTATAGGATATAATTTTTAGCAACATCTTTTCTTTTAGTTGACATTAAACCTTTCTCAACTAAGTCTTGAATTTCTTCAATTCCAGGTGTTTCATCTACATCTAAATAATATCCTTCAATATAACTTGCTATGTTAGCAGCTTTTTCTTTTGCATAATCAGATATTTCACCATCTACATCTTGGAATGCTGCGAGAATAGCTCTCTCAATTTTCTTTGAATCGAACTCTACAATTCTTCCATCACGTTTAATTACGTTCATATTTTTCCTCCTTAATTATTTAATTATTTTAAAGGATTTATTCCCTTATATATAAATTAAAAATTGGTCTATATACATTAATCTACTTTGGTTAAGAACCCTTTCGAAGTCAAATCTTCTATAATCCAGTTAGGATCTGTTTTAGCCCCGTTATAATGACAATAATGTTCAAAAGGAATATCATCAAAATCTTGCAAATCTGCTAAAAATCTTCGACAAATTTCTTCACAGTCTGGATTAGATTCTCTTTGTAAACATCTCATTAATCTTATTTTTTCTTCACATATAATATAGATAGGAATAACATCTAATCTATCATCTTTTAATAAACATTCTATACCTTCAATATTAAAAACCCCTACATTAATTTTATCTGGGTTAAGAGATGAAAAAGGAGTGCCATAAAATCACTCTCTGAAGGATGTTGCCTCTAACATATCTCCTGATAATACTTTTTGTGCAAATTCTTCATTAGAGATAAAATGATAATCTTTTCCATCTATTTCATAATCTCTCTTTGGGCGGGTAGTGCAACTAATAATCTCATTTATATCATTAGATGAATTTACTAATATTTTTGCAAGAGTATCTTTACCACTACCACTTTCTCCAAAAAGAGTAAGAATTTTAATTTTTTTCATTAACAAAACCTATAGAATAAGATATTGAAGATATTGAATTGTCAGTTAAATTTTTTGCAAGGATTATAGTTTCATCACACTCAGGACATTTAATATATTTATCATATACATTATCAAAACTCATAACTCCTTTTTCTATCCAACGAGCTTTATAATAATTAACTGTTTGAACATCTGCATTATCATATGTAAACATACATTGACACGAAGGACAAGTTGCTTTATGTCCGAATGTAGTTCCATGTTTAATTATTTTTATCATATATACCTCCTTGCGGAGACCCCGGTCCTTAGAGCTTTAGGACGGGACCCGCCGCTATTCTTCATTATTTAAATTTCCTCTTTCATGTTCTAATTTCATGTTGCCGCCATCTATTTCAATAATTTTATATAACTGATGTGTTTGAGTTCTCGTATAAGATTTTGCAACAAACATATCTTCTCTTCTAAATCCAGTTACCATTATTTTTGTTCCTCTTGTAAACCAACCTTTTTCAGTAATATGTTTAGTTCCATCTTCTTGAACTTCACTAAGCTGTCTATTAAACATCGCAAAATATTCTTTTGTAAACTTAACAGGTACTATTCCTGTTGTAGTTAAAATTGTTACTGAACTTCTATTGTCATTTTTACTAATAACAGTTCCTATAATTTTATGAGTTTTAAATATAGGAATATCTTTACCATTTCTTTTAAATAATGTATCTACTTCTGGTTGAGTAGGTAAATCAAAAAAATCATCTATTCCATATTTTACTACATTAACATGAGCTAATTCATGTTCATGATAATAGAAACATAATGCTTCCATTTCCCATGCAGAAATATTACCTTGAGCATATTTATCCCATGCTTCTTTAAATAGCATTGTGTTAAATTTCTTTAACATTTCCTCTTGATGATTTTGTAAGTATGTACGAGCTTCTCCCATTACATCTTGATATATTTTATCCCATCTTGTTTGTAAAATACAAGTATAACCATTTATAACTTCTAACTGGTCAATGTCAAAAAATTGATTATAAAATTCTTCACAAGCACTATTAAATACATAATATTTACCAACTTTTTGATTTGCTTTTAAATATTTATTAAATATAAAAGTTCTTTTTTGAAAATCTAATTCTTCAGGAATTAAATCATGTTGCATCAATCCATTAAAGTTTTGTAAAGTTAATCTTTTCTTTGCATCACAGGTTTTGCTTAAATAATATGCCATAACCCAAATCCTAGTCTCAACTCCTGCGTCTAAAGCGGCTGCCGCATCTAATTTATCAAAAGCTCCTGCTTTAATTAAACTTATCATTGCACTTTTATTTAATGGACATCTTGCCATAAAATCTGCAATTCCTTTATAAGGACGACCTGCTTTAATTTGTTCTATTATCGGACCTCCAACATTACTTAATGCTTTCATACCAAATAATATTTCATTACTATCTACATCAGGTTCAAAACTATAATCTGATTTATTAATATCAACTAAACTAACCTTAATTCCTCTTGATATAATATCTCCTAATGCTTTTGCTATTTTTGCATAATCAGTAGATTTTTCTTTCTTTTGAACTATATATCCATCTTCATCTTCTTCAAAATCACTTTCTTCTTCAAGACTACCACTATTAACAACTAAACATGCGGCATTCCAATATATAGGATTCCATCTTGTTGCTATATACATAGTTTGAAAACCTATAAAACTATAAGCAAGAGCATGGATGACAGAGAATGAATATCCCATTTGAGGGCCTACACCACAAGTCCATACATAATTACCTAGACAAGGACTTGCCGCTTGATCTAATACTTGCTGTCTTAAACCAGGGATTTTACTCATTTGTTTTTTACCAACTATCTTTCTGGCTGCGTTGGCCTCTGCAAGAGTAAAATGACATATTTTTTCATCCATTAACATTTTCATTAATTGCTCTTGACTTGGCGGAACTCCATGAGAACTTTTAAAATATGGCTCTAAAGTTTTTTGTTCTTCTTTTGTAAGACCATATCTATCCATTTCTTTATACCATAAATCTATATTATTTTTAAATCTAATATATTTATCCATTGGAGCTTCTTGTCCTTTTTCTGCTGTCATAAGACGCATAAGACCATTAGCATCTGCCATCTCCATTATGTTTGTTGGTTTTATTTTCTTTGCAGCTTGACCTCCTATATCACTATCAAATTGAAAGATATTTAATACACTATTTTCTTGAAGAACTTTCCAATATCTATCATCTTCAATAGGAAGAACATTAGGATGAAAATACTTATCATATACTTGTCTTAATGTTAAATCACTTTCTATTTCTCCATAATCTTGTAGCATTCTAATTGCTTCCGCTAATTTATCTTGAACTTCTGTAACTAAAAAGTCATATTTTGTCATACCACACGCTTCACACATATGTAAATCAAAAGCTGTTATAACTTCCCCTCTTGGAGTTTTCATAAAAGAACCAAATTCATATGGGTCTTCATCAAATAATATAACTCCTGAAGCATGTGAACTTCTTTTATTTATTAATCCTTCAATACCAGACATAATATCTAATAATCCAGGGAATTGATTAACTTCATTAATAAATGTTTTAATAGGTTTTCTATTTTTATCTTCATTTCCATTTATAACATCGCTAAGTGGCCATAAAAATCCACGCTCACTTGGAATTAATGAAGATAAATATTGTGCTGTATCAACATCTATCCCATCTGGAAAATCTTCACTACGATATCCGCGGCAGGCGGTTAAGATTGTTGAACGAGTTCCTTCTGTTCCAAATGTAGCTATTAATGTACAACCTAAATTTTTTCTTGATACTTCATCAATATCCTCAATAAAGTTTTGTCCTCTTTCTTTCTTAATTTCATTTAAAATTTTAGGACGTTTGCTTGGACATAAATCTAAATCAATATCTCCTAATTCTACACGTTCTTTATTAAGATAACGCCAGAAAGGAAGATTCCATTGAATTGGGTCTAATTGAGTTATACCTAATAAATAATGATTTAATCCTGAACAACTTGAACCACGACCAGCTCCAACAATACTTCCGCATTCCCAGAATAAATCAACATAATGTTGTAAAGTTACTGGATAAGCGAACATATTTGTACCTAATTTTTCACTAATTGTTCTTTTTATATCAGCTTCTTCTTCAAGTCTATCTAAATATTGATGATTTAATTTACCAATTTCTTCTAATTTATTAGAACATTCATTAACCCAATATCTTTCTATTTTATCATCTGATTCAAACATACTAGATAATATAGGCCACTCTTCTCGTGCAAATGCACCTTTATTAGTTTTAGAATATTCTTTTACTTCTACATGAGGAATAGTTTGTGGATGTGCTAAACTATATTTTTCTATATTATTATAAATATTATAACTATTACCAAACATTTCATTAATAAATTCATCACTAAATTCTGATGTATATAAATGTTCTTTTATTTCTTCATTATCTTGAAGATACGCAAATTCATAAAACTCATCTACTTCACGTTCACCAAATTTACTATTTAAATATGCTTTATGAACATATCTATCTTCTTTTTTAAGATAATGAGCATCTGAACCAATAACCATTTTTAAATCAAATGCTTTTGCAATAGCAGGAAATCTTTTATTAACCAATATTTGTTCTCTTGATGTTCCAGGCGCACATTCTATATAAAAGTTATCTTTTCCAAATATTTCTTTACACCATAATAAAAAGTTTACTATATTATTATGAGCGATTGCCGCACCGTTTTCATCTCCAGTTTTTTCACATTTAATTAAATCTAATGTATTAATTGAAAGTTCTCCACCCAAACATGCTGTTGTTCCAATTAAACTATCTGGATATTTTTTTAATACTCTTTCTAAATCACTTTTCAAAGTTGGAACACGCTCTAAACCTCTATCCCAATAACTATTCATCCAGGCTATTGATGATAATTCTCTTAATGCTCTCCAACCCATTTTATTTTTTGCAATCAAAATAAAGTGATAATATCTTTGTCCACTATCACGTGTATCTGTTAAATATATTTCATTACCTAATGCTATTTTAAAATCAGGATACTTTTCTTCTATTTCTTTTTGATAAAAGTTAACTTCTGGCCCTGCTGATAAACACTCATGGTCAGTTATTGCTATTCCAGCAAGTCCTAATTCAATAGCTCTATTAATTAAATCTTTAGGACGGTTTATACTATCAAGTAAACGAAGATTACTATAATGAGTATGTGAATGAACTTCAAATCTCTTATTCCAATCCATATAATTCCTCCCTTCCTAATTTTATTTTCATTTCTTTTTTATTCTTATCTTTATTATACAATAAAATTCTATAAAAGTCAAAATAGACTACTGTATCGGGTAGTCTAATTCTTTACAATCTATTCCATGTCTATTGAAATATTGAATTAGACTTCATCTTTCACTACATGGATTATTAGGAGCTTCATGCACCATTAATACTGCAATAGGCTCTTCTTCTATTTTATTTTTTCTACAATAATCTTTACAGAAATCTTCCATTCCTTTTAACATAGATTTTAAATCTATCATTTCTAATTCAAATTCATAATTTTTAACAAAAGGACATTGTGAAGGATCTTTACTTTCACAAGGACACCCACAATCTCCATTATTACCTTGAACTATGATTGGATGAAGACGAAGTCCATTTAATATTCCTCGTTTATCTGTAAATATATAATCTTTATCTTTAAAATCATGATACCAGGCTGGATCTCCAAGAGCAGTTGACATAGGAATCATATTAGGTTTAAAATTTCTAATTTGATAAAAATATGATGTTCTAATTTTCATTGCATTCCTCTTTATTAGGAAGATTTTTTGCTCAACTTAATAAACTTTCCATTGCGGCAGCGAGATAATAAAATTTTATATTATCTAGAACACAATATCTATCATACCTAATAATTTTTTCATTATTTAAATCTATTTCTCACCCTTTAGGAAGTCCCATTTTAGGAGTTATTTTTTCTGTAAAGTAAACATAACTCGTTATACCTTTTGATTCATGATAATGACCAGAACAACAATATATAGTAGAATATTTTTTTCTATTTAATATTTGAATTGCGTACATAATTAATTCATCTATTGCAAATAATTCTCCTTCACAATTATATTTTGGACATCTTTTACTTTTTGTTTTATCAGCATTATATATTTCAAAACATCTTTTACACATTAAATAATTCATTCTATCCCTCCTTAAGTAAGTCCGTGTAGCTAGCAAAACTAACACCACTCTCTAAGCGGCGGCCGCAGACTAATCACGGTTTAAACTGGCATTGCCGCGAAATCCGCCCTTGCTTTTAGAAAACAAATGAATTGTATTAGAAATAATAATGTTATCACTTTGCTCTTGTGATTGTCCTTTTCTAGGTAAATATCTATAAGCAACTTTAGCTTTTCTATTTCCTTTATATAAATCTAAAATTTTATATACTCCAATTTTTTTACCTTCTGGTTTATCAAAATGTTTATACCATACTGCATATCTATCATATACAACTCTATCTATTTTATAAAACTTATTCATTATTTTCCTCCTACCCTTTTCTTATTATGACTAGTTTCTTAGCAGCTCTAGTCGCAGCTGTATATAACCATTTTTTATGTTCTTCTTTATCGAATGGAAATCCTTCTTCTATAACCAAAACATTATCCCATTCACTACCTTGACTCTTGTGACATGTGATCGCATACCCATAAGTAAAACTTAAAGGCATACTCCCTGCATATTTTTTATTTTTGCTTAATTTAAAACTTTCTTTTCAAGTTAAAGTTGGCTCTCCTTCAAGTATCATTTTTTTATCCATAGTTAGTTGACTAAAATCAGTAATTCCATCATCAGATTTAAAATCACTTATTACAGTATCTATTTGATCAAGTCTATAATTAGTCATATATCCAGGTATTTTTATAAAACTATTAAAACTATTATGTAAAGTACCTATTGTTCCATTAACAAGAGGCTGTCCATCTTCACTAAACACATCCCAATAATTCCTTAAACATATAACTTTATCTCCATCTTCAGGTTGGTCTCCTCGACCTAATAAATCTCTCATTTGATTATTAAGTGCTACTCTGGTTGCATTAGTGGAGCATATAATTTGATCTGCTCATTGTAGCATCCCAGTTGTAAGTTCATCTCTATCTAGGATTTGAACTTCTTTACCTTGAAAATGATTTAAAGGTTTACCTGCTCTTATATCCATAGTTAATTTAATAATTTCACTTTGATCTTCTTGTCGCATAATCTCATCTAGAAATACATGAGGCATATCTAATAAATGATTATCTTCATCTTTGTTAATTGGCGGCAATTGACCTGGATCACCTAAGCATATAATATGTACTTTATAACTTGCTAATCTTTTTAGTAAGTCTTTTGGCACCATTGAACATTCATCAACTATAACAATTTTATAAGGTATATCTGCAACAGGTTTACGATAGAATGTTCCATCAGGTCTAGGAAAATGTTCAAATAATAATCTATGTAAAGTACTTACATTAGCATTACCTTTTTTTTGTAATACTTGAGTAGCTTTTCCTGTAAAGGAAGTATATACTACATCTTCATCTGGATCGATACCATCATTTTTTAATGCGGCAATGATGAATTTAACTAGAGTTGACTTTCCTGTACCGGCATACCCCGCAATAATTGTAGTTTTTTCTCCAGCTCTATACCTAGCTACTGCTAAATCCAAACCTTCAAGTTGTTTATCATTTAACTCTATCATAAACTTCCTCCTTATATACATATATTATAATATTTATTTATTTACTTTTCAAATTAAGAAGCAAAAATTCCAAAATGCTTTTTTGTTTTGGAATTACGCTCAAAATCTATCCATTAAAAATTATATTTGCTTTGTCCTATAATCTCATAATCTTCAATTAATATTTGTGGAGTTACATTTCCCATTCATTCATTTGCATTACATTTACCTATTACATTTAATTCTATATAACCATCAGTTAATAATTTTTCATATTCTTCTTGAGAACTACCAAATTTGATAAAACTTAATTTATTAGGTAAAGTAATTTTTAAAGTAGGCTTTTTATCAGGAGACATTAGTGTTAAGTTTTCTTTTGTTACTTTTAAGTTTTCTACACAAACTAAACTTTCATCTATATCTTGACCTCATAAATCAGATAACTCAGCTATTTCTAAAATAACTTTAGGTTTTACGTCTACTCCTTTAAATATATAATCAACATAATATAAAGGTTCTGATTCCATATTTGCTAATGCTTTATCAGTTAATCTTATAAATTCATTTATATTTTGCTCTTTTATTCCAATACCAAAAGCATTTTGATGTCCTTCTGCATATTCTATAACCCCAGTTTCTTGACATATATCTTTAAAATTATCAATACCAGACTTAGAATAACCACGGGCGCTACCTTGATATATAATCTCTTCTCCTCCAGTAACGAATAATGTTTCTCCATTAACAACACTTTGATGACCATTATCTATTATTTTATGTTTGGTTAACATTAATGTAGGTCTTTGATATTTAGCCATTATTTTATTTGCAATTAAACCTGCAATATTTGGATCTATTTGACCTGGTTCTAGTAAGAATAATAATACTTTATGTTCCATCATATTATTTTTTTCTATTAAATCTTCTACAAGAGCCATTCCTTTATCTTGTTCTCTTGTTTGTCTATTTTTTACATTAGTTGCAGTACGAAGCGCTTGATCTACAAGTTTTTCCATTTCACCTAGCTTATGACCTCTTTTATTTGACAATATTTCTTTGAAGGCTTCAGATTTAAGCATTGATTTAAATAATATTTCTTTTTCTTCTAATGTTCCACTTCTAACCATTGAATTAATAAATGGAACTATATAAAATGCAGCTCCAATAGGAGTTATTTTATTCCCTAATGAATATGAATTTTTTTCTGCCATACCATATATAAATGGATTTTTAATATTCTCAGTGCGGAAACCCTTGGTTATAATATGTTTAGTCTCGATTGATTTAAGACTCATCATGTCTCCACAATTTCCTAATGCAGTTAAATCTATATATTGCTCAGCATTATTTGTATTTAATAAAGTATCTAAATATCTGCAAAATTGTCATACTACTCCAGCACCTGATAATTGTTTATTTGGATAATCAGATAGCTGATTATTTATTACAATAGCATCTTCAGATACATGTGGAGCTTCATGGTGGTCAAGAATTATAATATCTCGGCCATCTTCTCTTAATTGTTTATGATACTCATAATCATTACTTGAAGCATCTGGTATGATAATTAATTCAAAATTATTCATTTCTATATAATCCATACAATCACTTAATCCATGTGTTTTATCTTCATGTAAATAATATTTCAAATGATTATCTACAAAAGAAGGAAATAAATCATATAAATAATTAATAAGTATTGCGGCAGCGGTATATCCATCACAATCGCAATCTACCAATACTAAGGTCTCTTTATTTTCATTAATAGCCTGGATTAAAGTTTTTGCAGCTTGCTTAATGACATCTTGACCGAACATTTCCGCACTACTAATATCTGAATCTGTTGTATTAAGATAATGATGTATATCACTTAATTTAATTCCACGATTTACTAATACTTGAGAAATTGCATCTAAATTTTCATCTGGTTCTTGTATTAATTTATATCTCATTTTTACATCTCCTTGTTATATTTTAATTTAAACTAAATCTTTTTTCAAATAATTCAAGAAATTTCTCTTTACCTTCATCTATTGGACTAGATTTATAGTTTAATATATTTCATTTATCAAAAATATAACTTATTTTTACATAAGGACTATATTTTTTATTTATATCTTTTAATTTTTTTACCCATCCTTTATGTTCCTTATCTCCAAGTTGTTGAAACTGTTTATCAAATGCTATTATAATTTCTTCTACCCCTAGATCTAATAGCATTTTAACCTGGAATGAAGATAATGAACTTCCGCACACAGCTACCGTTATATCATTCTCTTGCCCAAAATAAGACGCAAATAGAAGAGGACTTTTTTCACCTTCAAAAACAATAACTTTTTTTGTTGCTTTAATATTATCTTTACTATTATTTATATTATATAAATTAAAACCTAAAGAATGATTATACATTTGTCTATTTAAATACATTGGTCTATATTTACCATATATTTCATTTTCTTTTATTAATGTTCTTTCTCTTATACCTACTAACTCATTATTAATATTATAATGAGGTATTACAATAGCTTGAGAAGAGGGATTGTAGCATATATTATGTTGCTGTATCACCTCTTTAGTGATACCCTCTTGCTCTCATGGTAAAATGCGAGGATGAGGTAAATATGATAATATTTTATCATCATATATTTTCATTTCTACTTTTCTTTCTTCTTTATTTTCTAAACTAAAAATTTTATCATATCTATTAAAAATTTTTCAATCTTGAAGTTCTGTTTGTTCTTCTAAAAAATTTTGATTTTCTTGCTCGATATTAAAATAATTACATATATAATCAATTGCGGCAGGTAGTGGATATTCGCGGCCGTCGGTTGAGTTAAGTTTAACCACGAGTTCAAATACATCAAACGTGTCTGAACATTCGGTGTAACAGCGAAATAATCTAGTGTTCTCATAGTAGTAAAGTTTATGACTAGATCCACCGTGACAGATTGTGCGGCATACGATATAATCTTCTCGAAGAACTGGATCAGCTCCTAATGTTAGAAGCAAATCGAACATTTGTTCGAGACCTATTTGTTCTTTTATTTTTTCTAACTGTTCTTTATTATCCATTGCCGCACTCTCCTTTCCTAAAACGCACTCGCGCTAATATTTGGATTAATCTTAATTTTTAAATCAGGTAAATCAACTAATTCATAATTATATGTTGTAGCGAACATAGGTTCTATTCTACAAGTACCTCTATCTGCCTTACACCATAATAATATATCTTTATATTGACCACGTCTATTTTTATATACTGACATTTTTATTTCTGGGAATGGAAGGTTCTGTTTTATTAATATAGGTTTTAAAGCATTTTTATCTTCTTGACTAGTTTGAAGCATAATAGCCCCATAATCAATCTTATCTGCTATAGATTTAGCTCCACGTAACAAGTTTTGGTCATATTGTTGAGCTGTTGTATAATCTGCATTTAATTGAGTTGATGTCATAATAAATACTCCATATTCATTACATATATCTTTTAATCTAATTGCTATCATAAATAATACATTATCTTCTCTTAATCCTTTAATTCCAGCTTTTGAAGATACTTCACCTAATATTTTTAATGAAGTATGTAGATAATCGAAAAATACATACCTAATACCCCACTCATGAATACCGAATTTAATGCAGTTTTCTATGTCTTGTAAACTAAAATCTGGTAGTCTTTTTATATGAAGCGGAGATGTTTTTATTAATTTAGCTGCATATACAACTCTATCAAATTCTCCTTCTTCATATTTATTATAGATAATATGAGCTTCATTAACACCACTTAAAAACGCTAGCATCATAGTTTGAATTTCATCAACTTCTTGTTCTGTTGTAACAAATAATGTAGGTTCTTTAGTTCCGTTAACCTCTCATTTATTTTCTTCAATATTATATATTTGATCGCAAGCTATATTACATGCATCTGCAATCATTGCACGAGTTTTACCTACACCAGTTGCGGCTGACCTCAAATAAAGTTTCTTTAGGCGAGCCCCGCGTGTAACTGTATTAATAAGAGGTCCGTATAATGGGTATCCAATTTCTGGATTCTTTTGTAATCTATCAATAAGCTCATCTATATTGTCTCCAGCCTGGATATATTCTTCATTAGTGCCATCTACATATTTTAATTTAATTTCTTCTATTTTTCTGTTAATTGTTTCTGCCATAGCCTCAATAGAAGTATTATCAAACCAGTCTTCTTGAGCTTGTTTTTTCTTTGCATCTAATATATTATCTGGATCATATAACCATTTTAAATTCATACCAACTTTATCATATTCTCTTAATAAAGTCATTTTTTTCATTCTATTATAATAATAATCAAAAGTTGATAATTGAACTTCACTAGATAATTTTTGTAAGTATTCATTTCCTTTGTTTGTTTGATATATACCATAAGATTTAGGTCTATTATATAAATAATCTTCAATAGCATTGATAGTTATTTCTTTAGCACCCATCTTATATAAATTATATATACTACCAAAAATAATTCTATGAAAATCATTAGGAAAATCTTCTTCATTAAAAGTATATTTTTCATTATCTAAAAGTTTTGGATTATTAAATATATTACCAATAACTTGAATTACTGATGGTACATCTTCATATTTACTCATTTTCTTCCTCCTCCATTACAAATAGTTTAGGCGGCTGCACATAGACTTGCGGAGGAGCTATTTCAATTTCTTCTACCTTAGTCTCGATTTTTCTGCCTTGATTGGCCATTTGCGCCACATAAAGTCCATAATAATAAGTTTTTGCATCATTATAAATATAAGGTAATATACCAATTCCGCCATTAGTATTTTCTGTTGTATTCTTTTTTACATCAAATCACCAAGTTAATGCTTTTAACATTCCACTATAAGTAAAATCATATTGTTTTTTATAGTCAGTTATTTGTCTTGTTATTTTAGCAGGAATTGTTGTATATCCAAAAACTTTTTTTATATATTGTGTCAGTGCTTCATAATCTTTTTCATCTTGCGTTTTTTCCGATTGAATCTTTTCATGGCAAGCTTTGTGCGCATATCTTCGACTATTTATCGCAACGAATTCTTCTTCATTACGGTCAAACATTAATCCACAGTAATAACATTTTGCCATTAATTTAGCCATTTCCGCACCTCCATTTTCTATATATTCTTTTTTATATTATACCATTTATTTAATGAAAAATCAAAAAGACGCTCATAGAGCGCCATCGCTTATTATATATCTAATTTTTCTAATTCTTTTAAATCTTCTACAATTAAAGATAGTGCTTCAACTTGTTCTCTTGAACATTGACTAACTTTATTACCTCTTCCTAGATATTTTTCAGTTATTTGAGTAATTCTAGGGCTATATTTTTCTTCAAAACTGTCTCCAGCTTTTTTAATTAATCTATTAACTATATTTTGGAATTCATTCATTAAATTATCAAAGTCTAATTCTTCATCTTTTGGGACATATAAATTACTTCTTTCTTCAGTAAAGAAATCTTTATTTCCATCTTCTTTAGCTTGTTCATCAATAGCATTAGCTATTGCATTTGTTAGGTTTTCATAAGAGAATTCTATATAATCTGGAGTATATTTAAATCTAGATCCAGCCATATAACGATTAGTTCCTCTCATAAATAACATTGTTTTATCTCCTTCATCAGTTGTAACTACTCTTGAATAACCAATAATATCAGCCATACGAGATACTATATTAGTTGCTCTTTTATCTAATGTAGGAACTATTTGATTATACTCTTCTCCACTTTCATTTTTAAATGTTTTATCAGTAGCATGACTAATTAATACTAGACCATAATCCATTTGAACTATTTTTCTTAATGAATCATCAAACTCTTGACTTACCATTCCATAACCTTTACCGTATCCGATGTCACTGATTGAATCAACACCAAATCCGCCATCAGGTCTTTTAGCATTATCTCATATATATTTAGTACAATAGTCATAAGCAATGTCTGCTGTATCTATAATAATAGTAGAAAATTTTTCTTTAACCTCTGGTTTTTCTAACTCTCTTAAAGTTTGTTTAAACTCAGACCATTTATTAATAGGTTGAGCCATGATACCAGGAATAGCATTATAACCTTTTTCAAAAGCTAATAATAATGCTTCTGGGAAATGTGCGGCTGTAGTCGTTTTTCCGCTCTTTGGTTCCCCATAAAAGAATACACTATACCCTCTAAGATCTCTACTAACCTTATGAGGGGTTAAATTTAATAAGTTTATTGCCATTTTATTCCCTCCTTAAAGTAAAAAGACACTGGATTAAAATGTAAATCCAGCTGTCTTTGTTGCTGTAGTAGCTGCTGCTTGAGGTGCAGGTGTAGATGCTGCTTTACTAGCTTTATATTCTTCTGCTCTTTTCTTAACGTCAGCTAAATAAACTTCTCTGTTTTGTGCAGCCTTTGTTAATTCATCAGCAGTTAAAATGTTTTCATCTCCAAAATCATAAGGTACTTTTGCAGTTCCTGTAATAACCCATTTTTTAGATGTGTTTCTATAAGTTCTTACAGCTGCTTCACCAAATGCACTTTCAACTTCTTGAGTAGTAGTTGTTGTTTCAGAAACAATATCTCCCCAAACTTTTGTATATATAGGGTTAGAATTTGTAGCTCCTAGATCTTCAAAATATTTCATACCATCTGGATTTTCAACTTTAAATTCAACAGGTAATAAATCATTTCTGAAGTTAAAGATAGCCCCTCTAACTAATACATGTTCATCGATATTCTTTTCTTCATCTTTATCAACGTGTTGTACATTTGTAATAACCATATCAACTGTAAATCTATTTCTTTCTTTAGGTTCTCCTAAATCATTTATAATAGTTACAAATCCACCTTCATTAGTTTTTGCTGATACTAATTCATCATTTTGATTATAGAAATCATTTAATGCTAATGCAGTATCAATTCTAACCTTTGTAGCGTCATCTTTTCCAACCGATGTAATAGTTTTATTTTCATCAATTATTTTCTTTAAGACAGTATAAGTTCTATTTTCAGAACCTGACTTATTTGTTGGTGTAACATAAGTAAAATGAACTTTAATTACATTTAAGCATTCTTCATCAGTTGCAACTTCAATATTACCAGCAATAAAATCTTTTCCAAAATTTTCAGATGCTTGGTTTTGAACTTGCTTAACTGTTAAATCATGTTGATAAATACGTCCAACGATTCTTTCAGTATTTTGTGGTTTTCTCATTTTTATTTTTCCTCCTTAATTTTTCTTTTCTTTTTAAAATAATTTAACTCATTAATATTTATCTTATGATTTAATTATTTCTAATATAATTATACCAAAAATTTTCTAATATGTCAATTTGATGCATTGCCGCACCAAAGTGAGTTATTATTATTTTCTTTATATAAATATTATATATAAAAAATAAGTAATTATCAAATTACTTACTTATTCCTTGATTACTATTATAACCATATTTATCTGATTGATATAATCCTATATAAAACTTTTCTTTTTCATTTAACTGTTCTCTTGAACATTCTTCTAATAATTCAAATGAAAAGTTTTCTAATCCATCTTGTATCATTGCTTTATATAGTTTATTATTAGCGGGAGTATCTATTCCTAACCCAGCCTTAGCATGATTTTTTCAACGAGTTGCCATATCAACAGCTTGACCTATATATACCAAATCTGTTTTTTGATTTGTTATTTTATATATACCACATTTTTCTGCGGTTGCCGCACCTAACACATTTGCACATATTTGATTCATTGGCTTTTGATAATATGATTGCCATATAAGCATTCTTAAAATACGAGGATTATTTAATTTATATTCAATATCTCTAAGAGTATGAGCATCTTTTAAATCCTCTTCTGGGACTTGAGGACAATAGAAAGATAATTTATCTTTTATTTCTTGTTCTTTTAATTGTGCTTCTAGTGCGGCGGCGCGGGTTGAGGATATTTTATCGAGTTCCTCTTGTGTTTTCTTTATTTTTAACATTAAAATATCTTGTAATGTATCATATGAATGTCTTAATGCGTCTATTGCATCATCATGTTCTTGTTCTGCATTTTGATATTCCTGGTCCAAACTTTCACAATACTGGTCGAAAGCTTCATGGGCGGCCGCATTCATATTTCCAATAATTTTAGTCGCTTCATTTATTCTTTTTTGAGTTTCCCCCAATGTAGAATCAGCCAAAGCTTGTTTTTCTTCCATTGTTTTTAAAAATAATTGTCTTTTTTCACTTTCCTCTTGTATTTTTTTATTTTTTTCTATTGTTTCTTTATCTATTTGTATATATTTATGTTCTTTAAATAATAAAATAAATAATAATATGGTTATAATTATAATTAATATAATATTAATAATCATAATTCTATCAATTCCTTCCTAAAATAAAAAAGAGTTGGTTTCCCAACTCCACCTTCATTCTATTTTATAATTATATATTATTCAGCTTCAACTTCAGCTTCTGGATCGAATGCTTCACCTTCAGCAGTTAATTTAATGAATTTAACTTTTTTGTGGCTTCCATCTTCTAATTCAACTTCAGCTTCGATTCTTTCCATTAATCCTTTTCTTTGGAATGCTGATGTAACGATTCCGTTAACACTTCTTACTGGTAATCCAGTTCCTTCTGCGATGTCGCTAGCTGTAATATTGTTAGCTCCATTTGCTTTTACATAATCATAAACTAATTTACTATTTGGTTTTAACATAATTTTCTTCTCCTTTTTCTTTTTATTTTTCTTATTTTATGAATATATTATAAATTAAATTTTTTATTTTGTCAAAAGACCTTCATCCATTATATATTCATCTATCATAATTAATTCTTCAGCTGAAAGATTATTTATTATTTGTTGCATCTTTGTTATATATTGACCTGCATTACTACTATCATTTTGACATTTCAATTCAAGTGCAACAATTCGCTCTGCAATATCTTTTATCTTATCTTTCATAAATATATTATATACAAAATTTTTAATGGTATCAAAGTATTAAAACATAGATTGCAATTCTTCTTCTGTAATAATCGGAATATTAGCTTGTTTTGCGGCAATATTTTTACTTGATGTTGAGCTAATATCATTATTAACCAAGTAATTAACTTTACTACTCATTGAGCTAACTACTTTTCCGCCTTTACTTTCTATATCTGCTTTTAATTCATCTCTATTTTTATAAATATGAACTTTTCCAGTTACACAAAATATAAGACCTTCTAAAGAATTACCATTATTTTCTTGTATTCCTTTCTCGATATTTAATAATTCAACAACTTTATCTATTTCAGTATAATCAAAAGTTAGTAGGGCTTCAGACATTGCTTCACCAAAGCCATCTAATTCAGTAAAATCATAATGATTTTTTATTTTATCTCTAAAATCTTCATAACTATCCATATACTTACATAATTTTTTTGCTACAGATTGACCAATTAAAGGGATTCCCGCAGCAGAAATTACTTTATCTAAAGTTGTATTCTTACTAAGTTCTAAGGCTTTCAAGATCCTCTCTACTGACTTCTCACCGAACCCAGCTTTGTTTTTCCATTCGTTTGACTTGTTTTCTAATTTATATATATCTATATAATTAGAAATCCAGCCCCATTCAATAAGTTTCTCGAGAGTTGCCTTTGAAAGCCCCTTGATATCTAAACCTTTTTTACCACAGAAGTGGTCTAAACGATTTATTAGACGAAATCCACATTGTTCATTAGGACAATATAACACTTTACTTGCATTATCTTGTTTAATTACTAGTTTTTCATTACAACAAGGACAATTAGTAGGTATCTTAATTTCGTCAGTTATATCATACTCTAATTTTTCTGCTCTTTCAATCTTAGGAATAATCATATTTCTCTTTGTTATCCAAAGTTTTTGATTTTTATAAGGAATTCCAAGTGTATCTTCTAATATAGATAAATTTGATAAACTTGCTTTTGATACAATAGAACCGTCTATTTCAATTGGAGTAAAATTTGCAACTGGAGTCAAAACTCCATTACGACTAACATCATAAGTAATATCCTGAAGATATGATTCATACTCTTCATCATAAAATTTTAATGCTAAACCACCTTTAAAATGATGGTCAGTTTTCCCTGCTGCTATATACTCTTTACAATTATCATATTTAAATACAAGTCCATCTATTGGATAGCCTAACATTTCACAAGCTTGTTTAGTAATATTAGTTTGTTGTTCTAAGTCGTTTAAATCTGAACCAATCCCGCCTATAAAATTTGGAACTATATCAAAATTAAACATAACTAACTCATTTAATTTTTGAGATAAAAATTCACAATCATCTAAACCTTTTATTACATCCCACGCAACAAAAGATAAGTTTCTTTTTGAACACTCACCACTATCTAACAATCTAATTGAACCTGATGCAAAATTTCTAGGATTTTTATATTCATTTTCAAATTCTTTAAAGTTATAATAAGTACAAATAATTTCTCCATCTACAATTAATTCATCTTTATAATTAATTTTATTTGGAATATTTTTAACTATAATAGCATTATGTAGAATATCTTCACCTTTTAACCCATCACCGCGGGTTTCCGCACTTACTAATTTTCCATTTAAGTATCTTAAAGAACAGGTTAGTCCATCCATTTTAGCCATACCAATAAAAGCTTTATTTGATATAAAACTATTTATTACATTTATATCTTTTGTTTTATCAAGAGATAACATAGGATGATTATGTTCTACTTTATTTAATTGATTTACCACTTGATAATTAACTACTTGAGTTGGACTATCTGGATAATATATATCTGTTTTCTTTTCTAACTCTTGTAAATCAAAATACAATTCATCCCATTCTTTATCACTTATTTCTGGATGTCCTTCATCATAAAGTTTAGTATAAAAATTTAATTGATTTACTAATTCTCTTATGCGTTCTTCCATAATACACTTCTCCTTTCCTTATTTATATTATATAATATTTTTTAATAAATATCAATAATTATTTATCAATAGGTCATATAACTTCTTTTCCATTTATTTTTTTACCTTTTCTTTTACTTGATTGTTGAACTGCTTGTTTAGAAACGCCTAGATAATTACCGGCTGTCTCATAGGTATAAAAAGGTATTTCATCAACTATACATACAAAAGGAACATCTATTTCTTCTTCTGGTTCATCTATATAATAGCGGAAATGTTTATTTTTATATCTTTTATTTTCTTTTAATGATTTTCTTATACCTTCTATTTTTATTTCATCTGTAACTGCTTCTTTATAGTTATTAAAAGTTTTTTCTAATATACCATTAATATCATATTGAGCAACATTCATTGTTCTAGGATTAGGTATTTCACCTCTACGCATTAAAGTTTTTCTAGTAAATAAATATTTATCTTTTTCATAAAAAAATTCTACTTTTTCACTATCTTTCTTTTTATAAGAATTAAAAATTTCTTTATTTTCTTTATATATTCTTTCTTTTGTTAAAATAGGATATTCATTTGCGGGTTTCGGGTAAGGAAGGATAGGGCTTGCTAATGTAAGTGTTTTATCTAGTCTTTGTATATATATAAATTGTTTAGTTCAAGTTTGTCTTACATCAGAATACATTCTACATAAATCATCTGGCATTGATAATGAAGAATCTCCATATTTAGAATGTCTGTATCATAATGTTATTTGATGTCTTTCTTCTCCATCAACAGTTCAAAAGCCATTAGATATAAAATATCCTAGATATTCTCAATTTGTGGCTTGATATATATATCCATAATTCCCTTCTTTTCGTCCAGCATATGAGACTAATAAACGTATATCAGGTCTATTTTGTTTTATCCATTTAAGTCCTAGAGATATAGCTTGTGATTCTGAGTTTTTACCTTCTTCATCAGCCATACAAAAGCGATTAAGTTCTAAATATTCTTCTTTTTTAATAGGTTCTTTTACATACCTTTTTAGGTTTATTGCATCTTGAAAAGAGCATCCTCATTGTAATACACCCACAAGTTTTTGGTCTGTTTTTCTGAATACCCCTAGATTTAATACTGCCTTTTTAAATCCTACTCCAGAATAATGGTACATTGATGTAAATTTGTATGCTTTAGAAGAATTTATTTGGTCTATAAAATATTTATTATTTTGTATCATATAAGTCATCTCCAGTTATATTATAGATGATTTTTTTATAAAAGTCAATGCGGCGGCCGCCTCTACAAAGAATGGTCTAGGGGAATGGCGCTCCCGCATATTAAAAAAATGTTGTTATACATTAACAACATTTTTTATTTCATTTTGAGCTAATTTAACTCCAACAGTTGCTTTGCCTTGATTAGGTAATTCACTTGCCGCAATGCATATACTATTAGGAGATCCCACTAATAATAAACTATCATCTGGACCTATCAAGACAGCACCGGCTATTTCCGCACCTAATTTAACTCCTTTTCCACCTCTACCTTGAGCACTAAAATCGATTAAATCAGTTTTTTTACCATAACCATTTTTACCTATAATAGCAACTGCTTTTGTATTATCATCTATAAAGAAACTACTAATAACTTCATCTCCATCTGCTAAATTAATACCTTTTACTCCACTAGTAACTCTACCTATTGGGGCAATATCTTTAGTAGCAAATCTAATAGCCATACCTAATTTAGTAAACATCATAAATTCTTCATCTTTCATAAATACTACATTAGATATACTATCTCCTTCTTTTATTTTAATTGCTTGTGTTCCTGTTGATTTTTTAATATTCTTATATTCACTTAATAAAGTCTTTTTAAATAAGCCTTTTTTAGTTATAAATACTACATATTCAGCATCTAAGTCTCTATCCATACTAGCTGCCGCAACAACTTTTTCTTCAGGTTCCATATTAACTAAACTAGCTACATTTTGTCCTTTTGAAACATTTGTTCCAATAGGAAGTTTATCTACTAATATTTTATACATTTTTCCTTTATTTGTGAATACTAATAAATTATCAATAGTATTAGTTCTTATAGTAGTTAATACTGCGTCATCTTCAGATTTAATACCTTTTCCACCTCGTCTTTGAGTTCTGAAACTAGATTTAGGTATTCTTTTAACATCTCCAGTTTTAGACACCATTACAACAACATCTTCAGGTATTACGGTAATGATTTCTTTATCTTCTTTAGGTATATCTATTTGAGCTAATTCAGTTCTTCTCTTATCTCCATATTTTTTAACTAAATCATCTAATCTTGCAACTACAATTCCCTCTTGCTTACTTTTTGATGTTAATATTTCATTGTAGTTTTTAATATCAACTAATAGACCTTCTTTTTCTTGATTTAATTCAATTTTTTCTAATTTTGCAAGAGAACCCAATCTCATAGCAACGATTGATTTAGCTTGAGGCTCAGTAAATTTATATTCTTTTACTAACCCTTCTTTTGCGGCTGCGCTTGATTCAGATTTCTTAATAAAAGCAATTATATTATCAATATCTTCAAGTGCTTTAATTAACCCATTAACAACTTCTAAGCGGGCTTCCGCAGCTTTTAAATCAAATTGAGTTTCTTTAATTAAACAATCTATATTATGTTTTAAATATATTTCAATACAATCTTTTAAATTTAATTCAGTAGGAGTTTTATTTATTAGAGCGACTTGATTATAAGAAAAACTATTTTGTAAATTAGTTTTTGCAAATAATTTATTAGCTATTACTTCAGGATTAACTCCTTTAGCACACTCTACTACAATTCTTAAACCCTTTTTATTACTTTCATTTCTTATATTAATTATATCTGAAATTTCTTCTTCTGCAACTTTACCTATTTCCGCAATTAAATTTTCTGTTGAAGTTCCATAAGGGATTTCATAATATACTATATTTTGTTTTTCTATCTTATATTTTGCTCTAATTTTTACACTACCGTGACCAGTTCTCATAATATTAGGAATATCATTTTTATTAATAATTATTCCACCTGTTGGAAAATCTGGTCCAGGTAACATAGGTTCTTCTCCATTTAAATAATCATGAATAGCTTGAGCTACTTCACCTAAGTTATGTGGAGCAAAATTACAAGCCATTGCAACTCCTATTCCTGTATTTGGATTACATAGTAAGTTAGGAAATATTGCAGGTAATGTAACTGGTTCTTCGCAATCTTCAGAATAGTTAGGAATAAAATCTACATTCCTCTTCTTTATTCCTTTTAACATTCCATCTTCTGCTAATTTTGATAATTTAGATTCTGTATAACGCATTGCCGCAGGCCCGTCTCCATCTATATTACCATTAGATCCATGCCAATCTATAAGTGGATATCTCATAACCCATGGTTGAGATAATCTTACAAGAGCGCCATATATAGAACTATCACCATGAGGATGATAAGTACCCATTACATCTCCAACTATTTTTGCTGATTTAACATGAGGTTTAGAAGAAGTATATCCTCTTTCAAAAGCTCCCCATAATAATCTGCGGGCTACAGGTTTAAGTCCGCTAGTTGCGTCTGGGATTGCACGATCTGTATTAACCGCAACAGCATATTCAATAAAATTTGTACTTAATTCATTTAATAAATCATTATTCTGCATTATATACTCCCCCTTCCGCACTATGAGCTTTTATAAAATCTTTACGAGGAATAACTTTTGTTCCCATTAAGTCTTCAAAAAGCTGATCTGCCGCCTCAATATCATCAACAGTAATTTGTTTAATAATTCTATTATTTGGATCTGTTAATGTTTCTTCAGTCTCGTCTACATCCATTTCACCAAGACCTTTCATACGATTAACAGTATATTTTTTATCTCCAATAGTCTTTTTAAAATGTTCTAATTCTTCATCATTTTTAATATATTTATATTCTTTACCTATTGTAACCTTATATAATGGTGGAACACCTGCATATACATACCCATCTTCAATTAATTGAGGACAAAAGTTCCATATAAAAGTATAGAATAAGTTTTTGATATGGGCGCCATCTACATCTGCGTCACTTTCAATTATAATCTTTCCGTAACGAAGACTATTTTTATCATAAGTAACTGTCATTGTTTTAGTATCAATATATAAACCAAAAGCATCAATCATTGTCATTATTTCTGCATTTTTTTGAATTTGTGCAAGTGTAGCTTTTTGACAATTTAATATTTTACCTCGAACTGGCATTACAGCCTGGAATTCATTATTACGAGCTGATTTTAAGTTTCCTGAAGCTGAATCTCCTTCGGTTACATATATTTCACACTTACTTCTATCTTTTGAATAACAATCAGCAAGTTTACTATCAAATTTTAATGCTTTTTCTTTCTTTTTATTGTTTTCTCTAACTCTCTCTCTTGCGGATTTAGCTGCTTCTCTAGCTTTACGAGCGGCTGCCGCTTTATCAAATATTATTTTTATTTCTTTTTCATTATTAATTAACCAATATTGTAAATTAGTTGCAATAATATTTGAAAAATTACTCATATCTAATTTTGTTACAGTTGATTTAACTTGAGCGTCATATGCAACATCAGGAGCGGTCATATTAAATACTATATACATTCCCTCTTGTATATCGTCTCCAGTTAAATTTTCATCTTTATCTTTTAACCATTTTTTATCTCTAAAGAATTTATTAAATTCTCTTGTAATAATCGTTTTTACTTGAGTTATATGAGGTCCTTTTTCTGTTAAACCAGTATTAACATATGGAACAAGAGTAAGTGAATAATTAGAAGTGTAAGTTAATACCATATCTAATTTTTCTTTACCTTCTGCATATTTCATATCAAATCTATTAGTAATAATTTCTTTATTTTTAACAGCTTCATCTACTAAATCATTAAGTCCATTTTCTGAATAGTAAGATACCATTACTTTATCTATTGTTAAATTAATTCTTAGTCCTGGACATAAACAACTTATTGTATTTAATAATGATTTAATTTTACCTTCTTCTACTGAAGTATGTGTAAAAAATTCTTCACTTGGTTTCCATTTAACAAGAGTTCCAGATTTTTCAGTTGTATCTTTTACTTCTCTATTTTCAAAAATGCCTTCTTTAAATCTTACTTTTTCACATTTTTTATCCCTATATGTTTCTACTTCTAACCAATGTGATAAATAAGTAGTAATTTTTGAACCAATACCAAATGAACCTAAAGATGTTCCTTCGTAAGTTCCATCTGAACGATATTTACCTGAAGTATTTAATACACTAAAAGCAGCTTCAAGAATTGTTTTTCCGTCTTCACGAATTTCATTAACTAAGAAACCTTGACCATAGTCACGAACTTCAATAATAGTATCATTATCTTTATTGTTTATTTTAATATCTATTTCATTTCCGTGACCCAATCTAAATTCATCAACAGCATTAGAAACTATTTCAACTAATAATTGAGTTGAATATGTAGTATCACCTGCATATACACCTGGTTTTAAACGGGTAAATTCTAAGTCATCTAATGATTCGATTGAGTCTTTAGTATAAAGTTTTTTATTTTCCATTTCTTTCTCCTTTCTAAAAATTCTTCTATTATAATTATATTAAAATTTTCCTCTAAAATCAAAAAATTACTCTATCTCAAGAGTAATATCATTTTCTTTAATAATTTTAACTAATTTTGTTGCAATTCCGCTTTTTTCTGCAACAGCATAAGCATCAGCTAATTCATTTCCTAGTTCATTATTATGTCCAGCTACTTTATATACTCCATAATTTGGAAAATCTTTTATTACATATTCATATAGTTGTTTTATTAAATCTAAGTTTTTAACTTCTTCTTTTGAACTATTTATTCAATTATTATTAGCTCAATTAAATATTCATTCATTAAAAGTATTTACTACGTAAGCACTATCGCTATATATAGTTACATCACAATTTTTATATTTTGTAGTTGCTAATTTAAGAGCCATAAGTAATGCTTTTAATTCCATTCTATTATTAGTTGTTTCGCGGCGATCTGGATCATCTTTTCCAGTATACGCGTCTTTGATAGCATTGGCGGCCGCATCATAATTAATACAACTTCAACCACCTATACCTGGATTGCCGCTACAAGCTCCATCTACATAAAGACAAACCCTTTGTTTTTTCATTTTTATCAACTCCTTAAAAGAAAAAGCCAACTATTTGCTGGCTTTTGATTTCTTATTTTGTATATGTTCTATTGCTTTTTCCTGTTCTTCTCTATAATTTTTCATTGTGTTATATAAGCCTACTTTTACACTTTCAATTTGTTGTTCTCATTTTTCTAAAATATCTTTTTTAATATAATATTGTTTTCTTAAATAACGGGCTTCATGACAATTTTTATCATAATCATTTAATTTTTCCATTCCATTAATTATTTCTTCAAGTGTTTTTACCTTTATTTTTAATAATTTTATTTTTTCTTTACCATATTTTATCATAGCACGCATTTCCGCATACTTACAACCTTGAAAAATAGATTTTATATCTCTATCTTCTTCATGTAAAGTAGATTTTCCTGTAAAAACTCCCAAATCAGTATCAATAATAACTGTAGATATTCCAGATTCTTGATCGAACATTGAATCAATTAGTTTTCATTTCATATTTTATCACCAATTATATTATAAGAAAAAAATTAGAAAATATCAAATTAATCTAATTCTTCTATCTTTATTATTCTATATTCGCAATCTATTCCTAATCCATATATTTCTTTACATTCTTTTAAAGATGAACAAATGCATTCTTGTTCATTCCAATTTGGATAAGAATAATCATCACGATATTCAAATGTAATTTTTAACATATCATACACCTCCTATTTTTTAGGTTTATGAGGACAATTTGCACTATTATTACTATTCCAACATTTTCCATTTATATTGTATTGACATTTTAGACAAGTGCAACTTGACATATTTTCTCTTTGTCCATCTACAAACCTACCTAATTCAAACTCTTTTTTAAAATCTTCATAAGTATAACCACCACTATCTCTTATCTCTGCATGATTTACTTCTTTATTACAATATATACAAAATAACTTTTTTAAATGTCCACTTTCTCTTTGTTGTCCTGCTTTTCTCATTAAAGGTATTCCTTCATTCCCGCATTGTGTACAATAAAATCTACTTTGAGTCATTTTCATCCAGTTCATTCCTCCTTCCTTTTAAAACTTTTTCCTTATATAAATATTATATAATAAAAAAGAAAACAAATCAACAAAAACTTTTTTGTTTAAATTGATTGTTTCCTTAATTAATTATAGAATTAAAATTTTTATTTTGTCAATTATTCAACAGTAATTGGGGTATATCTTTCTGATAAAAGTTTGTCTAACATAAGTTGGTATCCAGTTATACCTTTGCATACTTGTTCAAATATAACAGGGCTAGCTCCAGATACAAATGATACATCGTCTCCGCTATCTAATATAGTATTATGTCTAGCATCAACATTCCAATAAACTAGTTTTGGAAGTTTTAATCCGGCTTTACGCCAATCTTCTCTAATTTTTTCCATTTCTGTTGCGGCTGTTTCAGTTGTCCACCCTTTAAATTGATTTTGTTTATCCCACCAATTATATCCACTTGCCCCACTGTCTATTTCCATATCAGAAATTACAACAATGGTATCTGGCATATCTTTAATGGCATTGAAATCATTTAAAGCAGTTTCTTTTAATAAATCAAATACAGCACATAAATTAGTATTATCTACTAAATTTGTTTCATATATTCTTCTAACTTTATCTGCAAAATCTACTCCTTGTATTTTTATAAGTTGTGGGCGTGAAGCAAATGAGATATAATGGTCTTTAAATGGGCCTTTACATCTTTCTGCGGCATATATACCAAGTGAAATTGCAATATTTATTGGCGCAGATGCAGAACTTCCAGTCATTGATCCAGATGTATCTACTACACACATAATAGATTGGTTATTTCCGCCATCTAAATAATCAGGTAGGTTATTCCAATATTTTTCAACTGTTTCCCTTTCTAAATTAGTCATATCTATATCGCTATTCCAATAGTTAAGTTTATTTACAACTTGAGAAACTATTTCATATGGATATAAAGTTTTTGCATTTACTTTTGTGTTTTTTGATTCAATAAAATCTTTATATCTTAATAAATCTCTTCTTGCAAAAGCATTTTTATAAATTAATCCTGCTTTAGATGGTATTTTATCAAATTCAATTTCTTCCCATCTATTATCAGACATTAATCTTTCAACTACTTTTATTCTTTCTCTTAAAATCGCTAATTGTTTTCTATATTCTCTATGTGTTAATCCAAGACACTCTCTAATTTTATTAGCCATGTGTCTAGTTTCATAACTTGTTGTATTTTCTGATGGTAGCCATTTTGCTAATAAACTTGGAGTTTTTGAATCTAGATCTAGAGCTAATTGGTCTTCAACAATAGCCATAGCATTTCTCCAACATTGAGTATCTTCAGTTGCGTACCATAAATCATCATATCTACCATATTCAGGTAAATATTGAGTTAATTTTCTTCCATCTTCTGGGTGTTCTTTACATAACCATTTAAAACATATACGGAAGAATCTTCTTTCTCCTTGTCCACCTCTTACATCTCTTAAGTAGAATAAACATTTTAAAGCAAGGTTTTTATTTTCTTCATAAGCATTTTTGAATAATAAAATTGAATCTACTTCGCTACGATTACGATAAGCTCCTCCTAATGCAAACATATCATATAAGTCTGAATTAGTTGTTTTTCTTTTTATCCCACCATTTTCAGTAAGACCAATATTAGTTGCTTGTTTTAAATTATTTAAAAAAGCATTTTCCATATTAAAACCTTTACATCTTTATCAAGATGCCCTTTCTTTTATATTGTATAATAATTATATAATAATTTTTTATATTATGCAAAGTTATGTGCGGGGACCTCGGTCTATTCCGCTATAACTTGAGACCTATGCCATATACACCGGCCGCCGCATGTCTTATCCTTATTAATATATACACGCGTGTGCGTGATTATAACAAAAAATTTTTATATAGTCAAATGATTTTGCTATTGATATTTTATAAAAAATATTATATAATTAAATAAAGAAAAGGAAAGGTGATAAATATGGAAAGAGAAAAAGAATTATTAGAAATAAAAAAAGTTATGACAGATAGTATAGATTATGCTAGATGTGGATTATTTGATTGTAGAAATTTAGTAAATGATCCAATGACTAATATTTATAAAGGAAAATATTTTACTTTGGATATTTGTTATCAATATGAATATTTTGAAGTATTTGGTATGACATATGAAGAATTTAAAGATTTATATGATTTTTATAAAAATTTAGTATTAGATATATTAAAAGAGGAGGAATAAGATATGTTGATGACAGTTTTAAAATGGTATTTAATTTTATTATATGGCGGGGCTGCATTTTTTGACATATGCAGAAATGTTGAAGATGGAAAGTCTTATGGAACGATATTATTTGCAGTTTGTGTATCTTACGTTCCTTTAATATATTATTTAATAGTTAAATAGGAGGGTTTTATGAGAGATAAGCAAGATTTTATAGATGAACACTTAGATGAACATTATCATTGTTTAATATGTGAAGAGTCTTATTCAACAAAAGAAAAAGCAGAAAAATGTTTTAAAGAACATAATGAAATTGAACATTTAAGATGGGTAACTAGAGAAGTTTGTTGGATGAAGAGTTATTTATATGATTTATTAGCACATATAGATTATATTGATGAAAAATATGATATAGATAATGATAAAATTATTAAAGATAAAAGATATGCTTTTACGTTCAAATTATTAGAATTACCTGAAGGTTGCCATTATCTAAATATTGACCAAGAAACAAGGTCTATTAAAGTATATGCTGAGACATATGAAGATGCTATTGAAAAGTTAAAAGAGATAAAAAATCCAGAAGTTCATTTTAAAATAATAAGTTATGATATTGAGGAGGCTAGATAATGTATAGGTTTCAATGTTATAGAAAAAATAAAATAGTTCTTCAAGGTTGGTGTGAAATTAATCCAGAGTTTTTCAGAGAAATGTTAAAAAATAAAATAATATTCTATGCACCTGAGAAAAATTGGAATAGTGCAACTGAAATAATTTGTCTTGATGCTTTTGATAAAATTGTAATTGATGGTTATCTATATGAAGATTTGTGTAATGAGTTAATGAAAAGAAAGGAGATTGATTGGGATGTTTAGATTTGAAAATCCGCTAGATCCAAGTAAAGATGGAATGAATCCTTTTATAGACGGTATTAGATTTCATATTCGTAATAGTGAAGGAATAAAAGAAAGAATATTATCTAATCTTGATTATTATGTTGCTATTGCTCATGAAGATGACAGTGCAATGGATATTTTAGATAGAATATTGGCTAATTATAGATGTCAATCAGACGAATTGACTATTGCAGATGAACATGAAATATTAGAGGCAATTCAATCAAAAATGTCTTGGATAGGGTAGAATTATTTGAGAAAAGAAAAATTTTGTATTATAATATAAATATAAAAATGAAGGAGGAAAAAGTAAAATGAACGAAAAGAAAATGACAAAGAAAGAATATTTTAATGAATTAAAAAGTTTAGTTGAAAAAGCAGAAAGTGAAATTAAAGGAGAATTAATCTACTTCATTGAAGCACAAATTGCATCTATTGACAACAAAGCTGAAAAAGCAAAAGAAAGAGCAGCAGCTAAGAAAGCTGAAGGAGATGCATTAAGAGAAATGGTTAAATCAACTTTAACAAATGATTTACAAACAGCAGATGATATTTTTGCTAAATTAGATGGAGAAGATTTAACTATTGCAAAAGTAAGAGCTCGTTTAACACAATTAGTTAATCTAGGTGAGGCTGAAAAAGCTGATATTAAAACTGAAGATAATAGAACTAAAAAAGCATATAAATTAGCTTAATAACTAAATAAGAGGTCTTATACCTCTTTTTGTTTAGGAGGATATATGAAATATTGTATTAATTATAATAAGGAAAGCAGAATAATAGATAAAGTTGATGAAATAAATATTTTTTTAAGTAAAATAGAAAGTTTAGAAGCATTATCTCAATTCTGTGAAGAACATATAAAACAAAGAATTAATGTTTGTATTGAAGAACTAGATGAAACATTAGGAAATAAACAAGTAGAAAGTTTATTAGAGTTTCAAAAAGAACACCAAAATTATAATTTATATATAAGATTTCCAAATAAAAATGAAGAATTAGGAATATTACTTAATAAATATGAAAATGCAAAATTTTATTTTGATATAAAAGTAAATGATTGAGATAGAGTAATTGGTCTTATTGATTATGGAGTAAGTGATTTATTTATAGTAGAAGGTTTAGGTTTTGAATTAGATAAAATTGCTGAGGTTGCACATAATCATAATGTTCAAGTTAGAGTATTTCCTAATATAGTTCAATCTACTTGGAATGATTTAGATGATTTAAGAAAATTTTGAATTAGACCTGATGATATAGATTATTATAATCAATTTGTAGATGTATGTGAATTTTTTGGAAATGATGAAAAAAATGATATATGATATGGTATATATAAAAAAGATAAAAAGTGGTTTGGTGATTTAAAAGAAATAATTATAGGATTAAACACTACAATAGATAGTAGATATGTAGTTCCTAGATTTGTAAAGAAAAGAGTTAAGTGCGGCCGCGAGTGTCTTAAAGGCGGAAACTGTCAAATGTGTGATAGAATAATAGAATTATCTAAGAATTTGCAAGAGGCTGGCTTAATGATAACAATGGAAAAGAAGGGAGAAGAAGAAAATGGCCAGAGGTCAAGTGAGTAAGCAAATAATTGCTGATAAAATATTAAATACCTTTGAGGGAGCTTTTGCATATAACGATGGAAAAGAAATAAGAATTCCTTTATTAGAAGAAGGAGAACTAATTCAGGTTAAAGTTACATTAACAGCAGCTAAAGAAAATGTTAATCCTGGAGATGATAATGCAGTTCCTGGCGGAAATGTTTTACCAAAAGAAGATAATAATATAACTTTTAATAAGACAATAACAAATAAAGAAATAAAGCAAATAGAAGCTACAGATGGAGAAAAACAAAATGTAAAAGATTTATTAGCAGCTTTAGGTCTTTAATATTTAAAAGATAATAAATAAAAATAATATAATATTGATAACTTTTAAAAAATATTATATAATATAAATGTAAATATGAAATTAAGAAATTTTGTGAAACTAGGAGATGGGCGTGAGTCTGTATGATTTAAGGTTTAGCCTAGTGAATCAATGCTTCAAGTAGTATTTAAAATATCAATATTGATTAGGACTAAAGGCAATCGTTGAAAATTTGGTAAAGCCTTAACCTAAGTCCTCAATTAGTAAATTTTCAAACATATACAAGGGTTGAACTACCTCACTAATGTTAAATATTAGGGTTGCTAAAGTTAAGGTCGAACTGCAGAGACACCTGCTCCGATAAGGAAATGAATAAGTAAACAATTAGCTATTGAAGAAAAATAATTTCCATTATGTAGTAAAGTAGTTCATAAAGTAGAATTAGGAGACTTCCTAAGTATAT